ACACAACTTACACAGATGTTTATAGCGGACAAGAAGTTGGAGACTGGATATGGAAAGATGAAAATGGAGAAATAGTAGCTCACACTGATCTTGAGTTTAGAGAGCAAGTATTTACAGAGTTAATGAATAGATATAATGGTGAACAGTGGGAATTATTAGATCCTTGGGTAGAGATTGCTCCTATTATAGGTGCAGACTTCTATCATTACAAATCAAAGTTCTGGCTTCACGCATATGCTAACTATATACTACCAATGCATAAATACATTGAAGGAGATAAAGACTTTTCTTACTTAAATAGAAACAATTGGGGTAAGGGAGGATTAATAATAGATAATGAACCAGAACAATGGAATGATTACTCTGCAGGAATTAGTGTAGGATGGAAACTAAATAAACATCTAGGTGTATTTGCAGAAGGAGAGTATGCAAAAATGTGGGACAGTGAAATATATCAAACTACATTTGGAATCAACTATACTTTTAAATAATGGCAGAACAACCACCACAAATCGGAGAAGGAACTCAAGTAGTACTAGATCTTAAAACAATAGGTATCATAGTATCTTTTGTTATATCACTAACAACTGTATATTTCACTCTTAAATCTGACATAGCTCTAGCTATGGAAATGCCTAAGCCAGAAATATCAAAAACAGAATATGAATTAAAAGATGAACTTGTTAGACAAACAATTATGGACACACAAGAAGATGTAGAAATGTTGTTACAAAAGTTTGATAAAATGGAAGAGCGTATCTACGAACTAACCAAAGATCGATAATGAAATATTTTATCACATTAGTATTTTTACTTATATCAACTAGTGTGGTAGCACAAAACTATGTAACAGAAAAAGAATTTGACATAGTTATATCTGGTGCAAATGCATTCGGTGAAAACCATAGAATTGTTGTTATAGAAGTATGGGCTGAATTCAATCAAGCTAACGCATTTAAGGATTGGAAAAACCTTAAAGGAGCGAAATACCATCGATTAGACTTGTCTAAGGCACCTAATATAAAGAAAAGGTTTAGAATAAGAATGGTTCCCACTATACTAGTATTTCTAGATGGGTCAAAAGAATTAGAATATAAAGCTGGCTTGGATCTAATATGTCCTGTCACGTTACAAGAACTTAATAAAGACATAGAGGAACTGGATACAGCCTCTCAGTATTAACTTAAAATAAATGTTATGAAAAAAGTATTTAACAAAGTAAAAGATTGGATCGTTGCAAACGGTATTGAAGGAGTTGCTGGCCTTGGAGCTGGAGTAGGCCTTTGGATTTTTGGATATAAAATTTTTGCTGGCGTAGCTTTCGGAATTTTTATACATAAGAATTGGGATATAGCTAAGAACGCAGTAAAAGGAAAATTATGAAAGAAAGTTGTTGCTCCCCTAAAACACAATGTGCCTGTGGACAAACTCAAGACCCACAAGGACTATGTGATGGCTCTCATCTACAACTAAATACGTAGAGATGAGCTGGAAGAATATATTTAAAGATGATAACACATGGAATGAAAAGTCTATAGTAGGCTTTATCTCGTTCCTTATCATGGTGATTGTAATGATCGCTGATCTAGTGAGTGGTATTCTAGGCAAAGACCTGGTTATAAACGAGTTTGTTTATGATGCTTTTGTTCTACTCTCACTGGGCTGCTTTGGTATAGCCGGACTTGAAAAATTTGCAGGTAAGAAATAAAAACATTACATTCGTGACTTATGAGTTGTTATTCAAGAGAACAAATAGAAGAAACAATGGCCTTCAAAGGCTATAAGTACTTCGATGGTGATGGTGATTATGATGTAAATATTGTAGGAGTGAGAAACTCTGAAACAAAGAACAGAGTGACAAACGCCTTTGATGATTGCATGACACTCTCATACAAGGTGGATGGAGAATGGCACTTCCACTGTTATAAGTGTACAACAGATCCTGGAACACATTGGATGGCCAACCTTCTTAATGAGAAAGGTGTAGCTATACTTAAGCCCGGACAATACAGAGGTGCTTACAAAATTAGAAAGCATCAAGGTAAATATGATGCTCTTTGTCAAAGAGGTCCTGTTAAAGTGTATAGAGATAAAAACAAGGATCATGTATACGATCTTACAGAAGAACATGTGCACGAAGGTGTATTTGGTATAAACATACACAGAGCCACAGCTAAAAAAGGTGGTAAATCATGGCGTGTAGATAAATGGTCAGCTGGTTGTCAGGTGATTGCTGCTAATGATGATTGGAAAGAATTTCTGGATATCTGCAAAAAGTCTGCAGCTATATGGGGAAATAAGTTTTCTTACACTCTAATAGAGTCAAATGATATAGTATGATAACAGTACTTAAATGGATAAAATATCAATGGTTTGGTGTTCTTATAATTATTGTTCTATTATTTCTACAATATAAAGCTAGTCAAGAGATTGAGCTTTACAAATTAAAACTAAAAGAAATCGATAAACAGATAGAAGTTTACAAGATAAAGGATGAGCAACTACAAATAAAGATAGATAGTTTAAGTTCTTTAGATGTAAAGGTGGTGGAGAAGATACGAACCATAAAAGAAAAAGAATATGTTCAACTTAAAGTGGTTGATTCTATGCCTATTAGTGAGCTTCAAGAGTTTTTCACAGATAGATACTCCGGTAGTAATTCTAACTGAGGACCAAGCTAGACTAGTAGTAAAGGATCTAATACAATTTGACAATCTAAAACTTATAACTAAACAACTAGAAGATAGAATTTATCTTTTTGAACAAAAAGAAATAGATTTTATCTCACGACTTAAGACCAAAGATAATATCATTTCTTCTCAAGTAGAATATATATCAACTCAAGATGAGGTTATAAAGGCCAAAAAGAAGTTAAACTTCGGAGGCTATATAGGAGTTCAGACATATCAAGTAACCTTAAACGACCCTATGTTATTTGGGGAAGTTACATTGGGTTTAAATAAAATAGATATAGGAGCTAGAATCTTTGTACAACCTAATAACCCTAGTGGTTTTGGTATTGTAGTGAGATATAAGATCTTCTAACTAAACTGATTATTTTAATTTCACGATATGTTGAAATTATTCGTATAATATTAATAAATTTGTTTATATAAACAATTAAAAGAATTAACATGGCAATACCAAATAAACAACAAGGATGGGGACCAGTTGAAAGACTTCTTTGGCAGATCTCTAAGCAGTTAGACCGTCTTATCAATGTAACAGGAAAGTGTAATCAATGCACTACAACAACAACTACAACAGCAGCTATTTCATTCCCTGCTGGACAGATTTCTGTAGCAAGTGATGTAGCAGATGCATGTGCATTAACGCTAGACACAGTCGTATATCTAGACTTAGCAAGTGGTCCTGCTATAGCCGTTGGTGACATTATATTTAATGATGCAGCAGGAACTAATCCATATGATGGAAGTGGTCCAGATTATCAGAGAGTAGAAAGTACTGATGGTCAAGACTGGAATGTACAAGTTGGAGTTGATGGACAAATTGACTCAGCAACATTGTGTGCATAACTTAAACTAATAAACCAACAACTACATAATGAAAGAACTAAAATACGTCTGTGCTCAACCAGATGATACTTATTACACATGGCAAGTCCATATGTGGTTAGAGAGTCTGAAGAAGCAAGGTAAAGTACAAGATGCAATTGTATTAGTGTACACACCTCAAAAAAGAATGTTCAACGACAAGTGGAAGAAGATACAAGATCTGTATCCAGAAGCTGAGTTTAACTTCTATAAAGATGAAGAAGGTGATTTAGGTAAACTTATTCCTATATACATACCAATATTAAGACCTTGGTTATTATGGAAGTATTGGTCAGAGCATCCAGAGATGAAAGATCATTCTATATTCTACTGTGATTCTGATATACTATGGACAGATAAGTTTAACATTGATGACTTTGTACAAGATGATGTATGTTATCTTTCAGATACGAATAGCTATATAAATGCAAAATACTTTGATAGTAAGGTTAACCAAGTGTTACCAGAGAAACTAGAAGAGTATAAGACTAGAGATATACTTGCTGAAATAGGAAGTGTAGTTGGCATAAGTAGAGAGGTTGCTGAGAAGCACAATGATCACTCAGGAGGTGCACAGTATCTAATTAAGAACATAGATGCTGCTTTCTGGAGTAAGGTGATGAATGATTGTATATTAATCAGGACTTACCTTCAAGGAATTAATAGAGAGTTCTTTAAAGACGAGAATGCTGGATATCAATCATGGTGTGCAGATATGTGGTCAGTGTTATGGAACCTTTGGGTAAGAGATAAAGAGGTCAAAGTAATTCCAGAAATGGGATTCTGCTGGGGACCAGACCCAATAACTAAATTAGAAACCCACCCTATATATCACAATGCAGGTATTGTAGGTACAGAGCAGGGAGGTTATCCTTGTTTCTATAAGGGTAAATATCATGCAGGATCAGACCCTATGGTGGATCCTCACTTAGACGTTGTACTAAACAACGAACAAAGTATGAAGCACTGCACAGGATACTATGCAGGCAAATTACATGAATTGAAAATTAAATATAACCTAACTTACTAACCCTTTAAAACAAAAACAAATGGGAAGCATTAATAAAAGACCGTTAAACGCGTACGTCAGATATGATGGATCTGGACGTGTAGTAGCTGGTTCTCTTGTATTACGCAGGAAGATACCAAAAGTTGGAAACTGGAAGGAATTACCACAAAATATAGCATATGAGTGCTGTTATCCTACCACTACCACAACATCAACAACAGCAATAGTATATCCTGCAGGTCAGGTATCGTCTGCTTCAGATGCAAGTAATGCATGTGCATTAACATTAGATACAGTCGTGTACTTAAAACTAGCTACAGCTAACGTAGTAGCAGTTGGAAGTATTGTATACAATGATGCAGCTGGATTAAATCCTTTCGATGGAAGTGGTGCAGCTCACAGAGTAGAAGCACCAGATGGTCAAGATTGGAATGCAGTGATTGGCGTAGATGGAGCTGTTACAGCAACGAATTTATGTGCATAAACTAAACTATATAGCTCAGGGACCTAATGTCCCTGGGTTTATATATTACATAATGGAGATACAAAGAAAATTCTTTCCTGAAATAATGCGTGAGAACGACAAAGCTTACTTTGCTCACCTAGAAGGACTTATTGACTCTGTTGACGAATACTCTAGTATGCAAATTACTAAGAGTGGTGAAGCTTATATCTTTAGAATTGCTCCTAGCATGCCTAAGTATGGCGAGTCACTATTACAAGAGATATTAAGACTTCATAATATGTTTAAAATCAGGCTAGATTTATCCAAAAGCATAAAGTCCTCAGGGACTATAGTTTTCAGAATAAATTTGGAAGATGATTAAAAATATATTACATTTGTTCTTATAATAACTTTAAAAATCAAATAAAATGGCAGATTACAATCCTAACAGCAGGTACACATGGAAACCTGAGGACAAATTCGAGATTACTGGACAACAGTTCGGTTTAATATTAAACATGGTTAGACAACATTTATCAACAGAAGAAGCTGGTAAATTTATGTTAATGCAACAAACTAATGATGTAATTGAAAGCATCATGAAAGAAGGTGTAGAAAAGGGTGTCATTGTTGATGCACCAGAACCTGAAACACCAGTAGTTGCTCCTGCATTGGAACCGGTGAAATAAAAACTTATGGCTGAAAAAGCTAAAAAAGGAATGATTAAACGTAAGGATGGATCCTATAGCAAAAGAGGGCTATGGGATAACATCCGTGCTAATAAAGGTAGTGGTAGAAAGCCCACCAAAGCTATGTTAAAGCAAGAAAAAAAGATCAAAGCAAAAACAAAAAAGAAGAGGGGCACTAAAAAGAAGAAATAACTTAATTCTAATAAATATGCCACGTGTAAAAAAGAAAGCTGTTAAGAAATCCCAATATGGTTCTAACATGGCAGCTGGAGCTAAGAAGCTCAAGAAAGGTGGAAAATCCAAGAAGAACTGGATTCAAGGTGTAAACAAGTCCATCAAGAAAAGAGGAACCAAAGGTAAGTGTACTCCTATTACTAAGAAAGGATGTACCGGTAGGGCCAAAGCTCTTGCGAAGACATTTAAAAAAATGGCTAAGAAACGTAAGAAGAAATAGCAATGCCTCGCAAAAAAGCAAAAGCAATTCGTAAAACCACTGGTAAAGGTGGCAATTATAGAAAGACTAAATCTGGTGCTGGGATGACTAAAAAAGGAGTCAAGGCATACAGGAAGGCTAACCCTGGCAGTAAACTTAAGACTGCAGTAACAGGGAAAGTTAAAAAGGGGAGCAAATCAGCTAAAAGACGTAAGTCTTATTGTGCAAGAAGTTTGGGGCAGTTAAAACGCAGTAGTGCGAAAACTAAAAATGATCCTAATTCTAGAATAAGACAAGCTAGAAGAAGGTGGAAATGTTAATTAACCTCAAATAATCTAAATACAATGGGAACAAAAAAAGGAATGGTACGTAAAACAGCTCGTAACGCTTATGTAAAGAAAGCTAAGAGTGGAGTAAAAAAAGCAAGAAACTCTGCTCGTATGAATAGACTAGAAGAACTAGGTCGTATTGATGCTGAGAAGAAAAACAAAAACAGAATGGCTGAAAAGCGTAGAGTTGTAAGAGAACTAAATGCTAAGAAAGGTAAGAAAGTAGTTAAGAAAGCTGGTTACGGTATGAGGAAAGCTAAATCTGGATTAAAGAAACCTAAGTCTTCACAAAAAGGGCTTAAAGCACTACCTAAAGCTGTACGTAATAAAATGAACTATGCTAAAAAAGGTGGATCTACACGTAAGTGTAAGTCAGGCTGTAAATAGTGATCTTAGGAGGATTCGAACCTCCAACCTCTTCATTCGTAGTGAAGTGCTCTATCCAATTAAGCTATAAGACCGATTAGAATATAAACTTGTAAAGGGTGCTCCATATTACATACGTAATAAGTAATATTAACATCCACACGGATATTTTTAACATTTGATCTTTTGGGTTTTCTGGACTCATACTTTCATAACATTTTTATAAGCTTCTTCATAAACACTTTGTAGAGGTTTATGAGGGTGCTCGTTTCTAATTCTAGTTACTTCTCTAAACAAAGAACTTCTTTGTCCGTGCTCTTCAGCACCATATACAATATCTTCTATACTCATATTCCATCGTTTACTAGTCTAGTGCCCCAGGTTGATATTCCTGCAGCATAGTCTAAATAATGTTTCCATTCATAATCAATATTCTCTTTAGTAAGATACCAAGGTTTGTGTTTTATAGTGTAAGGTCTATCTAATCTTACAGCATCATATCTAAATGATATGTTCTGTCTATATAATGCAAAAGTAGTGTCTATATTAGAATCCCATCCATGTGAATGTCTTTTCTTCCAGAACTGACTTTCGTGAGCATAAGCTTCCTTACCTATCTTACTGTCCGGTAAATCATTAATCTCTAATGAAAATCCTATCTTATCTACTTTAGCAGCTAGCATCTTATCTAACCAGTCATCTGGTACGCCATCATATGTACAATCAGGATCTGTTACTATGAAATAGTCTCCACTTCGTAAATCTTTATATTTAGAATTCCAAGCATAATGTGGGCCGTTATTAGTAGGAGAGTAATGAATTGTTTCTGGTATAGATTTATAGTAATCTAGTAAAGGAGTATAAGTAGATTTTTGATCTAATATATGAATCTCATTTACCCTGTCCTCTTTTCTTAAGAACTCTATAGTACTCTTTAAAGTAGTTAAAAGGTTTCTATTAACTATTATTGCTTTTATTAACATAATCTTTTAACATTTGTTTGTAATCATGTTTCCATGTAGGAACTAAATGTATATCTCCTGTAGGAATGTTACCAGCTTTACGCTGTGATTCTACATGAGCACTGTGACGTTTAATGATATCAGGTCTTGATCCATCATCTGTACCCATACCGGATTGATGATAACCTCTACCTCCCCACATATAAAACCACGAAGCTTCACTGTCTGGCATTTTAACGTCCACCTTACCTCCTAATGCATGTATTCTATTAGTTAGTGTCATATCACCTCCTGCGTTCTCTAGAGGGCTTTTACCTATTCTTTCCCATACATCTTTACTGTATACTATACCTGAGTTACCAACACCCATTATACTTGTAATGTTAGGTTCGTTGTAATATATACCGGTCTCCCAGTGAATAATATTAGTATCCTTCTTCCAGTGTCTAGCTATGTTGTTTAGATGATTAGGTAAGGCCACATCATCATCATCCCAAACAGCAATAAGAGGACCTTTACATCTTTCAATAGCATAGTTCTCCTTTTCACCTATAAGAGGGAAAGTTTCATCAAGATTATATATTGTGACTTGTGGGTGAGGGTAATGTAACTTCTGAAGAGGGTAGTCATTAACTATTATTAGCTCGCACTTATCTTTTGGATAGTCCTGAAGTAGGAAACTATGTAAAGATTCTACTAATAAATCTGTTCTTCCATAAGTTATACACTTACAAGAAATAAAAGGCAACTCCTTGTTTTCTATAACATGAGCTGCCTCTGTTCCTGATATTATTTCATAACTCATTACCAAACATGGATAATGTCAAATGGAGAAAGAAGTAAAACTTCTTGATCATCTGTAAGGGGAATTAAGAGTGCGTCTTTTAATTGCCCTGGGTCTACTAAGACCTCATCTCCAGCTTTGAATGTTGATACTAAATCTCCAACATCATAGACTTTTAATCTAGACATCTTCTTTAACATTTCTCTCTGCAGTGCTTCTTTAGTGTTAGCATCTACTTCAAGTTTACTTTTCTTTCTTTCAGGTACCTCTACATATACACGGTTACCTAATAACTTTTTATATGGTTTTTTCATGAGTCTATATTTGTTAGTTTTTCAAATCTTACTTTATCATCACCTGTTAGATAAGCTTCTGTTTGAAACACTTCAACTTTCTTTTTTGTACCAATCACTTTGTTGGTCTTGGTGTTGATGTTAGGTACTTCTGTAATACGCTCATGCATATCATCTAAGAGTACAACAATTATATCAGATGATGTTTGTACACTTCTGATTACTTTGTTTAAATTAATACTGTCTAAGAACTCTGCATATTCAACAGGGTCTGTATCTTCTATAGCTTCCTTTCGCGTATAGAAGAATTGGTTTTTAGTGTAACTCATATTTTTTTAATAGTTTGGTTCTAAGTTGGTTAATAATATCAAATTTATATATATCTGACTCTACGTCAGCATGTTCATCTGTTGTCAAAAGTATAATATTTTCTTCATCCATCCTAACATCAGGATATTTATTTTTAGGTAGTATGTGATGAAAGAACACACTTAATGGTTCTTTTCCTAGCCACTTACCACTAATTTCAGAAGTATGTGGTCTCTTCTTCCATATATTTATAAAGAATAAATGGTCTTTGTTAGGAGAAGACGCTCCCTTAGGCTTATGTGACCTAAGGGTTGTCCCCCTCTTAGCTGCGAGATGAGATACAGCTAATGGTTTTCTAGGCTTATGCCTAAAACAATATTCACTTTCGCTTGATGTACCACAAACCTTACAGTTCATCTGGTAAATCAAATAGTCCAGCTGTAAGTTCTGTAGGACTCACAACTTCTACTTCTTTAATAGTATCAGTAGTTTCCACTATGGGAGACTCTTCTTCTTCTACTTCTTCTACACCTTTAATAGCTGTAATGATTTTATGTTTTAAATCATTGTAAAAGATTTCATCATTACGTACCATATCTTTAAACTCTTCAAGATCATGCTTAACACCATCTACCGTCATAGTCTTACCATACTTTCTACCTAACTCATAATCATTAAGTAATTGCATCATCTCTCCAACTTTATCAATACCTACACCATATAGAACTTCAAAGTCTGATAACACATAAGGAGGATTCATCTTATTCTTGATAGCTCGCACCTTAGTAATATTACCATACACTTCTCCAGCTTCTTTAGCTAATGACTTACTAACTTCTATTCTTACATCAGAATAAAACTTTAGTGCATGACCACCTTGTGTAGTTGTAGGGTTACCAAACATAACTCCTATCTTTTCTCTGTATTGAGATACTATTATAACACATGTCTTAGTATTATGTGCCATAGATTTAATCTTAGGATATGCACTACTGTTAAGTCGTGCTTTTTTACCTATTGCATGCTCACCAACAGCACCGTCTAGTACTGCTTTAGGTATAAGTGATGAATCAGAATCTATAATGATTAGATCTACATCACCTGTTTGCATTAACTCTACTGCAATGTTGAAACCTTCTTCACCACAGGATGGTTGTGCAATCATCATAGTGTCAGTATCTACACCTAAAGAATTAAAGTAGTTTGTATCAACAGCATGTTCACCGTCAATATATACCACTTTACCTCCATTAGATTGACAGCTAGCTACAGCATGTCCACATATAGTAGACTTACCTGTACCTTCCCAACCCATGAGTTCATACATTTTACCCTTCACAAATCCTCCTACGCCTAATGTTTTCCAGTCAAAACCTATAGATCCTGTGCTGATTGCATCGTACGTCCCCTCAGACTTACTCCCTAATGATAATACAGTTCCCTTACCGTATTGTTTGTTTAATCTTTCTAGTGCATCTTCAAAAGTGTTTGCACCATCTGCCGTTTTTGTGACTTTTTTTGCCATATTTAATTGTTTTAAGTTATATGTAAATATACGAATATTCTTGCTAATTATAAACAAAAAAAGCCCTGGATTTACACCCAAGGCTCTTCTTCTACAATTAAAAAACAGAACAGAAATACTTAATTCAAAAATCATCAGAAAACCACAAAGGGTCCTCTTTCTAGGGTTAGTTGTTTTTAAAGTGGACCCTTCCACCTCTTTCTGATTCAAATATACAACTAGTATATGAACCAACCAAAACAATTCTAACCTTCTCGATGAAGTTTTTTAACTAAGTTAGTTAGCCTTCACAGCTTGCACACTCTAAAATATTACGTGCAAACGCTTGAGCTGAACTCTGACTGAACTGATAATATAGTGTTTTAATTCCCTGCTCGTGAGCAAATAGATACAATTGATTTATATCTTTTGCCGGTACACTAGGATCTATCATTAAGTTTAAACTTTGTGACTGATCAATGTACTTTTGACGACTAGCAGCTTGGATGATTATCTCTTTTGGACTAATCTCTATAAAAGACTTGAACACAGACTTAGTAGGAAAGTTAAGATGTTGTACTGATCCGTCCTTCTTTAATATACTGTCCCAAGTTTCTTTATTATTAAGCTCATACTTATCTAACTCTTTAATAAGGAATGGATTCTTATACACTGTCTTAGACTTAGCAAGATCCTTTATAAAGTAGTTGGACTTAATTGGCTCAATACCCATAGATACTGCACCGTGTATAAATGAACTAGATTTAGTTGGTGCTATAGCCATTAATGTAGTGTTAGCATAACCTTCTCTAATTGATGTATATCCTTTTGCTTCATGTAACCATCTAGATGCTTCTTCTGTTCGCTCCTTAATAGTTTTAAAGATCTTAGTGTTAATCATCTTAGCTTCCATAGATTCAAACTCTATAAGCTTAGACTGTAAATAGGAATGATATCCTAAAGCTCCTACACCAATTGCTCTGTGTTGTGAAGCAAACCTCCATGCTCTTTTCATACCTGGCATATACTCTGCCTTCTGTATGAACTCATTCATCACTGCATTAAGAAACTTAGTATAAATCTCTATTGCATCAGTCTCTACTAACTCGTCCCAATGAAGAAGATTAATAGATCCTAAACAACAAACAAAGCTATTAAAGCTGTCTGTTGGTAATTGAATCTCTGAGCATAAATTAGATGCTGTTATCTTATATCCATAGTCTTTGTAGGGTGTGTTGTTATTGGAGTTGTCATAGAACATAATATAAGGAAATCCAAACTCATTACGTTGTTGAATAATCTTAGCCCATATCTTACGCTTCTCTTGGTGTCCACCTTTCATAGACTTTAACCAGGCATCAGTAACTGTAATACCATACTGTAAATTCTGTATAGGATTACCCTCAGTACCTATGTCTAGAAACTCTTCTATATCTTTGTGCTCAACCGGTAGATAAACTGCACAGGCACCTCTTCTGGCTTCTGATTGTTTACATACGTCAACTACAGTATTGTAGATTCTTGCATAGTGAACTGGTCCATCAGCCTTTCCTCCTGTACTAATAGCTCCTCCCCTTGGTCTTATGTTACCAAGAAAGGCACTTGTACCTCCTCCGTACTTAGACATCATACCTATCTCACGTCCTGCATTTAATATACTATCTAGGTTATCATCTACATTAGACCCATAGCAGCTGATAGGTAGGCCCTTTCGTTTTCCAAAGTTAATCCAGACTGGAGTTGATAAACTATAAAACCCTCTAGCCATGTAGTCTTCAAACTTAGCAGCAAATCCTGTCTCGTCTAAATACTTCTCAGCTATGTTAGCAATGTCTCTTATACGTTGCTCTGGTGTTTCTGTTATATATCCTCTAGATAAAAACTTTCTACTGTCTTGATTAAGCCAGTAGTATCTTGTGTGTTCCATATTGGTTTATTTATATTGTTCTGTTTCTTCTTGAATTATCCCACATTACTTTTTTAGACTGCCCTAAAATTCTATATCTAGAAACTCTGTTATTAAGGCTTGCTCGTTCTGAATTCAATTGGGTGTTTCCGTTATTTGATTTTTCTGTACTCATTTTAAAATAGATCATCTGATGTTATACTCTTACTTTTCTTATTGTAGTCTACAGACTTTTTATAGAAGAAATCTCCTTCTTTTGTTGCAGTAATTTCTACATCAAACCATTGTGTTGATTCTAATAATGATTGATCTACATCAAAGATTGAGTCCATACCAATTTTATTCAAAGAGTTATTGAACCTATTCATTACAAAATGTTGTATAGTTTCTTTAGGTAAGAAATCTAGTTCACCTTGCTCAAAAATCCAGTCTAGTATATCACACTCAGCTACATAAGCTTTCTTACATGCTGAGTATATTAAGTCTTTGAATTCTTCATCAAACCATTCAGGATTCTCTTTCTTGATAATGTTAATTAACTCTGCTCCAAAGTTACCATGTATCTCTTCTTCTTTACTAGTAGCTTCTACAACGTTAGATATACCCTTGAATACATTTCTATCTTTGTTAAAGCTCATCATAATTAAGAACTGACTGAACAAACTTACGTGCTCTATAAATAAAGAGAATAACAATACAGACTTAGTGTACATCTTATTATCTTTAGATCTAGTTCCATCTAAGTACTTCTTTAGATACTTAATCCTGCCTGCAATTGCTGGCACCTCTACTACATTTTGAAACTCTTTTTCTAAGCCAAGTATTCGCATTAGTCTAGCATATGCATCTTTGTGTCTTACTTCTGACTCTGCAAACGTAAATCCTACATCACCTATTTCTGTAATGGGCATTCGTTTATACAAATCACCCCAGAATGTTTTTACATTAACTTCTATTTGTGCAATAGCTAACATAGTCTTCTTTATAACATCACGTTCTTGATCTGTAATAGTTATCTTGAAGTCTTGTATATCTTCAGTAAAGTTAAACTCTGTATCAATCCAATACGAGTGTCTGATTGCGTCTTTATAAGCTAATAGTTGGGGATATTCATAAGGCAAGATATTTGTTCTTGATTGAAATATGTTTTTATTCATCATTTGTTAAGGGTTTACCGTGTTTGTCTAAATTAAGTGATTGTAATCTTTGCTCAACTTCAAACTCTACTTTCATAATCATACTAATCTTTTCTTCAATCTCTGCATGTATAGTGTGCCCTGCCCACGGCATAAGGTCCACTAAGTTACTCTGCATTCTAGGTATTCCACGTACTGTAGAAATCTCTGTTAGTCTGAAACCTTCTATCTTACAAAGGTCATCAAATACCACAGCTAAAAATCCTACAACTTGTGGGACCTCTATACCTAAACCTGCTCCATCAATGATGAGAGTGTATACTTCATTAAAATCTTTATTTGTTCTCATAGCGAATGTTTTTTAAATTATATGTACTAGTTGTGCACCATCCACTAAAAGGAACTCGATTACCTTGATCAAGAAGAATACTAGCTTCTTTCTTAGTTATCAATTTTGAGGATAGCAAATCTAATACAATTATTAATAGTGACCTAGTCTTTTTTTGGTTTTTCTTTCTTGTTTTTGGCATTTGTTTTAGGTTTTAATTTATCTTCTAATAATTCAAAAGCTTTAAATATAGCTTTAGTTTCAGCCTTCTTTCTATTGGTAAAAGGTATGCTAGGATTTTCATAAGGATGTGCTATATCCCAAACAAAACCTATTTCATCTTGATAGACTATATTTATGTATATTTTATGCTTGTCAAATACATCAAATAAACCACGTGGTCCTTCTGATATCATAACTGCTAACTTAGCGTCATCAATAGTTTGAGCCTTTACAAACTCTTTGAATTCTTCTGGCATTCCTTCATCTACAGTTTTTAGTAGATTATTAAGAAACCAGTTTTGCACCTGTTTACTTGATAAAGGGTGATCTTGCAATAATTTAATTACTTGTTTCATATTTTTCTTTTTTAATTTCCATCATGTTTAATATTTCTTTTGATTCATCCCATCCATTCCACACTTCCATGTTATCTGTCCAGGTTATTCCTAGTTTCTTCTCCCAAAACTCTATAAGATCTGGTGTTCTGTTAAACACTCTAAACTGAAGACTGACCTCATCTCTATGTAGACCATTCTTTTTAATCTTAATTATTTTAGGAAACTGTTTTTGAAATAGTAGAGAGGTTTTGGAATATTTACCTTGTTTAATAATATCAAAGTCTTTTTTAAATATGGGATCTAACTTATATATTAAAATCACATATCCATCTATATAATCGTAGTCTTCTATAATATTGTCTGTTCTATCATACTCTGTGTCAAGAAACTCTCGAAAGATATCCATGTCATCAGGTTTAAATAGGAGATAAATAACCTTATCTTTTCCATAATCCATATCAGCATCCATGTCTTGTTGAAATGCATTAATAAACCCAAGGGAACGTAATGCTCCCTTAGGTATTCTTAATGTTGGAACCATAAAAATAGTAGTTATAGTTTTTGTCATGTTATATTTATAATTCCATTAGCATTATAGTTTTGTTTTGTCATGTCCCATATATTATTCGTATGTGCCCAAGATAATGAAGACACTAAGTCCTTAACACCAGGGTAAGTTCTACCCTTGTGGTTAAAACCAAGGTAAGCATCTTTTAAGTCTCTATTAGATAAAGTAAATATTAGAGGCTTATAATAGTTAGCACTATCACAAACTAAGAATCTTGGATTCAATACTTCAAAGTCAAGATACTCTGCTGCAAAGTATTCTTTTGCAGCCTGTAAATATAAATAGGCTTGAATGTATGCTCTTCTGTAAAGATAGTATTCCTCATAGAAGTTCTCTACATTCCATGTGCACTTAAGATCATATACTTGGATTGTTTTATCAAAGTGATCTATTATAACACGGTCCATCATAGACTTAAACTGATGACCATCTAACTCATAGTCTTCTACCTGCAGTTGATCAATTACTGTATATCTCTCACTAGTAACCATATTAACTATGTCTTTAGTGTAAGAAGTTGTCTTCAGTTTATCTATAATCTTCTCAGCTGTAGCTACTTGTTGTGTATCTACTACTGTTAGGTTTCTAGATCTCACTGTGCGTATCTCATTGTAATATAGTTCTGCATTTGTACCTATGAACTTCTTAAGTACTGCTTCAAACTTAATCTTAAAAGATGATAATGTGTACGCCTCTTCTGCTAGCTCTTTAAAGCCTCTAGATATATTACCTGACTCATCTGTAGAGTCTAGTGTCACCTGATATAAACACTCTACGAACTCTAACATAAGTCCGGTTGGTATAGACTCACATGTAGACATAAAGAACTTTTCATCAAATAGCTCTGGCTCCCATAGCATAGTTTCTACTAGTCTACCTAAGTTTGCAGCTATAGAGTCTTTCTCTTTAACGTCTTCATTGAGTATGTGTTTTCTGTGATATTTCTTTCTGTCCATTGAAAAATCTTTCAACGAGCTAGAACTATCTAGCATCACAGCTCTATATAGTTCTTCTGTTTTTACTGTCCCTTGTATCATATCTATTTCATTTTATATTTCTTTAATTGTTTTTCTAGATTGGTTTTCTCGTCATGACATTCTTTACATAGTACTTGTAGATTATCCTGTTCACAAAACAGTGTCTCTACAAATCCTGGTAAGTCATCATACTTTCGTAAACTACCTGCTTGCTCTATGTGATCTACATTAACTTCGTCACTTTTGTAGTACTTACTACATTTGTTACATTTGTATTCCCACTTTTGTCTTTTATTTCTTCCTTTATGAGCTCTTCTTGCAAGTTTTTTACATTCAGCAATCGGTTTCCACCATCTACTTTTTTGCCTTAGAGCACTTCTGATCATAGACCAGAATGCTGATTCTGTCATCGTTCCAGCATTTCTTGTGCGAGCGACTCTTGGCTTTTGTACTGTTTTTGCCATTGTTTAGTTTTTTAATTAATGATGTCCCAAATATAATAAATAAATGAGACATCACATAAATTAAAACTACTCAATTCTACTAACTCTCTGATTTATAGCTGCTTTCATTTTACTAAGACTAGCAACAATATCTTCGATTTCTGTATAAGTCATATGAGGTATATTAAACTCATGCTTGTTAATCTCAGCAGTAAAGCCTTCTTTAGCCTTGTTTTCTAGTTCTTCAAGCTCTCTTATAGCATAATCCTCATCCAGTTCTAAAGTGTTAAATCTCAAGTCATGCAAGATAGTTGTAGCTTCTTCTCTAGGAACAGTCATAATTGGAAGATACTCATAGCATCTACCTTTATGTTCACCAATACCTACAACTTTCATAGGATTAATAAGTACTAGAACAGACTGATCACCACAACCTACATAATGTATTTGATCTGCAGTAAAGTGTAACCCTGCTGCCATACAGTCTTGTGTAGACCAGTTGCAATCTTCTTTAGGCATACTAACTGGTTTACCAACACGTATATCAAACGTCTTAGTCCAATCATCAGTAAATCTGTTTTCACTTCTGTTTGGTAAGTCAAGATATATGTCTTTAAGATTACCTATACGCTCACCATATTCAATAGGAACTTCAAAGCTGTTTTCATATGGTTCGCATTCTATGTAACAGTCTTCATAATCATCCCACTCTTCTTCAATCAACTCTGTTCTAGTTTCGTACAGACCTTTCTCATGAACAATCTTGTACTCACCGTTGTCTAGAAATACAGTATACTTCTTAGGCTTCTTACCCCATACAGCTTTTACTTTGTTGTATGTGTTAGATATAAAGTGTACAAGCTCTGGGCTACCGTGTAACGTTACTACATTACGTAGAGCTACAAAGAATCCTTGCTTAGTAATCCTAAAGCTGTTCTTCTGTAAGAACATGTATAGCTCATTAGCTACCTCAGCTCTTGGATTTAAACAACACCACATAAAGAAGTTCTTTAGAGATTGATACTCGTCATCTTTATCACAAAGCTCCTGTATCGATGTTGGTCCATTCCAAGAATTAGTCTTAATCTTATAAACTACTTCAATGAACTTCTCTACTAGTAAACTAGGCATTGTTCTATTGGTCCCTACTAAATAACAATTGTTTCCATCTGTTTTAAAATCATCAAGTTCCACAAGTGCATCAATACCTATTTGTAAAGCCTTGGCTTTCTCAATATCTCTACGCTCTTGAAGTCGTTGATCCATAACTTCTTGGTTCATCATAAGACTTTCTAATTGTTGCTCAGTTTTAGCATTGTTTACTGCATGAAATGTATCTTCATCAGCATCTGTCTTGGTAAAAATTCTACCAGTACTTGTCACTACAGTCAATTGGTCATTAACCAATTTGATCTGCTTAATAATAACAGAAGAAGAATTGTCTTCTTCTGTCATACTGTCTAGCTTGTTAGCTATAACTCTGTCGATAGAATTCTCTACCCTTCCCTTGAACCAGTCAAGAGATAAAAATTTACTCATAGTTTCTGTTTTTAATTATTAATTATTGATTTCTGTTTCGATTATATTATTTTCTGTCATATAGTGCTTAGAATTTACTTTACACTTGTAATACTTAAGCATGTCTATAACTATTCTTAATTGAATGTTATTGTCTTGAGTATTACTATGAACCTGTAGTCTTTGCATCAATACCAATATCCATGGAACTTTTTCTGTTACAAACTTTTCTATTTGTAGAAACTCTGGATACATCTTCATATCATAAAGATTATACTTATCAGCAACTTCAAACATAGCTTTGTACATAGCTTCTTCACGGCCATATCCATTATGATTTCTATAGTATTTATTTCTATAGTTAATTAAATCATTTAATTGATTTGCTAAATCAGTAGACGCATTTTTGATTATACCATCTCGATGATTAAATATTGCTTCATATTGCTTTATAAAGGTATGAACCTTGGCTGATGTTACCATACGCTTAAATGGTTTTGTTTTTCCTTTCATAAATTCTTCTCTTGATATTAAGTTATGTATCTGCAGTGCTTCAACTATCTTTAACTCTCTAGGAGACAAAGATATTATTTTAACTCTGGTATGATCTACGTGTCTATAAATAGGATCTAATAGTATTTGATTCTCATGAGTATCATATATATAAAACAAACCACTCTTTACAAGTTTCTGTAGATCATATATCTTAGATTCAAACTTACAGTTTCTACCATCATTATACCTAAGAAGATCAATAGCTTCTTTACCAACTATCTCACCCTTAACTTTTCTACGTCCTGTTCCACCAACCTTATTAGCTTTCTTCTGAAGTTTCTTTTGATTTCTATCGTCTAGAAAAGGCTGAGGCACTGTCATAGCATCTAAGTCTATAAAATTCTTCATTACCAATTCTTCTACTGTTTTCAAATCTTCTATTCTATCAAGATGTTCTGTAGCAGGATGTGTACTAAGATTAAGCAATACTTTGTAAGATGTTATAGTTGAACCAAGTGCAACAGTTGGATCGAATCCATCAGGTCTATCTTGTATTTTCACTAAGAAACAATCTTCGCTATGGATTGATCTTAAATACTCTTTCATTATACCACCCACTTGATTCTCATAGTAATAAACTACAGGTATGTTACCATTATAACCTGCACCTACTAAATCTGCTACTGACCAATGACTATTATAAGTATTCTGAGCGTTGTATAACTTACTGTTCTTCATACTGAACTTACATGTTACTCTTTCTAACCATTGAGCTTTAATTTTCCACAGCTCAGAGAATCCTGTAACCTTAAGTTTAGATAATGTTGGCTCTTCTACTTTAATTGAAGCATGATTTATAAGCTTTCTAATATCTAGGGTTTTTCCTAAATGTTTTACAGCTCTCTCATTATTATTAAAGTACTTATAAAGAGCTAATATGTTATCTCCTGCTTCTATCTCATCATTGTATTTTTGTACAAAATGATCTGCTACTAGACTTATATTGTGCAAGATAATGTTCTTAGCTTCAGTTGTGTATCTTAGAGCTTCTCTGTTTGGTGTTGGAAATAATCCATCTTTTAGACTAAATCTAATACCTATAGGTATCCTAATTCTTTCTATACCAATCTTAGCAAAGTCAAGAGGATAATAAACATCGTCTAAACAAACATGCATATCATCTTGTTCACACATTTCTGAAAATTGATAACTATCACCTCTATGTATAGTGAAATCATTACTAATTCCTTCTACATCAAAATACACATCTTGAAAATAACATAGCTGTTCTTTAATCTTACGTTTGAAATCATGTTGATCATAGGATTTAATAGGAATAATAATCTTAACACCATCTCTTTCGGTGGTGGGTTCACTATATATCAAATCAATAGTATTTACGTCTTCTCCTTCGTACATCATGTACTTACGTTCCATTCCATACTTTCTGGCTATAAAGTAAAAGCTAGAACAGTAAGCTAATGGGGCCTTAAATCCTAACCCCATCATACCTAACTCATTCTCACTCTCACGTTTAGTAGACTTACCGTATTTACTGATGATGTTTTCTACATCTCTGTGATTAAGACCTATACCAAAGTCTTCAACGGTAAATTCCCAGGAACTACTCTCACCTACACGTAGAGAAACTACTATAGGGTCTGTAACTCCTGCTCTTCTGTGGCTGTCTAGTGCATTACTTGCACACTCACGAATAGCAGAACCTATCTCATCAGAATATAAATTCTTACTCAACATCTGCATTAAGATTTGAGCTGAGTCCATGTCTAATGACATCTTAGTACTGCTTTGAGTTACTCCGGTCTGGAGAACTCTGGCTTCTGTTTGTTTTTGAACTATCATATTTATTTATTTATTAATTATTAATCGCAGTTGAACATATCAACTTCTTGTATTCTGTAAATGTTTTTGTAATTAAAATCCATTTTTTCTACAGGATCATCTTCCTTAGGCATTCTAAACTCATACTCTTTCCAAGTGTAGCTACTGTTATTACTACTTCTGGTTCCCATGGGCACCTTACATTTTACTGAAACATACCTCTGTCTCTGTTTACCATTAGGAAGGTTAGTGTTCCAACGTTGTGTGCCGTACTGATATTTATCAGCACTTAGTCTTGGTTTTTCCATAAGTTTGAAGACCACTAGATCTGATCCTTTGTTTGTTAGTACAACATCACCTGGGTTTAGTTTACTAAAGTCTGTAATTAAATTTTGTTTCATATCCATAATTGTAGTTTTAAAATGGTGGTTCAGTATCTTTAAGCCATTCGATACTAAATCCGTTGTTTTGCATTAATAATTGATCTATTTTACTAAAGACTCCTTCTGAGTCCCAATCTATTCCCTTGTACGAAGCACTGGCTGGGTGACTTACTACAAAAGAATGTGAAAATATACCCATATACCTCTCATACTTACCTGCATCTTTACCTAGAAAGACAACAGGAATACCAAGTGGTACTAGAACATTCTCAAACAAATATTTAATAAAAGGTTCCCATATCTCTAAGTGAGAACCAGCCTTGTTCTTTTCTACAGTCAAAGAGGCATTTAATAAAAGCACACCTTGCTTAGCTAAATAGCTGAGGTCTGGTGTAGGGTCATAGCTCAAATTAAGTCCTTTATGAAATTCAGTTTCAAAGGCTTTATATAATTGCGTTAATGATGGCTGAAGAAAATTAGTAACTGAACAACTCATCATAAGGCCATCAGCTACTGGTAATCCATGTTTAAAAGTGTGATAAGGACACATGCCCATTAACACAAACTTAAGTTCATCCATAGGTGTAAGCATAAATGCTTTCCATACATTACTAGAAAGAGGTGCTACTTGCTTTCCTCTCTTACTTTCTTTCTTCAAGTATTCATAGATTGCTTTACATTCATCGCTCTCGACAAATGGTTTCATCTTTTCATGCCACGAAGGGTGAAAGTTTTGTTTAAATTTATCCCAATTCATAGTTTTGATTTTATCCACTCTTTGAGTGAGGTTTTAGGTTTCCAGTTAATCCAGAAGTATGCATTATAAACATCTGATAGTGATCTTTTTATTTCCTTTCGTTTAGGAATAAAATCAATATCATCTTTAAACATCTTAGCTATATCTATTATACTTACTTCAGTGCCAGATCCTATATTAAGTACACCGTTAAAGTTTATAGATTTCTCTATAGCTTCTACTAAGTCTCCTACATAAATAAAGTCTCTAGTCTGTTTACCATCACCTGTTACTGTTAGTGGTTCGTTATTATTATATTGTTTTAGAAAGATAGGAATGGCTGATAGATATCCTCCTTCGTTTCTTTGTCCTTCACCATATACATTAAAGAATCTGAGTATTGCTACACGTTGATCTTTAAATTGTTCTGCCATATATTCCATCAGTAATTTAGATGTTGCATAGGGTGATTCTGGATAAGGTTTAGCATCTTCATCTAAAGGTAGATTAGAGTTTCTTCCATACACTGCAGCTGTAGATGCTAGAACAAAGTTCTTGCACCCACATTTTACAGCCCACTTCATCAACTCATTAGTCCCATAAGCTATCTGGTCGAAGTACTTCTCAGGATCCATAAAGCTTTCACCTACTGAAACAGGTGCAGCTAAATGTATCATTGTTTCGAACTGTATTCCAGTATAGTCTTTGCAAGGAAGAGGTGTATCACCTCCTACTGTACATATATGTAGACTCTCTACTTTCTTATTAAGGTTTTTTGCTTGACCGGTGCTAAAGTTATCCATCACTATCACATCGTAATTATGATTAATCAGATGGTTAACTAGGTGGGTGCCTATAAAGCCTGCCCCACCTGTAACTAACACTCTCATCAGTTTATACAGAGCACATCACCGTCTCCTGTAGCTTTAGACTCAATAACTATGTAGTTGTTGTCAAGTCCTTGACTTAACATTATAGAGGGTGTGAAGTTTACTTTTTGAAAAGTATTACCTTCATCATCTACAGAGTAAACAACTTCCATATCTTCTATTTCTGGGTTCCTTTTTAACATCTCTACGAGAGTGTTAACATATTGTTTAACTTTCATAATTAAAACATTTCTAATTGGTTCATCATACTTTCTTTGAATACTTTATCAACTTCTATGTTATGTTGTGAACTTACTTCAGCCATAAAGAACTCATGTAATGCTATGTGATCCTTCATCCATATTCTAGGATGTATTTCTTTCATAGCAAAAGTAGAATGATTGTAAAGCTCCCATAAAGAATCAGGACAACCATAATCATGTGTAGGATCTAGAAGCTCTTTACGTATAACGTTCATCTGACTAGATTGTATAAGGTTGTCATTAAAGAACATGCGTCCTAAGATCTCTGCTCTTCTTTCTTTAGAAACCTCATGAGCTTTGAGACCTTCACGGTCATTTTGCATAGTTTTAAATGAATCACCTGATTGTTTAATGTATTCAGTTATAGCTGCTGGTGCAAATGTTTGTACATCACCTACATGTTTAGTCTTAAAGTGACCATTATCACCAGACACCATACCATTCTCACACACTATAACTTGAGCACCTATTGCAAACTTCAGAGTTGTAGTCTTATCATAACTATTTTGCCACGCTATCTGCAGTCTCATCTCACTGTCTTGTACACTTGATATACCATACTTACCTGTAGCTACTTGGCCTTCTCTTCCTGATATATATGATTGGCTTGCTATTTCAAAACCTGATTGATATATACTTTCAAGAGTTAAATCAATTAGCTCTTGATGACTAACTGGTTTGTATGTTCTTGTTTCTTTTGGTACTTCTGCTGTCAGTATTTGATCTTTAGCTGACTTCCATGTTTTTACTGTTTCTGTAATCATCTTATTAGTTTTTTATTTATTAATATATTTTCTATTGTTTTTAGTCCGTAATGTTTAGCAAGATCTGCCCAGTCATTTATTCCTTCTCCTAGGTATTTCCTTGGTACATTACAATATTCAAAATCAAACTTCTTTGTAATTGTTTTTGAATTCTCTACGCCTGTTTTATCTGAATCAAAAGACAGAACTTGTATTTCTGAATTAGATTTGATATAATCTACGTTATCATCATTGAAGCAACCTATCCCCTCGTTCTGCACTGCACAACATGTAGGGAAGACTTTCTTCATTACCATATAATCTTTCTTACTCTTAGTTATAAATGCTGTGTGACAATCTTTAATGTCTTCCAGTCCATCCATAGCTGTAATAGGAACATTATTGGGTACCCATTTATATTTCTTATCTGCTAATGGTTTATAGATCTTCCAATGTCCATCATATAGATAGCCAAATGTTAGTACTTTAGGATCTACTACCCACCTCTTTTTATTAAGAAATAGTTCTTTAATTGAATAGATATTATTTGCTTTAAGATCTTCCTCATCTTGATAGTAATTATTCCAATAGGCCAACTCTTCATGTGTAAAAGGTTTAGTCTTTACTTGTATAAAAGAATATGATTTAACTACCTTCTCTGGTTGTTTATAATCAGCTACTATCTTTTTATAATCTTTAACTGCTCTAGTTGATATACCTAGACCAAAGTCAGCATCTATTTTCTTTAGAACATCATCATAATTACTACACATATATAGCATCTTAATGAACGCAAAACAGTCACCTTTCTTACTAGTGTCACCAAAATCATAGAATGTTAATCCATGATGAGCTTGACTGATTATAAAAGATGGTGTCTTCTCCTCTCTAAATGGAGAGTGAGTTTTAACATTTAGGTTCCAATTATTATCAGGCATGTAATATCTAAATATGTCATATTCTGAGATCTTATCTAGAATAGACTCTTTGTTTAGTTTTGTTTTCTTTGTTCCTGTTATTGCCATATTTATTGGTTAAAAAAAGCCCCACATTTCTGTAGAGCTTTCATTATTAATTTATATAATTACTAATAGTCAGCACCGTCATCAGATATGTAATCATCTGAAGCTACTAAGTTATCGTCTGGGTTATAATCTTCCATTTCTTTAAGCTGGTAGTAATCTTTACATCCATACTCACCAGAAACTTTAACTACAAATCTTTCATGTGGTCTTAGATCTCTAGGCTTACGTTCTTTAAGAGAGTTAACTACCTTATTATCTGTATAGTCTACTAATCTAAACTGACGCATAGTATATCCAGACAAGAATGCTTTGTTATAGATTCCTTGATATTCTTTTGTCTCACCGTCACGTTCTTTAGTAACTACTGTAGCTAGTGCAACAATTGTATTACACCATTCACCATCTACTTGGTCCTTAAGGTCTTTTACATTACCACGCATAAGTTTTGTCCAGTCTAGTGTTAGTGTAGTCTCTGCACTTCTATAATCTAATTGGCCTAACCATGTACGCATAAAGTCATACAAATCTTCTTCACCAATGAATGCTACTCTAACCTCACGGTTCTCTTTGAACCAATCAAATAGATTGTTTTCATCATCAGCCCAAGATGTCATACCTACACTATTTAGATATTGTTTCTTAGTTTGGTCTCTATTCTCACGCTCTCTATCTTCTAGAAAGAATGATACTTTAAAGTTTGCCTCTGTTTTTACTTGTTGTAACCATACATCCACACGTAGATAAGTGTTACCATCTCTGGTCTCACCTAAATAGTTTGTTGCTTTACTCTCTTCACTAAGCTCTATACCAAGTACATCTTTGTACTCTTCGTTAGTAGGATTGATAGCTATAACATTAGCTTCAAACAACCCAACCTTCTTACTGAATTTAGTTTCTTGTCCTCCTAGGGATTCTCTTTTTACTCCACCAATTGTGCTCATATTTATTTATTTAATTTAGTTATAATATTCAATTACTTGTTCTTTCACTAACTTTAAGTCATTAGGTATCTTTGTTGTTGCAAACATTCCATCAGGACTCTTAGCTGGTCTCTTTCTATATCGATTAGTTAAGAAGCTATATTCCACACCGTCTTTTGTCTCTTCTACATTAGTATACAAACATACAGTTAATAGTCCTTCTAACAATACTTGGTTGTCAATAAGTTTACCAGCTGTTTTAATTTTGTATCCTATTATCTCACCTGCGTCTTCAATAGTCTCAGGATGAGAGAAGTAAAAGATAACTAAGTCATCACGTAAGTCTCTAGCTTTTCTAAACATGTCTACCATGTCTTTAGCCATCACACTAAACTTTGTGAATCCTGTTTCAGTAGCTTTCTCTACCATTCTAAATCCCATTAGATAATTACTATCTTCAATAACAATAGTTTTTATGTGTGGGGCTTTTTCAGAAATAACCTTTAAGAGTCTAGTGACCTCAACCGGATCATCTATCTCTTTGTAGTTTTTCTTCTCTGCATTGTAAAGTTTCTGAGAACCTTTGAAGGGTAACTCTTTCTTTGCAACGTTAATAATGTAAGTTTCTTCAGGGTTAAGGTGCTTCACTGCTGTTGACTTACCTGTCCCTGTTTCGCCAACAATTCCAATTAATTTTGAACTCATTTTTTATTTATTTATTTATTAATATTAGGTCTACAAATATACTAAATTTATATGTATTTGACCTTACTTTTGTCAAAGAACTCTAGTGCTTTTTCTAGCCACTTTAACTCTACTGATTCATTAGATGATATGATATATATTTCGGATTTCTTATCCGGAGTATCATACTCCATGGCCATACATCTGTTAATCTTTTGAGCTAAGTTCTCTGCGTTACTATCAAAGTAATTTATGATTACCTTGTTTAATGGCTTATAGGTCACACCGGTGTTACCGATCTTAACTACAGCCATGTGATTCCCTTCCCCTTCAGCAAACTTTACGAATGCTTCTTTATCTTTAGACTTACTGTGATGGGAAGGTATACCCAGTGCGTCTGCTATTTTAGTTATACCACAAAATACTAGGATGCGTTCATCTTTGTACTTGTTTAGTATAGACTTTGTCATTTTTTGTTTTGATAAACTATTCTGTATAATCCTCATACGTGCAAGTCTTGCAAACATACTATTACCTCCTGAATACATCATCTTTCTAATAGTTCCAGAAATATACTTATACTGCTGAAGTTCTGTCTTCTTGATCTTCTTCTTAGTGTATTCCTGTATAACAGTATTGTCTAGTGGTACCTGCACAACAGTTATCTGGTAGTCTGCTATAACTCCTTCTTCAATAGCTTTATGAATAGGGTACTCTGCTATTACAGAAAGATCTAATGCATAGAGTAATTCTTTTTTACTCCATTTAGATAATGTTCCTGTAAGACCTAATACATAATCATTTTGTCCAATTAACTCTTTACATGTGTTGGTTTGTGCTTCTGATAGTAAATGTATCTCATCAATTATAATTATGTCATACTCACCTAAGTTCTTCTCTATAGATCTATGAGTTGTATATGTTATGTTCTCATTTATATAACCCATTAAGTCAAACTCATCTATCCAAGACTGCTTAATCTTGTTATCAGGATATGCAATCAACATAGTACAATTGTCGTTCATCTGGTCAAGGATGTTGATGGTCGTTCTAATCTTACCAAACCTAGGACACAAATTTAGGATCCCAAACTTACCATGACTTAGCCATATATCAGCAAACTCTTTTTGTCTTTTATCTCTTATTGTCATTATAAAAAGTATGATTTGTTAGTAATAGCTGCATAATCTGCATCAGTAATAGAAATACGTTTAGGTAATTCTTTAAACATACCAATCTGACCTAAGAAACCTAGACCAATTCTGATATCATCCTCACCATAACTGTTTTTGATAACACGAAGACTTCTAAAGTATTTACCTCCATGCTCATCCTTAAGCTTGTTAAGATCATAACCTGATGGGTCTGCAACCTTGTATCTCATAGGGTCAAACAAAGCCATACATACATCAGAGTCATTCTGAGTAGTAGAACTATCTGCAAAGTCTTCTAGTTGTGGTTCAACATCACCATTCTTTATTCTAGTAGGATTAGATATAGATCGATTGAACTGACTAACAACTACTGGTGAATACCCATAGAAATCACGTGCATAACGTAACTCATCAGACATCTTATCAATTGCTTGCTTCTTAGTAGGCTGTGCACTTGTTGTCTTCAATAAACCTATATGATCTAACACAACTAGTGTTATCTCTGTAGGATCATTAGGTATGTATCTCTTGTTATACTTATCTATCTGTTCTATCTTTCCACGCTCTAATGCATAAGCCTTTAGTTCTTTAGCTATACCCACAGGGTTCTCTGGCCCATCGATAATAGTTACTATCTCAGTTAGCTCATTCATATAATCCTCATACTTAAGAAACAGGTCATGTTCATCTTTAGTCATCTTGCTTGTCCAGCCTAATAACTTGTTAACAGGAATAATAATGCCTTCTTCTTGAAAGATCTTCCTGCAGGTCCACTTGGCTAGCTTGTAAGTCTGACTACGCTCCATGGATCTGTACCACACCTTCACCTTTATACCAGACTTCTGTCCTTCTTTAGATAAGGCCCAGTCTACTGGATTAAGAACAAACGCATCATCAATAAAACTAGTCTTACCTGAACCGGTTAGTCCACCTATCAAGTAATACATAGACCTACGAATGCCAACATATCTATTTAGTCTGTCAAAACCCATTGGTATCCCACCGTTATTACCAGCTAGACCCTTGTCTACCTCCTCTTTTAATAGTTTAAAGCTCATAATTATTTCTTTTTCTTACCCTTTAATAATCTTTCCTTGTTGATTTCATCAATCTTCTCTCTCAAAGCCTTCTTAGCATAATATCTGTCCATTATGTGAACAGGTATTGTGGTACCACCTTTCTTGTTTGTCCTCTGCCAGTGGTATGTAGCCTGGAATTCAGTTGCAGGTATAAATTTAACCTTTTTTCCGTCTACTATTATTGTCTTGTTTTTCTTTTTCATATTATATATCTGTTGAGCCAGTTGGTTCTGAAGGTTGATCTTTTTCTTCTTCCATCAATTCTACATATGCTTCATATGTTCTTTGATTAAGATACGTAAGAGTATTTTGCTGATAGGTGATTCTATTAGTACCTGTCTTATATGACATGTTTACTTTTTGTAGTATCTCAAAGTTTAGTGCGTCTAACAATTGTTCAGATGTATAATCACCCTCTATTAGTATTGCATCAAACTTAATCTTACATGCTTGTTTATCTTTACGTAAAGCTCTAGTACCTGTAAACTTCTTATTCTTATATGTAAAAGTATCAGTACCAGGATATGCTTTCCACCACTCTTCAAATGCTGTAGCTTTTGGTTTTCTTTTTATAAACTTTTTATTGTCTTTATCTTCTCCTACAAACTCTAGGAGATCTTTGCCTACTGTTGTAAGCTTGTGTTCATCTTTCACTATAAGACCTTTTCTTATTAATGATTGATAGATAGCAGAGAGACGCATACTGTTCCCATAGAGAGGTTCAACGTCATACTCTTGATCTATCAATTTCAGTAAGTATATTATATCTAAGCTATAGCTTTTTTTGATGAGCTCTTCGAATTGTTGAGGCGTTATGTGTAGCTTCATCTCTTTTTGGTTTTATAACTTTAATAATTATAGGCTTCTTTTTTATCTTAGCCTGCTCATGTTCCCACTGATAGTACTCTAGTTCTGCTATGTACTGGCGTTCTGCAGCATACATGTTATCATTGCATGCTGCATGTTCCCAGTCTTCGTTAACTAACTTAGACATGTGTCTTAAGCTTTGGCTTATTCTTAGATCCTTTTGGTCTACCTCTGCCTCTTTTCTTCTTTTTTACTGGTACTATTACATCATTCTCATCCGGTGGATAAGTTGCATCTGGTCCAAAGAAAGCATATACTATACCTCCTGCTAATGCTAAAATCATTACTACGCTGATTACTGTTTTAATTTCCATTTTTATTTAATTTAATTGTTAATATTAATCTTTGATTCTTACTCCAAACTGTTCATGAAACCATGATAAACAATCTTTTGCCTTGTTAGTGTTAAACTTAAACAACTTTTTTAAGGTTGTAATTGCATATTTATTAAATTCTATACGCTGTTGACTGGTCATGGTCCAGTTGAAATACCACTTGTCATCATCTAATGTGTCTACTAATCGTTTACCAATCATGTCTAGTTGTTTCTCCATTAAATGTCTCATGATATTTGCTCTATTTATTGCTGCTTTCTTTTTCATACAAATAAATTTAATTGATTAGGTGATACAATTGTCTTAACTCTTTTACCACCTGCCATTATTTTCTTTATTAACTTCTCTGCCTTAAATATGTAATACTCATAATTTACATTGTCCAACACGTCTGGTTTATCAAGATAATTACACACTGTACATACCCATTCACCTGCTTCAGCTTGTGAACGTTTAGCAGCTCTACTAGTTGATGCATCATTCCTCACCTTAAATATCTTCTCACCTGATCTAGACACATAGTACCTTATCAGTTTATTATACTTTGTAGTTTGGTTTGTTGTTCTATGAACTCCTTCAAAGTGAAAGTCTTTAGAAGACTTCTTTCTTATACAGAAGTCAAATAGATTAGTATGTTGTTTTATAGTATCCCTAACTGGAATATTATTTACATAGTATTGCTCAAGAGCAATAGGTACAATCCTAGCAGACTTATTCTTATGTAGTTCAAAGTCTGTTAAGAAATCTCCTTTCTTCTTGACATAACCATCAGGCATGATAGCTAAATAATCATTAACTGTTGAAAAGATTATCTTTGTGTAGTCTGTTCTTTCCAAAATGTACTGTGTTAGCTCAGACCACTCTGCATTTAATTCATGCATCTTAGGTATTAGTTCTTTCTTAATCTTTATAGTAACACCGTCCGTGTTAGCAGAGATCACATGAATGCCATTCATCTCATATAGTTCAATAAGCATCATTAAGCTAAGCTCACCAGTTATAGTGGTGAACATAGTTAACTGCCTATCATAGATCCATGAAAGCATGTCTGATGATTTACCATAGACAGAGTTTACTGCAAGCTTAAGAGCCCCAATAATACCTTTGGTTTTTCCATCCTTTTTTCCACTAGCTTTCAGTTCAAGTCTTTTCTCAAACATCTGCTTGTAGCCAAATAGAAACTCTTTTCCTAAATGTGCAGGATACTTTGCATTGTTAATTATAATTGCAGGATAGTAACTAGCCACATCCCAGTCAATGATCTCATGGTCTTCATCAGCCTCAAACACAGTTGGTTTATTTTCAGTGTGTAGTCCACCTCTCATAAAGGAATATACATTACCGTGATAATTAATGTGTTCTTTGAAGTCATCTTGAAGACCTAAGGTCATCTTTCTTATATTAATAAGGAACTTTTGCAGTTGTTCAGTTTTAAACTTAACATATGGTGCAATACAGTTCTTCATAGCAATAGTCTTTCTGAAGTAACCTTTTCTTGGAAGCTCTTTAATGTCCATGTTCTTCTCATGACAGTAGTACTTCTTGATTATCTCATCACCTATCTTACTATCAGAGTAGTTAAGACATTGGATACCAAACTCTTCTTGTATATCTAGTCTCAATTGTATCTGATTGTTACCCTTATACAGTGGGTGATCTGTTTCTCCTATGGTTACCTTATAAAACTCATAGGTTGCATCAACATCATTAAAACAATACTGTAATGACAGGTATACCTCTTCATTAGTCATGTTTGTCTTAGTGTGATGTATAGGCATCTCTTCAATGTTCTCAAGATCCATCTCAAACTCTAACCTCTTCAGGCTTACACGCCTGTTCTTGTTATCATAGTGATGTATCTTAAATAAGTCAAGCTGCTTTAATGATAGGTCCCACTCTCTATACTCTGGAAATACATCATAATTAGCATCATGTATTACGTCTTGAGCTTTCTGTGCTATCATTGCACATATCTCTAGACCAGTACCTTCATGCCATTGCTCATGGTTTCTTAGTATCCACTCTACTACTTGTGCATCAAATCGTAGGTTGTTATAACCTACCCAGTGTGCATCTTTATGTGTGTCTGTATACTTTACAAACGCATCTAGTTGATTCTGCCACTTACTAACAGTAAAGCTCTTAGGTGTCTTACCTGGTTCCATGCATACAACTATGAAGCACTCCTGCATAGTTTCTATGTCATATATAATTATATTCTCAATCATTTTGTTGTTTTTTTTATATACTCATCTTTATCTTCTGATGCATACCACTCATCCATATGTTCTTCAAAATGCATTCTATAGTCAAATCCTCCACTGAATGTTTTATCACATCTACTACACTTAATGGTTGGTCTACTCATTTGGTTGGTTTTTATAGTCTTTATAGTCTAAATAGAATCCAATGCCTACAATTATATGCAAACCTATACTACTTGCTATTTCGTATAGGTCATGAAAGTTATGGATAGATAAATGGATGTGTCCAACTATCCAGAATGGTATAGCCAGCTGTTGACTTATCCATCTAATTAGAAAGGTTATAAACTTCATAAAGTTTGTGTGATTATATTACAAAAATAACAAATTTAATTAGATTACCAAATAGAAAAGCCACCACAATGTCTCAAGAACGTAATAAATTCATCTATCAACCATTTAGGTGAACCATGTGATGGATAATATATACTATCATCACGTACTATACCTGTCATAGTTACTTTTCCATAAGGTAATACCTCATTAAGTTCCTCTACTATATCTTCTGATACCATACCACCATTCATATTGCTCCATGAACCCATGTTACAATATATTTGATCATCTTCCTCTTCAAAAGATCCATCTTTATCAATAAGATCTTGTAAAGCATCAGCTAGAGCAGTGCATTCTTCCCATGTATCTGGGCCCATTCCATCATTACCCATCCATGACTCTGTCTTTGTATCTAATCCATGATTCTGTGATGCTACATCACATAACATTACTATTGGTCTCCATCCCCACCAGTTACTTCTAAAGTAATAGCCAGGGTTTTTGTTCTCCCACTCTTCTAACACATCCCAGTAGGCTTTCTTATCTCCTTCTGATATTGCATCATTGTCCCAATCCATCTCAGGTTTCTTACCTATTAGCTTAGGATTTTTACCGTATATATCTACTCCCATAATTATTTGATTTTTTTATATGCTGCTAGCATTTGTTTCTCGTCTTTAACGTATTTATTATTTATCTTAAGCATCCATCTTTGAAATGCTTGCCTTCTTAACATCTTGTTTGTACCTGTTGCCATATTTATTTATTTATTGCTCTTTCCCAATCATAGTTAGGATCTTTCATTGCATCAAGTGCTTCGTTTAGCTCTTGTTCTGCTGTTTTTCTCTTAACCCTAACTATAGGTGGTCTCTTTACTTCTATTTCTAATGCATTTGCATTACAATAAAAGCATTTCTGTTCCGTATCATTACTTATGTAACTTGCGTCACAACTTCTGCAATGATAATCATAAAATGTTTCTTCACTCATTGTTTAAGTTTTATGGAACTTCATCATCTTCTTCTTCTTCTTCAGGGCTGAGCCCACGTAAGATAACTAGTTCCTGTTCATATATTGGTTCGACTTTACCTTTCTCGTACTCATCTTCATCAACAAATACTTCTAGTAACCCATCAAAATCTCTCATAACAATATTCATCTCTTTAGTAGTAAATTCTTGTAGTTGAGGTTCATTTGGGTGATCAAACCAGCCTATTTCATCTGGTGTTATTACTACTGTACCTTCTTCATCTAATAAGAAAGGTCTAACAGGATAACCATATTCATCTATGTTGATTAATCTTTTGTTTGCTAGTTCAGTAGTACTTTTGTCTATTGCAAAGACTTCAACTACTTCTTTATCTGTACCAACATACAACAAGTTCATGAATAATGATCCTGGTTCTATTTCATCCGGTCCGTACGAATGAAACACTAATTCTAAAGCTATCCACATATTATTTATATTTTAATGTCATACCGTTTAAGGTAAAGTTAGTATTACATACATTACATTGGCCATCATGTTGTGTATATCTCATCACAACTGTGCCTTTAAAGCACTCTGGACACATGATGTGTGGTTGCTTATTACTTGCCATTTCGTTTAAATCTTTCATATTTATTAGTTTATTATGTAACCCTTAGGGTCATCGGTTATATTTACTTCTACCCATCCTTTCTCAGAATAGTCTGCTTCTGCGTTATGGCCTTCTTCTCTTAGCTCTCCTTCTAGAATTAAAGCTGCTTCCCATAAACTGCGTTCAGGTATCTCATCGTGCTCATCATCATATACTATTGCACCTCTTGCTTCATAACAATGATTACCTTTATCATAGTTAAATATAAGTCCGTTTATCTTTCTTCTTTTCATTTCGTTTATGTTAATTATCTTCTAAATTATTTATTGCTTCTGTCTCTAGCTCTTCTAATAAGTCTTCACGTACAAGATCTATTATATCTGTATCTTCTATCATGACTTTGTATACTTCATATTCTGAAGCACTGCCTGGATAATCGTGTGTCATATCTTCTGATGGTGTATAGTATCCTTCTAATGTTAGGTATATATCACAACATTTAACTATTACTGTTGTGGTTCTATGCTCATTGTTATATTTTGCCATTTTCCTCCTTTTAATTCTTTATTGACAAGAAAGTCTATCCTTCTAGTCCATCTCTTATTCATTCTGTCTTGTACAGTCCATAGTCCGTCCATAATCCCTGCACCTTCAATACAAACTAATGTACCAAATGTATAACCTAAAGGTTCAAGATCTCTGGACACTGCTATCCATCTATGTCCTGCAGGATTGAGACTATCAATAACCTTGTTGGATGCTGTAATGAATGGTGTACTGTCTGTCTGTGCTGGCACAGCATGATAAATCGTAGCTGTAACTGACACTTTCAATGTAAATAGTATTAGTATAAATGTTTTCATTTTTTTAGATTTTTATAGATAGACTGTCTGCTCTCCTGCAGCGTTGAGGTTTACTAGTATACCATGATTGTTTTGCCAGTCTTCTATATGTTAGTAAAATGGTGTATCATCTCGGTCAGGATCTTCACCTTCTCCTATATCAGGAAGAAAGTAACAAATGACTATATATGCCACTATTATTAGGCCTATGATTTTTTCCATAGCTAGTATCCTATATCTTCTAGTTGATCATCATCTGCTTCCACAGTGTATTCAGAGTTCTGTATTGAGCATAAGAATAGTAGTCCTGTTGCAAATGCAACCTTTCTGAATCTATAGAATGCTGTAGGTAATAGTTTAATCTTGCGTTTCATAATCTTATTATATTTATTATTAGTAATAGTATAAAGGAAACTATCAAACCTATATAGGAGATAGTTGTAATAATCATAGTAGACTCATACTGTTGTTCTGATCTACCTTGTCGGTATTTATAATCTTCTTTTGTCATGTTAATGCTATATATTTATTATAGGTGTGTTATATATTAGAGTGGGAAATAGTGGTGAAAAGTGGGTACTGAGTACACTACTTCTTTAGTATTCACATAAAATACATCAGAAGTACACAAATAGTAGTAGTATCCGTACTATATAGGTGTTATGTCTTATAATAAAGCCCAACCCTAACTCTTCCCACCCTATATATAAAGAAACTAAGAGTGCAATTGCTCGCACTCCCAGTACTTATTAGTTGCTATTAGAATGCAACCAGTTCACTTGCGTCAAGCACAGGTGCAACGTAAGCTTCCACTTTGCCAGCATCAAACTCAAGCAATGCATTAGCGTTATCAGGCATCTCGATTGCAGGGTAGCTCTCAAACAATTCAGCACCTGTTTCAGGGTCATGCATTTGATCGCCATTACTATCACGCTTGAAGGCTTGACTTTCGTAAATGCTAAAGCCTAATAGGTTAGGAATGCTGATGCTCTTATCACGAATGCCTTCACTTACTTTCTTGGAGCAAGTGATAGCAAGCTCTGTTCCGTCAGCCTTCTGCAGGATGCACATTACTCTTCGTGTGCCACTAAGGTTGGACTTGATCAACTTAAGTTTTCCATCTGTTCCAATTAGTTCTGCAACTACTGCAAGTTCTTTTCTGTCAATGAGGGTTCTCTCCCCAAATTTTAATAAATCTTTATTCATCTCTAATGTATTAGGTTTGCATGTCTTATGCTAAGGGGGGATACCCCCACCATGCTTTTTTTAATTGGGGTTTCAATTGGAAGGGGTCTTCTATCGCACACACACGAGGGGTGGGGTGGTTTGGAAAAAAGTTTTATATAAAATTTGGAACTTTGGGGTAGAATGTTATACCTTTGGAGGGTGGGTGGGTTATTAATAATAAGAAATATGCTTAGCGATGTTCCTAAAGACAGGTTAAAGTATGAATGATTAAACATAATATAGCTTTTATAGCAAGATAATTTTGATATGTTAATTATATTTTATATATATTTGCATATAGTATAAGCCAACATAACTAAATAATGGAAACAAGGAAACAAAAGATAGTACAAAAGCTAGGTAAAGAGTATGATGACAAGTATAAACTTGCACAGAAGTACTATGCTGTACTGTCTGCTTTGAATAACTTAAAGCTTACAGAAAGAGAAGTACAACTTATAGCCTATACAGCTATTAAGGGCACAATCACCTATGCAAACGCAAGGAATGAGTTCTGTGATAAGTACAAAACCACTACAGCTACAATCAATAACATTGTAAGTAAGCTTAAGAGAGTGGGTATATTCATCAAAGAAGATGGTAAAGTGAAAGTCAATCCTGTAATAGTTTTAGACTTTGATAAGCATATTAATCTGTTTATACAACTACAACATGAAGAAGATCGACAAGAAAACATTATCACTCAGGCAGCATATAGTAAAGAAGATGTCAGTGAAGATGGTGGTAAGTGAGACAGTTATTGAGAGAGTGATCACACATCAGTTTAATGCTGCAGAAGATGCCACTAAAACAAACAACAGTTTGGAGATTTCTGGGTTTGGAAAATTTGTTTTTAATACATCTAAAGCGAATAAAAAAATCGTAAAGCTTATTAAAGCAAAGAAGGTATACGAACAGCAGCTAGTCGAGAATACATTGCCAACAAAGAAATTAGATGTAATCAAAAGCAAGTTGAGCAATCTTAATCTTACGTTGAACTCAATCGCACCTAAAGTCTAAGCTATGTACAAAAACCTAAAAATAAACGTAGGTCAAATATACGAAGGATGGAAGAATAAGCTACTCCCTGATGCAGATATGAAGGAGCAGATAGATTTAGTTAGTGCTGAAAGGATAGCCATCTGTGAAGCCTGTGACAATCATTCTAATAACCACTCAACGAAAAGACCAGATGCACATTGCGTTAGTTGTGGATGCACTTTGTCAGCTAAAACAAAATGCCTATCTTGCGAATGTCCTATACATAAATGGGCAGCAGTGTTAAATGATGATCAACAAGATATAATTGAAGATAGAAAGTTATGAGCATAAAGTTAACTAAGGTATCAGTATCAGGTATGATAGATATGTTAAAAAAGATTTATGACGATGGTGCAGATTATGTAGACATCGAAGCTCATCCAACAGATGGGGAACAAGACATGATTAAGATCAATGTCAGACCGGAGTACTATATGGATTCAGAACAGTCTGATACATATGATACAGATCCAGAATATATGGTTACCGAACAAGATTTTGAGGAAGATTTTCCTCCTATATCTGATGAGGACATAAATGACTTAATCAAGTAAACCAATGTACGTAAAGAAAATAATTAAGATTATAGATCTCCTAAAGAAGCTACATCCTACAGTAAATATAGGAAAGCATATTGCAACAGCTTTAGATGGTGAAGATGTATGGTCTATAACAGATAAAAAGTTTTATAACTTAATAAACGATTACCAAGCTCAATTAGATCTTGTAGAGATTACAGATTCTAACTTTGATGTAGATAAGATAATAGAAGATGGGCTATCAATAGGTAATAACCTAATAGATTAACTGGATGCCAGTAAAAAAAACTACATTTATAAATGCAGAACTTGATTGGGCTGAAGGACAATTAGTCCAATGGAAAGCTTATGTTGATGCAAACCCTCTACCTGAATTAAAAGATAGAATAGAGTGGAAACAAACTGCCAATGGTGGTTCTATACCAATGGTTGTAGCTTCTATTGAAGCACAAGGTAAGTTTATACAAGATACTATGAAGAACTACTTATCCTTACTTGGTCAAGTAGATGGATTACGTGAAAGAGAAGTAAAAAAAGTAGAAACAAGAGGTGGTGCAACATTAGGTAGTATGGCTGAAGACTTTCTAAAACAAAGAGACTAGGTATGAAGCTTCATAACATTACTCATAGTGAATGGTTTATTAACCAGAAGCGTATACCACCAAAAGACTCAGCAGATCACAAAGCCTTCTTTGATTTTCAAAAGGAACTATGTATGAACGGATGCATGATGGATGGTGTATACATAAATCCATTTTTATATTGGCACTTAAATGTATGGCATACAGAAGTAGATACTATAGATGAGTATGGTAGGATAAATCAAAAGTATGCAAACCCTCTACTAAGAGATAATGAGTGGTTAGTAACTAATGAGATAGACAGAGCACATAAAGAAAAGAAAGGACTAGTTATACTAGGAATTAGACGTTTTGCAAAGTCTGTTATAGAAGCTAGTTACATTGGTCACGGTGCAACCTTTGATGAGAACTCACAAAATATTATTGCAGGTTTGAATGCACCTGATATAAAACTAATTACAGATAAAATAGACAAAGGTCTAAACTTTCTTCCTAAAGAATGGAGATGGCAAAGAGTAGAAGACAATTGGAAAAACCAAGTCACCTTAGGTATAAAAACTAAAGGTGGAACAAGAATACCATTCTCACAGATTCTTATTCGTAACTTAGATGGAGGTAATAACGAAGAAGCTATTGCAGGTACAAAACCTAGAAGACTAATTATTGATGAGATAGGTAAAGGCAATTTCCTACGTGGACTACAAGCTGCAATACCAGGATTCACCACACCATTTGGGTGGGGTTGTTCTCCTATACTCACCGGTACAGGTGGGGACATGAAAATGTTTATGGATGCAAAAAGCTTAATGTTTGATGTAGATAATTTTAACTTTCTAACATATAACAATGCAAAGGACACTAAAAGAATCCACGGATTATTCATTTCACATAAGTATAGAATGGAAGCAAAAGAAGACTCCACATTGGGTTCTTTTTTGGGCAAGAAAAAAACATCCTCTCTGCACGAGATACCTATGTTAGTTTCGAATGAAGAGAAAGCTACCAAAATTACAAATGAAATATTAGAAAGATTAAAGAAGGCTGGTGACAGAGTTGCTTTCTTAAAAGAAAAGATGTACTACCCTCAAGAGGTGGATGATATATTCTTAAATGAAGATACAAACATCTTTGATATAGAAGCTGCAAAGAGACAGAAGTATAGAATTAATGAACAAGAAAAAACAGGAGTTCCTGTAATTTTATATGATGATGGAGAAGGTGTAAAACATGACTTTACAGATAAGTTACCTATTACTAACTTTCCATTAAAACAAACAGATCTAAAAGATGCACCTGCTGTTATATATGAATTTCCTGTAGAAAATCCTCCATATGGCCTGTATGTTGCAGGAATTGATCCATATAGACAAGGTAAATCAGCATATAGTACGTCATTAGGTTCTATATACATATATAAACGTATGCATGCTATAGCTGGTGAGAAGTATCAAGATATGTTTGTTGCAAGCTATTGTGCACGTCCTGACAAGAAAGAAACATGGGATGAGCAAGCTAGATTACTAATTAAGTATTATAATGCTAGAGCGTTATGTGAAAACGATGAGATATCTTTTATTGATTATATGATTAGTAAAGGAGATGCACATTACTTAGAAAGACAACCAGAATGGTTAAAAGAAATAGTACCAAACACTACAGTGAGACGTGACTATGGAATACACAGGTCTTCAGAAAAAGTAAGAGACTTTCTACACGGATGTCTTAAGAAATATACTGAAGATGTTATACATACCGAACTTGATGATGAGGGAGAAATAATCTCATCAGTTAAAGGTATGGCTAAAATATTAGATCCTGTACTACTAGAAGAGATGATACAATATAATGAGTCTGGTAACTTTGATAGAATTATTGCAGCTGAGTTAGCAATAGGACTAGCAATGAAGTTAGACCCAATGATGGGTAGAGTAGGAGATAAAGAAGATGCGAGACTAACGTCCCTCTTCAAAACAAATAAGAAAAACATTCTTTTTACAGAGTCAAGAAATCTCTTTGGAAGGAAGAAAAATAAACTTTTTTCATAATGGCAATTATAAGATACACAAATGATTCATCTATTAAGTACGCATACTTAAACATCTTTCCAGATCAGTTTAAAACTACAAAACAAAAGAAAGATGATAGTTGGATTAAAAACACAATGGATTACTTTGCAAATCAATCATATGCAATGTATGTTAGAAATAGAGAAACGTTTGCAAAAAACTATGATTTAATGAAAGGGATTCTTCGTAGGGAGGATTTTTATCAAGAACCAGAAGTAAGAAGTTTTACTGATCAACTAGTAAGTGATATTGATCTTCCTGCTTATGTAAAGATGTATTCTATTATAACAACTCCTGTTAATGAATTAGTAGGAGAGATATCTAAACGACCAGACTCTTTTAGAGTAAAAGCATTTGATGATGAAAGTCAAGCACAAGAATTACAATTCAAAACAGACACACTTCAAAAATATGTAATATCAAAAGTTAAAGAACAGGTAGTAGCAAAAGTTGCTATGACTGGACAAGATATAAGTGAAGAGGATATAGATAAAATAACATTTGAACAAGTTAAAGATCAATTAGATAGTTATACTTCAGTAGCAGAAAAATGGGCTAATCATGTCCTCACTGCACAGAAAGCAGATTTTAATATTAAAGAAAAGTCCGAAGAAGCATTTAGAGATCTTCTTATAACTGCTAGAGAGTTTTATCATATATATGAAGACAACTCTAAACTAGGTTATAACATTGAAGTTACAAATCCTAAAAATACATGGTTCTTAACTACACCAGATAAAAAATATACATCAGATCCTACAGGAAGAAAACAAGGATCTTATGCTGCAGGTACAGTACAGGTAATGGAACTATCAGAAATAATTGAAGCAGTTCCTGAATTAACTAAAGCTGAGATTGATCATTTAAGAACATCTTTACAAGACTATGGATTAATCAATGCAAGAGAATCTAATTTAACTAATGGTGTTACACCTGGTATTGATTCTATTACATATGATACATATGATCCTTTAGTATTACAGACTCGTATGATGATTGAGTCTGAAATGAAAGAGAATGATGATGGTCTAAGAGACTTTTTAGGACTAGCTAATAATGTATCTGCATTTGGATATAAGTATGTTGTAATACGTTCTTATTGGGTTTCTAAAAAGAAGATAGGTAAATTAATATACATGGATGAACTAGGAAATGAGCAATCAGTACTAGTAGATGAGAATTATAAAAGTGGAATGATGCCTACAGAACAATCACTAGAGTGGGGTTGGATCAATCAATGGTATCAAGGAATTAAAATAGGTCCGGACATCTATCATGTTAAACCTTATAAATTATTAGACTACTGTCCAATCATTGGTACAGTGTATGAGCAAAAGAATACCGAAGCAAAATCGTTAGTAGATTTAATGAAGCCTTTCCAGGTTATATATAATGTTTGTATGAATCAATTATATAAACTACTAGAGAAAGAAGTTGGTAAGGTTCAACTGATGTCACTAAGACATATCCCTGTTCCGAAAGATGGAGATGCACAAGATGCTCTTGATGTATGGGAAATGGAAGCTCGTAATAGAGGTGTTGTATTTGTAGATGATAGTCCAGAGAACTTAAAAGCTCCAAGCTCATTTAATCAATTTACTGCATTAGATCTTACACGTACACAAGAAATACAATCAAGATATACACTAGCCCAACAAATGAAAATAGAGTGCTGGGAATTAATAGGTATGTCTAAACAACGTATGGGTAATATAGCTGCATCAGAAACAGCCACAGGTACAAATACAGCAATGCAACAGAGTTACTCTCAAACAGAGCCTCTATTTGTTGCACATGAGTATGTAATGGGTCAATTATACCAAGCAATTGTAGATGCTGCACTATATACAGAAAGTTCTAAACCACAATCTACTCTTTCATATATAACTAATGAAGGTGAATCTGCATTTGTACAAGTTAATGGTACTGATTTATCATTACGTGATATTCAAGTATTCTTAACTAATAGACCAGAAGACACTCAAATGTTTAATGAGCTTAGACAATTATCTCAAGCTGTTATTCAAAATGGTGGTACACTTTATGATATTATTGAATTATATAGTACTAAGTCTATGAGAGAAATGAAAAAGACTTTCAAGGATCTTAAAGATAGACAAGAACAGCAACAGCAACAACAGATGGAACTTCAACAGCAACAGCAGCAAGCTCAGCAACAACAAGCTCAAGCAGCATTAGAGCAAGCTAAGCAGATGGCAATGGAAGAACAGGTTAATGAAGATAGACAAAATGAACTAGATAGAGTTAATAAGAAAGAAGTTGCTCTTATTAATGCTATGGCTAAAGGTCCAGAAATAGTTGGAGCAGATTTAGACAATTCAGGATCACCTGATATAGTAGAGCTATCTAAATTAGAAGCTGAAACTAATAAAGCTAATAGAGATTACCAAGGTAAAATGGCAGAGATCCAAAGTAGAAATTCAATGGCTCAACAAAAACTACAATTAGAAAGAGATAAAATAAAATTAGCTCGTGAGAACCAAGCTAATGATCTAGCTGTAGCAAAACAAAATGCAAAAGGAAGAAATAAATAGCTAAATAATTATTCTCATTATAAAGTGAGAATAGTTAATGCTATATTATCTCGGATATTTATAAAAATATATAAATAAAGTTTTGTAAATCAATATGACTGAATTAACTTTACAGTCATAGCAAGTAAAAACCAAGCTTTTAACAAAAAATAACTACATATGTCTGATAATTTACAGCCACCAGCTAACTTTGGTATACAAGACACCATGAATATGGGTGCAGGCGATACACAATTATTGAATGATCTACTAGCTCCAGAAACTGCACAGGCAGATCCTGAGTCTGTAGAACCAATAGTAAAAGAAGTTGAAGATACAATTCCTGCAAAAACAGCAGCTAAGGGAAAAGAAATTGTTCCTCCTCTTAGTCCAGACGGAAAAACTGATGAAGAAAAACAAACAGGGGAATCCCTAATTGCTGACTTTCTAAGTGATGATCCGGATGATACTGAAGAAGAATCAGTTGAAGAAGCTCCAATAGTTAAGGAACCTGAAGATATTCTTGATCAAGTAGGTACAGAAGAATCTGAAGATACTGCAAATGCAAACTTTGAAGCACTCTCAAATGATCTTTTTGATCTTGGAGTATTTAACAAAGAAGATGAAGAGGAAGTTTCTATATCTACCCCTGAAGAATTTCTAGCTCGATTTGAATCTGAAAAGAAAAAAGGAGCACAAAGTTTAGTACAAGATTTCATAGGTCAATTTGGAGAAGATTATCAACAAGCCTTTGATTCTATCTTTGTAAAAGGAGTAAACCCAAAAGAATATTTTGGAACATACAACCAGATAGTAAATTTCTCTGAAATGGATCTATCAAAAGAAGGTAATCAAAAATCAATTATGCAACAAGCATTAGCTGATCAAGGTTTTGAAAAAGAAGACATAGGTAAAGAAATTGAAAGATTACAAAATTACGGAGATCTAGAATCTGTATCTACTAGACATCACAAGGTGCTAGTTAAAAAGGAAGCTGCAAAGCTTTCAAAACTAGAAAAACAGTCTCAACAAGAGCTACAAGCAAAGAGCCAAATTAAGGATCAGTATGTAACTAATGTACAGACAATACTTTCTGATAAAGTAAAAGATAAAGAATTTGATGGTATACCTATCAATTCTAATTTAGCAAATGAACTACAAGACTTCTTATTAGTAGACAAGTGGAAAACACCTACTGGAGACACCCTGACTGACTTTGATCGTGCTATTTTAGATATGAAAAGACCTGAGAATCATGAATTAAAAGTTAAAGTGGGATTACTCCTAAAGATGTTAGAAAAAGATCCAACCTTGGCTTCTATACAAAGAGCAGGTGTGACTAAAAAATCTAACCAGCTATTTGGAGAAGTTGCTAGACAAGTAACTAAATCAAAAACAGTTGCTTCTCAACAGAAAACAACTAGTAAAAAGAAACCAAATTCATGGTTCTTATAATAATTATTAATTAACAAAAAACGAATAAAATGGCAATTCAAACAATCCCAGGTTTAACTGGCTTTACTTATGCACGTGTAGCGTCTATGGATGCACGAGCTGTAGGTAAGCTGACAGATGCGAACCACCTAGAGTCCTTTCACTCTACTGAGCCTGCAGACTATGATAAAAAGATTATCAGTCTGTATACTCAATCTTCATTGTATAGCAATGATTTTCTAGACATGATTAACAAGAGTACTCCTTATTACATTGACACAAACTCAGATGCGTGGAAGTGGAATATAGCTGTACCTTACAAATTCCCTAAAATTATTGACATTCCAAAATCTACTAAAGATATCATTGCTGGTACTGGTAAGGTTGGAATTGATGGTCAAGAGTTTGAGCTTATATTAAGTTCTAACGAGTTCTCTAAGAACGCTATCATCTCTGTAGGAACACGTCAATATGGACCACGTTTTTACGTGATAAAAGATCCACAACCATGGAACATGGGATGGATTTACAAATTTACATTAGTAAGTGATAACCCAACAGTAGACTTCGTTAATACTACATTTTTAGCACAAGGTGTTGAATTAGAATTAGTAGATGCTGCAATTGGAGAATTTGATCAAGACTTATTAGGTCTTCCTAGATTAGGTGAAGAAATCACTATGTTCGAATCATTAGGTTCTGCATATGGTTATGAGCACAAAATTACGGAATGGGCTGATGATAAAATGTTAAGAGACTCTTCTGGGAAACCATTAGATATTTTAGTATATGCACCACAACAACGTAATCAACTTCCTTTAAGAAGAGAAGACGTTAAATGGGAACCGTTCATTGAGTTCTGGATGCGTAAGTCTATGTTAGAATTAAAAGTTAAACGTATGATCTGGGCTTCTCCAGGTACGGTTAAAACTAATGGATCTAAACAAGAATTAAAAAGAACTTCTGCTGGTGTATACCACAGAATGAGAAATAATGGAAACTTAGTACAGTATAACAGAGGTGAATTCTCTGCTAACTTAATACGTGCAGTTTTCGGTGATCTATTCTATCGTAGAGTGGATGTTAAAGATCGTAGAGTTAAAATGTATACTAATGAGGCTGGATTCGATGTATTCCAACAAGCTCTTAAAGATGATGCACTTAATTCAGGTCTTACTTTCATGGCAGATTCTGGAAACAGATACATGCAAGGTGAAGGACAAAACATTACTTATAACTTTGCTTTCGATGCAATGGTTACGAGAGAAACAGGTCGTGTTGAATTGGTTCACTTAAAAGAACTAGATTTACCACAAACTAATTTAGAATTTGGACAAAACATGAAATCTACGCCAGTATTTATGGTGTTTGATGTTTCTCCATTATCTGATGGTGCAATGGTAAATAATATCCGTGAAGTTCGTATGCAAGGTGCTCCTTCTATGACTTGGGGTTATATTGATGGTACTCGTTCCCACTTAGGCTTTGCGAAGTCTCAAGGAATGCAGTCTGCTAACAAATTCCCAGGATATGAGTTATGGATGAAAGATCGTTGTGATGTATTCATTGAAGACTTATCTAGAACTGTGTTAATTGAAGAAATTCCACAATTCTAAATATATAAGATAGGTGAATTATTATTAACTTAATGTTCACCATTCTCAGAGAAGTGTCCCCTCACCCACACTGTCCCTCCTCAGAGGGGACATACTTCTCTAACTTGAGTACTGGATTAAGTTCCTACCTGTTCAATCAGAGTACTCTACAAATTATAAAACCAAAGAATTAATTAATCAAACTACATTATGGGTAAATTAGGTAAAATCTCTACGATAACGAGAGTATATAACAATACACAAGTTCAAACTTTACAAAGTGGTCTATCAAAGGCAGGTATGACAAGAATTCCTGGAACAGGAGTTTTTAAATATCCTTACAAAGAATTAGATGGTAAATACAGAACAGGACTAGATCCTGATGCTGGTTATATCAGAAGAATTCAAGATCCAACTGAAAAAGAACTTGAAATAGAAAGAGTAACTGCTCTAAAAGAAAAGCTACAAACTGTATTAGGAGATATTGATTTAGGACCAAGAGCAAAATTCTGGAACTATGGATTATCTACAGGAGTAAATGATTCACTTCATGTTAAAGCAGTAAAGCTTTTAGATGGTGATAATATGTATGACTTAGATGTACCAATTCAAGAGATTTCTTTTGCTTGGTTAAGAGTTCATCCAACTATTGCATCCTCATACCAAGCATGGGAAAGAGGAGAATTTCCAGCAGATACACAGTTTTATGTTGTTAATGATGAGATAGAAAGTCAACTAGTTTATAAAAAGAAACAACTTATCAACAAGGCTATTATCAAGTTTGATAGCATGAGTATAGAAAAGAAAAGAAAAGTTGCAAGACTTCTAGGATTACCAGTAACAGGCGACTCTAAAGAAGAAGTAGTTTATAACTTAGTAGATAACATGTTAAAGCTAACAGAAGTAAAAACTGGAAACTTCCAAGGATTAAATCCGATAGAAGTATTCAACAGATTTGCTGACATGAAAGAAAATTTACTCCATATTAAAGATTTAATTAAACAAGCTATACAACATTCAATCTATAGACTTAAGCCAAGTGGCAAGGTTTATGAAGGAGAATACGAAGTAGCAATGGATGAAGAAGAATTAGTAAAATATTTAGTTGATGAAGATCATCAAGATGATTTACTAGTACTTGAAAAGAAATTGAAATCTAAAAAACTAGCTTCGGTATAGTATGAGCTTTAAAGAAGATTTTGAAAAGCTATATCCAAACACTGATAAAAGAATAAAAAAAATCCTTTTAGATGAATTTGAAAAAGGAAATTGTAAAATAGATGAAGATAATACTTTATGTTATACTTCTAATATAGCTAAAAAAATAGCATTATTATGATACCAGTAGATAGTTTATTATATAAAATAGATCAAAAACTAAATAAACTATCAACTAACGAGCACCAACAGATTGCATTAGAAGACAAAATCTTAAGCTTGAACGAAGCTCAGATTAAGTTGATAAAACAAAAAGTTGATGGTTTTAGTGTCCCTAACCGATTAGGTTATGATGCTTTTAAGAAAAGGTATGAAGATTTACAGAATCTAGTTATAGATTTTACAAATCAACCATTACCGTTAGTGGAATCTAACAAAGAATTACATCAATGGAATGCTGACTTAACTGTACTTAAACCTAAGTATATGTTTTATGTAGACAGTTATGTGTTAGCAGACAAAGGTAGATGCAAAGATCGAATAATATGGATTAATAAAGATCTTAGTAAACATGGAGATTTATCTCTTTTACTAAATAATGATCATTATAAACCAAGCTTCGAGTATCAAGAAACCCTAAATGGAATATCTTCTAATACTTTAAGTATATATACTGACGGTACATTTACCCCCACAACTATACAAATTATGTACATGAGATATCCTGTCTATATAAATAAGGCAGGATACATCATGTTAGATGGAACTCCATCAACTAACGTAAATTGTGAACTAGAACTATATCTAGAGGATGAGATTGTAGATTTAACAGTTCAGAATCTAGCTATGTACACAGAGAATGCTGCTGCTGTACAAAGTGCCCAATTTAGAATACAAACAAATGAATAATAATATAACCCTTAAACACAATAAATTATGAGTACATTCGCGTTAACCACGTTATTCGTGGTGCCAGTAGGTCAGACAGCTCTGCCTAGCACTGGTTCGACTCAAGACCTTACAAAAGGTCAAGTAGGATTTTACAAAAGTGATTATGCTTTAGCAACTGCTGCTAACATAGCTGCTTCTCCGTATTTCTACGTAGCACAAGGTAGAGAAAACACCTACCTACAAGGATCTAAAAGATCTGACAAAATTAAAGGCTGCCCATCTGGGTCAGGTTGTAACTCTAACGTAACTGAGTGGTATAAAGCTTCTGGGTGTTCCCAAGCTGCTAACCAGATTACTGACGTTACAGACTTTAAAGTACAATGTGGTGAGATAGTCACATTGACATTACGTGCTTTTTCTTCTTACATTAATACTTTATACTTCAACGGATTTACACGTTCAGTAACTGTTAACGCTCCATGTTGTGAGTGTGGTGGTGATGTGTGTACTGATGTAGATGTTAATGCATTAATCAATTCACTTATCGTTAAGTTAGAGCAATCTGCTCCTGGCGATAATCCAGACAACGTATCTTTCAAAAGTTTCTTTACATTTGAAAACGTTGGTGGAACAAAATTAAGAATACACGGTAAGCCATTAACTAAATATGGACAACCTTGTGATGTTGCTGCATTCCCATTTGAATATGACAGAATGTATTTCAACGCATTTATTTATGATGGACCAGCTACAACTGCTGACTTTATCGTTGCTGATGCTTGTGACATTGTTGCTAAAGCAACTATAATCCAAAATGCTACTTATCCTTCTGGATTAGCTGCTGAATGGAAACAAGCAGAAATTAATTACTATAGCTACCAAGCTGGGTATTTAAAATCTCTATACAGAATGGGAGGATACAATGAGAACTTTGAGTCTTATGTAACTGACGGAGTTGTATATGATAGCTACTATATCAGATTCAATGAATATGATAGAGGTGCATATCAATGGGGTGATTTTATCCATCAAGACTCTATCGTAATGATAGCCGTACCTAATTCTGACACTGATGGTGGAAGTGGTATTGCTGCTGACGTAGAAGCTGTTTTAGTTGCTGCTCTTGGTGCTGTTGTTGATAATAATACTTGTATTACAACTACAACTACTACAACTGCTGCATAAGGAAGAAACTACCTAATACAATACTAACCTAATCTAATACCAGAGAGGCGAGGATAACGCTCAATCCTCTGGTATTTTTTTTTAAATAAAACTTATGGCAGCCAATTTTCAGTTAGATCTTATTGTCCCTCCTAGTTATAGTGTAAAATTACTTGCTGTTACAGATGCGTCTATCTATCCAGATAACCCACCTATTGTATCATCACCAAGTATTGAAATTCAGGTTCCAGGATTTGGAACCAAGATATTACCTTTTGTACCTTTAGAGACAAACATTTTTGCATCAGATACCTTAGGTATTACTGAAGCTGGATGTAAGCAGGATCTTCCGGATGGTATTTACCATTTGAAGTATTCTGTAGCACCTGCATATCTAAATTATGTTGAGAAAACAATTATGCGTATAGACAAACTTCAAGAGAAGTTTGATTCTGCATTTTTAAAACTTAACATGATGGAATGTGCAAGTGAATTAAAAACACAATCAAATATTACATTAAATACAATTAACTTCTTTATTCAGGGTTCTTTAGCAGCTGCTAATAACTGTGCTGAAAAAGAAGCATTAAAATTATACAGTCAAGCTGGTAACATGCTTGATACATTTATAAAATCAAACTGTGGTTGTACAGGAAACAATTACAGAGTAAACTTCATTTAATATGGCACAGTGTGCAGGATGTGGAGCTCAGGTGGGATGTAGCTGTAGACTAAATAATGGTCTATGTGGAGCCTGTCAAGCGAAGTTAAAAGAAAATCAAGGTAAAAAGTAAGATATATATGTTATCACCAAGATTAACCAATTGCAAAGGATGTGCAGACATTCCTGATTTACTTAGAAGAATAGACTGTAAATTAGCAGAGCTAGGGAACAACTTATACAATAATGTTGTATTTATGTTGAATAAACCTATAGCGGTTACTGATATATCACAACTTTTAGTATACAAACGTGTACTGATGTTTAGATATTGTGATACACATTATGCAACAAGATGCCCAGAGATAAGTACAGAGGATATTGCTAGTAAAGTTATTCGTCTTACTACTGGTTGTGTTTCATTATGTAATGAACCAACTGTGTGTGAGATAACTACACGTGCTATTAAACCATCTCCTAATCCTACAACTACTACTACTAGTACATCTAGTACAAGTACAACTTCTACAACTTCTACAAGTAGTACAACAACAAGTACAACAACACTTAACTGTAACTTTACTGGTGTAATTGATTGTAGTATTACAACAACAACCACTACTACACCTGCCCCTACTACAACTACTACATCAACTTATTTCCCAGATCCATTTGGTGTACCATGTCTATGGTCTACTAATGGAGGCAATCCAGGAAATCTAGCTGTATACAGCTTTGATACTAATACAGCTACTACAGTATTAGTTCCTAACGACTTTAATGAGACAGTGGGTATTGAAAGACCTATTTGTGCTACAGAAGATAAACTATGGTTAGTTAGTATAGTTGATCAAAATCCTCTTGATAATGATACAAGTGATAAGGTATATATTAGAGAGTGGGATATAGATGGAACTACACCAAATGCCCCTACATTAACTTACGTAAGAGAGATAACAGTTAACACAGGAACATACAGTGGATATAATCTTGGAGGAACTTCTGTACAGGCCATGGCTGCAAAAGATAATGATACACTTATTATTGGAACAGGTAATGAATATGGATCAATACCAGCAGGTACTGGTGGAGTTGGTAACATGTATGCTCTTGAATTCAGCATTGCTGCGTCAGGAGATATTACAGTTACAGGAAATGATATATCTGCTGAATGGGTAGCTGCTTCAGGGACCAATGCAGGTAAAATGAGTAATCTTACTTATACAAATTCAGGGCAACTTGTATTAGGATATAGAATAGATCTTAATCCTGATGGATCTGGACTTGGAAATATAGTAGGTAATTGGTTAAAAGTATTTCCTGCAACTCCTGCTGATCCTGCATTTAGTATAAATGATACAGCCATTCCATGGATTAAACTTCAAGACAATGGATATCCAGAATTTACAGCAAGTTATAATGGATCCAAAGATGCACCTTTCTGGGGTATAAATGGATTAGCACAATTATCACATGCAGAAACTTTAGCGGTGTATACTCTAAATCAATTACCTTCCTATTCATTATCATTGACTACTAATGTGATTAGTTCAAATGATTGGTTAAGTTCAGCTACACACTGTTCTAATATTGAATTTAAAATAAATGATACCCCTGATTGTGGCCTTACTTATTTACCTGCATTACTTGATACTGAGGGTAATTATTTAGGACCCCAGACATTTGAGTACTTTGGAATGACATGTACAGCAAGCTTATCTGAAAATCTAGATGCCTGGTATATGGGAACAACTCCTAGTGGCTTCTTAGGATGTAGTGGACTTGTTAAACCATCATCTGAAGGAGTTAGTGTAACTCGAATAGTACAAGGTAATAACTTTAGTGTTACAATTGATTTCCCTCAATTAGTTAATAATATTCCAATTAGAGCTGGTGTTTTAAATAGTAATGCAGGTGGTACAAGTGGTGATGTATATTATGTTAGCACTAATACAGGTGACCCTGTACTTTCTATAAATCAAGGATGTTATCTTCAAGTTGATGATAATAAATTATGGGGTGGAGTACAAAATCCTAATCTTCCTAATGAAAACCCTATATATAATCCAGGATATGGAGAGGTTAAAGTTACTACTCCTTCCGACTTTACATCTATGACTATATATGGTAATGCACCAACTGGTGGACCATTGTTTTTAGGATGTCGTCCTTTAAATTGCGATAATATGGTATACGTAAGATTTGGAGGATTGACTTGTTCTGATCCTGAAGAAGCAGGACGTTGTGTAGCTCCACCAAATGTTCCAGTAGCACAGACTTCTTATCAACCAATTAAGGTATGGAATAAAACGACAGGTGTAATTACAGAAGTAGGACCTCCACCAGGTGAAGGTTTTGCTTCTGGCGATATTGGTATGTCTAATAATATAATTGTAGTATCAGCTAACTTTAACTATCAAAATGCAGCAGCACCTCCTACAGATCAGTGTTTTATAAAATATACTTATGATAGTGTAGCTGAGGTTCCTACCAATTTAGAATGGGATGGGGTGAGATATGTATTACCTCCTGTCTGGGACCAGTTCAATAACGGTTTTATTCCAAACATTGAAGTAATAAATGATAACACAATAGGTTTAACTGTAAGTACAACAAGTGGTGGTTTTGATCCTTTATATGATACTAGATTTCTAGAGTGTACATTCCCTCAAACTGGTACAGAAATGATTACTGTAGAAAAGTTTGCACTTGCTGGAGCAGGTGTTAACAATGCTGGTAATGCAGGAGATTTACTAATTACATATAAAGAAGATGGTGTAACACCAAATAAAGTAATAGTTTTAGGAACTGTAGATCCCTACGTTGATAATAATTTTATAACTGCTCATCTTGCAGTTCAACAATATGATTATGAAACAGGAGCTTTAGAGGTAACTACAAGAGCTGAAGACTTTGGGGTTGATCCTATAGGTGGAGCAGCTATTGCTCTATTTGACGGAAAACTTTATGTAGGTGGTAGTAGATGGGCTACAATAGATCTAGAGTCTCCATATGGATGGACTGAATTAGTGCCTAATGCTCCTGGTACACCTGATCCAGCTGGTGGAGCAAGTCAAATACCTGGATGTAGAATAAGTAATGGGTTTATTATAGATCCTAATGTAACAACTACTACAACTACAACAGATCCTAATACAACAACAACCACCACTACAGTACCACCTGGTGTAAGAACTATATTTACTAGATTTGGAATTAATAATAATCCAACATAATTATGGAAGCAACTCAAGACATACATAATAAGATTTTAGAACTACACAAACAGTATCCTCATGCTACTGGTATTGGATGGGGCAAGAAGATTGTAGATGGAGTAGATACTGGAGAATTTGCTTTTCAAATAGCAGTTAAAAAAAAGAAACCACTTTCTGAAGTCTTAGCAAATGAACTAATCAGTTCTGAGGTTGATCTAAATGGTGTAAAAATAAAAACTGATATAATAGAAATAGCTATAAATCAACGCATGACTTGTAGTCAGACTTGTGGTAATATAAATGCTGGTCCAAACAATGCCGCAAATAGAGCGTACACAAGACCTTTAAAAGGTGGAATAGCTGTATCAAGTAGAAACAATGATTCAACTGTAGGAACCCTAGGAGGTTTTGTAATACACAGTGATACTAATGGTGTGGTTGGTTTAACAAACAATCATGTTTCAATCAATGATGCTTTCTTTACATCCGATAGAGATATTAATGGTCCTTATTTAAATGACTCATATGCAGTAAATAGAGTTTACAATAATGTACAAGGTCCTAACACCCCTACGTCTAATAACTTTGGAATAAGTTTAAGATATGTTCCTATACACTCGATTGCTTCAGGACAAGTAAATCAAGTAGATGCTGCAATATGTTCAGTAGCACAGGAAGACTTCTCAACAACTGCCTCTTGGTTACAAGTAGGACTAGAATTAATAATGGGATCAGACGCTCCACCTTTTGCTAGTACATCTGAGTTAGATAATATATTAGCTACTAATCCTCCTTTATATACAGCTGGAAGAACAACTGGACCAAAAGGATTAGAACCTGATTGTCCTCTTAGAGTGAGTGCAAGTCCTCAGCTTGTAACTCCAATAAGTTATCAAATGCAAAATCCTACACAAGCTGATTTATCTCTAGGTAATCAGAGTCCTTATGCTGTAGCATGTACATTTACAAGATCTATCCAATTTGTAAAACCAGCACAAGAAACTCCTAACGCTCAAACTCCAGGATGTCCAAATCCTATATATAGTGGTGATTCCGGATCTATGTTATTAGCAGATTTTAACGGAACTATTAAAATAGTAGGACTGTGTTATGCTGGTGCTGGTAATCCTGTAGAATATGGTCTGGCATGTAGAATAGATGACATTGCAGCTCAGTTAGGAATAGAACAATATGTAACTCAAGGTGGAGTAGGAAGTGAAATAATGATAGATCCTGATAGTGTCCAATATAAAACTGTAGAAGGAACAAGTGATCAAAAAACAATAACATGCGATAATTTAGAATACTGGCAAACAGGATTTACAGATACATTACAAAATAATTGTCCATAAACAAACAAATAAAATAATAAAATTATGTCAACACAAAATTGCTCAAATTGTTACAACGGCTGTACTGAAATTACTTCAGACAAGTGCGTTAAATATACAGGAGTAGATGTTCCTATACTAGGAATAAAAACTGGAGACTCTCTATCTTTTGTAGAGCAAGCTCTTATTACCTTTTTAGGTTCTACTTTAGATGGCACAGGTATACAACCTGTAGTTCCTGCATCAGATATATGTCCTATAGTAGATGCTAATCTAGATAATTGTAATCCTCTATCTTTAAATAATTATCTTGTAGGTATTATCAAAACTATTTGTGATTTAAACATACAGATAGAAGCTATAGAAGTTTCTAATCCTAGTACAGTTTACAATGTAGGATGTGTAGAAAATGTTCAAAATACATCTAGCACATCAGAGGTACTACAACAAACCATAGTAAAGTTATGTGAAGTTGAGCAATCACTGAATACTTTTATTACTGATGTTACAAATAACTACGTACAGATTGTTGACATAAATACATATATAGAGAACTATTTAAATACTAATCCTCAACAACAGTTGCTGAATAGTAGAATGGTTCCATTTTCTTCTCAGCCTTATTTTGGATCATTATCACCATTTGATGCATCTGGTGCTGGCATAGGGATATGGGATAGAATATTCTTATGTAACGGAAATAATGGAACACCAGATCTTAGAGGTAGAGTTCCAGTAGGAGCTACTGATATGCCAGGTCAATCTATGGATAGTGCTGTCGATCCAGGAAATAGTGGAAACCCTACATATAACCTAACTAGTTTAGTAGGAACAAATCAAGTTGTATTAACAACAGCAGAAATTCCTTCTCATACCCATATAGGAACAGTAAGTGCTCCTAGTCCAGAAACTCACACACATCAAATGTTAGTTAAACCAGGTGTAATGGGACAAGGTGGAGCTACTGTTTACCCTGATTATTCTAATCCAGGAGGAGAGAGGAGAGGTGAGAGAAGAACAATGGATTCTGGTGTTTCTGGTGTTGGTAGTTATGATGCAGCATATACAGAATTAGAAGGAAACCATACACACACTGTTACTATTGATGTAACTGGTGGAGGCTTAGGTCACAATAACTATCAACCTGGAATGGGAGCATATTATATAATTTACATACCTTAATACTAAAAACTATGGCATACTTAGCTACAAATCCTTGTTGTACCGATATAACATTAAACTCTACTTGTGGATGCTCAAGCACTACAACTGCTGACCCATGTAATACTGCAGTACACTATTCAAAATCTATTATATATAATGGACCCACATTACCTTGTTCAAATGTAGAGCCTTGTGACGATTTAAACGTTGCTTTGTCTAAAATTGATGAACTTCTTTGTATATTGAAGACTCAACAAGTAACCAATACATCAGATATTGCTACTATTAAAGAACAAGTTATACTGATAAATCAAACATTAAATACCTGTTGTGCATCATAATGGAAGCATTTATAAAACTAACTACTGCAGGAAATAACACTGGACCTTTCAATCTGTTCTCAGATATAGATGGGTTCACTACTGCTTTTGAAACTGGAATAACTAAAACTCAGTTATTAGCTGGATACACAACATCAGCTGTTGCTGATTTTACCACTACAATTAGAGTGGCATCAGATTCATTATGTGAGAATAGTTTTGATATTATATTACAGCAAACAACTACCACTACAACAACAATATAATTATGGCCTTAATAGAGATAACATTAACAATAGACGGACAAGCAGGACCATTTGATTTATTTTCAAATGTAGACAGCTTTGGATCACCTTTTGCTACACAAGTGCCTGCTGCAAGTTTAACTGCTGGTTATTCAGTAGTAGCCCCTCCAGGAACCTCTACTGTTAAAGTTTGCTCTACTGGTGTTTGTACTAACTGTATAGACATTCTTACTAACTGTCCTACAACTACCACTACAACTAGTTCTAGTACATCTACTACTACAAGTACTTCAACTTCAACATCCACAACTACTACAGAAGTTCCACCAAATAAACTTAATTGGGAACTTATAACAAATACCCCAGGTTCTCTACTTGCTGCTGACCCTCAACTATCAAATCTAGGAATAAAAGTTAATGGAATACCAGTAGTAGATGTAGAAATTACAGGCAATGCTTCTTCACAAAGTGGAGTAATAGACATATATCCAGGTGATACTGTAAATGCTTTTTTAAGAACTGATAGAACAGGAGTATATAACTTTGTTAACAGTATTATAAAAGATGGTATATTCTATCAAGCACAAGATACATGTGACGAATGTAGTAATTTTTACCAAACAGATCTTAGCCCACAATATGTAGGAGCAGGAGTTGATGTTGATTTCTCTTTTGTAGGTGATACTATTAAAGAAGAAGTTACTACAACAACTACCACAACTATAGCAGCAACTACAACAACAACTACAAGTAGTAGTTCTTCAACCACTACAACAACTACAACATGTGATTGTTCTTTAAATGGTGCAACAGCAATTGTTACTGCAGGAACAACAACAACACAAGTTCCAGCTACAACTACCACTACAACAACACAAGCTGGAGGAACTAGACTATTAGCTGTAAGATCTACTCTGTTTGATGTAGCTTTATCAATAGGTATTTGTGATTATGCTTTAAATCAATTTACTTTTAAAAGTGGACAACCTGTTCCACAAATTGGAGATATTCTTTATGATCAATCAACTGGTGGTTCAACATTTAATGGAGGTAATAACTACTGGCATTATCAAACAAGTGGAGCATCCACAACCTACACTATAAGAGTAGGAGCAACCGGAATAATTTCATATGTAGACACATGCTTTGCTTAAACTAATTATCTATGGCACAACAAATTAAAATACAACTAACTTCTGCAGGGGCATGTTCTGGTCCTGTAGATTTATATTCAGATGCAGATAACTATGTTAATGCTTTTGCTAGTAATATATCTATTACAGTACTAACTAGTGCTTTAGGATATAATACATCTGCTGCACCAATTGGAACTACTACTATAAGAATACAAAATTCTCTTACTAATCATGATTGCAATGATAACTTTGTAGATGTAATTATAATAACATAATAATGACAGTATTAATACAAGCTAATAATATAGGAAGTGATGCAGGACCATTTGATATATTCTCTCAAGTTAATGGGTATACAGAAGCTTTTGAAACTGGAATAACTGCAGCACAGCTTATTGTAGGTTTTGTATCTTACAATGTTCCTGATGGAACTACAGTAGTAAGATTACTGTCGGTTAATTCTAATTGTAATAATCATGAAGATATAGTTATTAATATTCCACCTGTTTGTACAAATCAAACAATAGTTTTTCAACTATGTAATACTAGTGCTACTGTACAAGATGACTTTGATATATTTTTAAATGGTATAAAAATAGGAGATGTAAGTTTAAATCAAAGTGCACAAGTAGGATCAGTAATGGTAGGAAGTAATGTTACTCAAATTATAACACAACCAGACTTTGCTTGTCCTTTAGGTAATATGCAGTTATTCTTTTTTGATCCTGATCTTATATCATATAGAAATAGTATAACAATGACAAACACTCAGAACAATGGAAATGGTAATGTAGGAACACTCTCAATAAGAAACTACAATGTAGTAAATACCTCATTAGAAACACCTTGTGTAGTTCAAGATTTTAATTTTAGTGGAAGCTCTGGAGATAGCTTTAATTTTACATGGATACACAGTCAATGTTGTAATGACTTCAACCCATAAAAAGTTCTCTTTTGTTGGTTTTAGAGAACTTCTCCTAGGGGCTAAATAGCCCTTGGGAGTTTTTATTTATAATCAAATTAATTATAAAGAATAACCCTCACGATTAAATTTTTTATGTTTAGTCAAATAATTTATCTATCTTTACCATATTTACTAATTAAATACAGGACAAATGGCTGAAAATCAAGGGCTTCTTAATGAGTTAAAATCATTACTAAAGCGAAAAAGAAGCAAACAGTGGTATGCAGAACAACTGAAAATAACACTGTCTGAAGTAAATGAATTATTAAAAGAGATGAGGGGTAAGAATGTAGATGAAGGAGAAGAGTTTTTAAATGAACCAACTCACAGTAAAGAATTTGAACAGGCACTGCGGAAGGTAAGTAACGATAAGGGAACAATAGAAAGTACAATAACTCTTGACTTTGAACCAAAGAGTGATATAGAATTAGCACAATTACACAAGATAGATTTAGAAAAGTATATAATTACTAACTATTGGTCTAAAGTACTTCCAACTGGTAAGTTTACATCTTCGATCTTTTCAAAAAGAAAAGGTCCACAAGATTATACAGCTGATGATTTCAGCAAGTTCCTAGAGAACTACAAATCAAACTACATTCCTATTTCTTCTCCTAAACTAGATAATGATAAATCTCTTGTAGATATTGAATTATCTTTATCTGATTACCATTTAGGTAAAAGATATGTTGATGGAGATAATGATCCAGAGACTAGAGCTACAAGGTTTGTACATATAGCAGAAGCTTTAACACATAAAGTTAGATCTGTTTATGATATAAATAAAGTAGTGTTTCCTATATCTAATGATTTCTTTCATACTGATAATTATCAAAACACTACAACCAATGGTACTCCACAGGATATAATCTTAGACTATGCTTCAGAGTATGAAATGGGATTTAATATTCTAGTAGATACTATTAAGATGCTTAAGACTAACTCCAAGCATGTTGAGGTTATTCTAGTACAAGGTAATCATGATAGAACTAAATCCTATTATTTAGCTCATGCGTTAGATATATTCTTTAAGAATGATAAAAACATATCATTTGTTAGAGAGGAAGGATTAATCAAAGCTACCGTAGTTGGTAGTACATTTATTGGTTTTCATCATGGTAACTGTAAAATTGATGCGTTACCTTTATTGTTTGCAACACATCCAGTTTATAGTAAATGGTTTGGAGATGCTACATATAGAGAAGTTCACACAGGTGATAAACATCACTATATGGCAAAGGAAATAAAGGGAGTAAGAATACAACAAATGCCTAGTTTATCTGGAACAGATAGATGGCATAAAGATAATAATTTTGTACATAGTGTACGAGCTGCCTTAGCGTTAGTCTATGACTTTAAAGTAGGAAAGGTAGCTGAATTTGAAGAAAGAATATAGATATGGCAACAAAGTATGGAAAGCCTACACCAGGCAAAAATGTAAAAGCTCCTAAGATTCGTCCTTATAATATGAAGCGTAATTATATGAGAGAAGCTGATCAAATGGGAGGCATACAAGGATTCGGTAATTACAGAAAGAAAATATAAAATGGCAACATTAAGAAAATTAGTTTCAGACGTGCGATCAATGCACAAGATTTTATCAACGGATGCACTTATAACAGATCGAGCAATCGCTTCTGAGGTTAAGAATACTGCTCAATTGTTAATTAAAAGAGAAACTAACTTAAGAAAGCTATGGGCAAGTGATACATTGTTTACTACAATACCTTGTTTAGAGATGAAGGAAGTACCTATCTCTGAATGTTGTGAGTATGCAGACGAGTGTAGTGTGTCACGAACAGTATTTAAGTTGCCTAGGATCTCCGAAGGTAACTATCAGTATGTAATTCAAGGTGTATATTCTATAGATGCCATGGGTGGAAGAGGTACTAAATTAAAAGAAATAACAATCAATAGATATATTAATCTATTAAAACTACCTATAATAAAAAATGATTATTACTTCTGGATATCTAGTGGGTATCTTTATGTAAATAATCCTTTATTAAAAGCAATAAGGTTAACAGCATTCTTTGAAGAAGATGTACCTAACGAGATCATGTATCCAGAATGTGGATGTGGAAGTCCTGAATATACAGATGAAGAGTATTGTAAAAATCCTTTAGACAAGGAATATGCATTACCTGGTTATTTAGAACAACAAGCATTATCATTAACTTCTCAAAAGTTATTGTCAACATATTTCCAAATTAAGGATGATATGAGTAATGAAGGCATAGATGGACAAGCTCCAAATGCTCAACCTACAAACTAGAACTATATATGTCAAGAGTAGCAGTTGACTGGAGAAGTGCAAGTAAAAATAATTACGAAGACTTCTGTAAAAAGAACCCTTTGATATCTCTTACTTTTGATGAGTGGAGAAATATTCTGTATGCATTTAATGAATCATTCAAATACTACATTTTAGAGACAGGAGAGAAAGAAAAATTACCTACTGGGTTTGGAGAGTTTTCTATTAACAAAAAGAAAAGAAGAAGAACTAAAGGAATTGACGGTAAGGAATTTGTAAATCTTCCTATTGATTGGCAGAAAACTAAACAGAAAGGAAAGGTTATATATAACTTTAACTATCACACAGAAGGATACTTCTTTGGTTGGATGTGGTTTAAACAAAGTGCTAGATTTAGAAATTCTGATCTATGGTACTTTAAACCTTCTAGAAGAACTTCAAGAGATCTTTCTCACTACTTAAAAGCAGACAATAAATACCAACACATATACCATGAATGGAAAAAATAACTTATGTCATACTATTATAAATACGATTTTGTATCCCCAGAACCATTATATGCAACAGTAAAAGAAGAACTTAAAAGTTATTTTGATACTGGAGCTGTAGATGATTTATTATTCCCTACCTACCTAGATAAGTGTCTTAGGAAGATGGGTAGGACTACATTTCAAATTACTACTGAGATTTTATTTGTGGACGACTTTCAAGCAAGACTTCCTGATAACTTTTATGCAGTAAGAGAAGCATGGATGTGTGCAGTAGTGCAAGGAAATCCTTATCCTGCAGCATCTTCTTTATATACTCAAGCAGTTAACGCTACTACTATTCAAGTAGCTCCTCTAACAATAGGAGGAACTCCTTGTGATAATCCATCATGTCAACATCCTAGTTGTGATGGTACATGTATGCCTACAGTAGTACAAGCTGTATATAAAACAAATAGTGAAATTCCTAGATCCTGGAGACGTTCTTATTTATTAAAGCCAGGAAATATATCTGCACGTAAAAGTTGTAATTTATCCTATACTAATTCTTGGTCACAATTTAACCAATTAACTTTAGCAGGTCGTGAGTTTACACCTGGTGCTTCTTCTTTTGACTCTTTTGATATCAGAGATAATAACTTCGTAACAAATTTTAGATCAGGAACAGTACATCTAGTATTTTATGCAACAGACTATGATAAAATAGGCAATCAATTAATACCTGATAACTTTCGTGTTAGAGAATACATTGAAGCATTTATTAAATTTAAAGTATTTGAAACTCTTACAAATCAAACAGTAGACGAAACATTCAATCAACTACAGACTAAACTTATGTATCATAAACAAGTAATGGATGAAGCCTGGGTAATGGCAGAAACAGAACTTAAAAAAGAAACAGTTTATCAAAAGCAAAGAAAAATTATTACTGACTTAAATCGTTTTAACCAATATGAACTTCCAGATGCAAAATCTCAAGTATCAGGTAGATATTCAAATAGACGTTGGAGACGTAATGGTTTTAATTAATATATATGGCTACTAGAAAAGAAATGGATGACTCTGCTTCAGGCTTAACTGCAGCTAAGAAGAAAGCTGCAGAAGCTAAGAAGATGGAATCTGCTCAGAAAGGTCAAGTGAGAATGGAGTTTAATCAAGCTCAGTCTGGACTTAATATGGACAGTACAATTAACCAGGTGAAAACAGGGAACCTTACCTATGCTTTAAATGCAACGGTTGAGAACTTTGATTCTAGTTCTATTAATTATCAAAATGAACCTGGTAATGAGCCTTGTCTTAGTTTTCCTGATGGTTATGAACTTATAGGAAAGCATACTATTCCTGAGAAAAAGAAAAACATATTCTTTTTAGTAAACCCTTTAACTGGTGGAAGTGAAATTGGCTTCATGTTTAATAATGATTGTCAGTATCGCACGCTAATCAATGCTCCATGTTTAAACTTTAGTGTTGATCACCCTATACCAAAGGTAGTACATAAAATAACAAACTGTACCACAGAGATATATTGGACTGATGGATTTAATGCTAGAAGATATTTAAATGTAGAAACAGACGAGAACTTAGAACCAATTGGTCTTCCTTATACATTAATTTCTGGAAGTCCTAATTGTGATCCTGTATATAGTGATATATTAGACTGTAATCAACTAAAGATACAGCCTAACTTTGACATACCTTTTTTAGATGTTAATGAAGTAACTAATGTAGGATCATTAGAAGCTGGAATGTATCAGTTTGCTATTCAATACTCTGATGCTACAGGTAATGATTTAACATCTTATTATTCAGTAACCAACCCTTGTCCTATTGCTGATCCTCTTATAACAACAGTAAACTTTAACTATCCAGTAGGTAAATCTATTATAGTAAAAGTATCTAATTTAGATATATCAGGACAATTTAATTACTTCAACTTAGCAGTAATTAAAACTATAAATAATATTACTTCAGTAGAACTAGTAGGTGTTTATAACATTACAGAAACTACAGAAGATATAACCTATACAGGAGCAGATCAGACAGCTATAAGATTATCAATAAATGATATATTTGAAAAGTATCCTTATTATGATATTGCTAAAGATTTAACATCAGTTCAAGATGTATTAGTATGGGATAATTTAACATCTATAGATAGAATCAACTATCAACAGATTGCTAATGATATAACCTTACAATGGGAAACTCATAGATTACCTGCTGATGAAAATTATGCTGATGAAGAGAATGCTACAAACTTACGTGGATATATGCGTGATGAAGTGTATGCTTTTGAAATAGTATTTCTTCTTAAGAATGGAAAACAAACAGATTCTTTTCATATCCCAGGTCCTAACAATCTTAATGTACAACCTGACATACCCAACACTAATGATGATTTTATAGGTGAGCCAGATTACTTTCAAAACGGTATAGGATATAGTCCATATTGGAAGATATATAACAATGCTATAAATCTAGGTTTCTCACCTGGCTATCTTTCTACTGAAAGCTACAAAGGACCTTATGAGTTTGGAGAGTTTGCATACTGGGAGTCTACTGAAAAGTATCCTTGTAATAAAGATGTATGGGGTAATTTAGCAGATCAACCTATTAGACATCATAAATTTCCAGATGTATTAATTAGTCCCATTATAGAAAGTCCTGTTATTACTTATGACGGAAACAATATGGTTCCTGTTATGCAAGATAGTAATCCAGTATTCCCTATGGGAGTAAAGATTAATGACAATCAAATTTCAAACTTAATATTAACTTCTGATTTAACACAAGATCAAAAAGATGATATTGTAGGATTTAAAATAGTTAGAGGAGATCGTGGTACAAATCGTTCAATTATAGCTAAAGGTATACTTAGAAATGTAAACTCTTATATAAGACAAGATCAAGAGTACTACTATCCTAACTATCCATACAATCAAATTTCTGGAGAAGACTCATTTCTACAAGAGAATAACAATGCTTGGAATTATAAATCTAAAGCATGGCTTGTATATATGCCAGATTCTGCATCAACTGCTCTTCCAGGAGTAGATCTTAACATAGTAGTAAATAGTGAGGATGGTGTATTTTCATATACCAGTGTCACTAATGGAAGACCTACAGAGGCAGTTATTAAACCTAATTGTATTATAGAAGTATGTTCTATTACAAGACCTGTAGCTCTTAAAGGAGTAATGACTATAGGTCCTGGAGATTATGATATATGGAAATGCTTTCATGATAGTGGTGCATATTGTGGTTGGAGATCAGTAACTCAAAATCCTTTTAATAATATAAACTTTGATGGAACTCTTGTTGGAAAAAAATGGTGGGCTGCATATTTCTTACCATTTCTTACTGATAAAACAGGTACTGTAATAACTGATTTTGATCCTGACTTTGATTATGATGGTCAATTTAATGAAGATGCTGGAGGTCATGCTTTTAGACCAGGTATTGAAACTAAACAGTGTGTATCAATTAATGGAAGTAATGGTCGTAGACCTATGTTAAAACTAGCACCTCTTGGTAATAATGGAGTTTGTGTAAATGAAGATGGAACTAATGCTGCTAATGGTAATTATTCTCCAGGTTGTTTTTCAAACCAATGTACTGAAGGTCCTAATGGAGAGGCATGTCAATGTTGTATTGATACAGTTAATGGTGAACCCTCTGGTTTTGGAGAACCTACTAATCCTCTTCCTGCAGTAGTACCTAATCCTGATGATTCGACAAATACTTTTACTCCTCAAACAGCTTTGGAAGATGGTGGAAGTGCTTCTCTTAGTGGTACAAATAGTCGTCAAGGAAGAAGGTCTTGTTTAAATTGTGATAAAGATACACCTATTACACCTTTGGATGGTCCTGATGCTGAAAGAGCAAAAGATATTTTAGATAAATTAATATTTAATTCTCCTGACACATCCTTTGGGCAGCCATTTTTAGGTGGTGTACTAAAATTAGAAAGTGTCATGGCTGGAGCTGGGAAGGCTCATTTTGTAGAAGTTAAAGACAACGCTAAGTATAAACTTCTAACTAAAGAGGCTCAACAAGATGCTTTAGATAGTTCAGAAAGAGTAGCTAACATGGGAGCTGAATGGAATGCTGGTGTAATGTTTACAGTATACCAATCCTATCTTACTATATACATAAATGGTATAACAAGAAAGAACTATGCAATGTCTTTCAACTCAAGAGCAAATTATGATTATTCTTTTCCTATTGACAATAATGTTAGCAGTGGTATCAAACAAAGAGAGATAGAGCTTGCAAGGTATTTAATACCAGGAGTTCAATCATTTAATAATAATGATGCCCCTATAAATAACTGGAATAGAGAATCATCAGTATATATTAAAACTAAAACTAATGACAATTTATTAGCATTACCTATTCCACAAGATACAAATAGTTTAGCGGCTTCAGATGGAACTTCTAGTATGGTAGAGTATTCAAGATTTGCTATAGGAGATAGTGGTGCTTGTAGTACTCCTGAAAGAGAACAAGACATAAAGGTGGTTTCCTATTATGCTTCTATGAAAAATATTATACCTAATCAGTGGGGTCAAATAAATTCATTTAAAAGAATAGATACAGGATATCAAAAACTATTAAATTCATCTGATAGTGATACTATATTTGGTGGTGATGTATTTATATCTAGATTTACATTTAAAACTAAACTACCATTCTTTATAGATAATAGAGTAGAAGCACCTGATGATTCAGACATATTCTTTGATGAGTTAGGTAATGTAGCTTATCCTAAATATTGGCATTCTGCTAGATCTATACTGAGTAATTACACAGTAACTAAAGGTGAGGATGCTCCTCAAAATATGTTTAACCTTATTTCTACTAAGGCTAATAATTTTGATTGTCCTAGCGATCCTTCTTTATATGATGCAAATACAGATAATCCTATTGCAGGTACATACAGAACATTTTATAATGGTTACATGTATTTATGGGCTTATGGTGTTCCTAACTTCTATTGTGAAAGTGTATATAATACAGATTTAAGACAGGCTTTTAATACTAAAGAAGGAGACTTTTGGCCTCATGTAAGTAGTGGTATTCCAGACGAGTGGTTTCAAGAAGTAAATGTTCCAATTGCTCAAGATAATACTTATTACTATAATGTAACTTACTCTAAACAAAACAAAGAGAATTCATTTAGTCAACTTCCTCCAGATTGGAGAGAGGAATTATGTTTTACATTTTTCCCATTTAGAGCAATTTACTCTGACTCACAATCAGATACTCCTGATAATAGAGTAAACAATTGGCTAGTGTATAGGGCTCTTAATTTATTTGACTTTCCACAAAACTATGGTGATCTTATATCATTAGATGGTATTCAAGATAAGGCAGTATTAGCACGATTTGAAAACAAAGCTTTATTATATAATAAGCTTTTAACTATTGACACTAGTAATCCACAAGCAGCTTACATAGGTAATCCTAAAATGTTTTCTAGTTCTCCTCCGATAGATTTTGCAGAAACAGATCTTGGGTATGTAGGATCTCAACACAAGTTTTTACTTAAACTACCATACGGTCAGATTACTGCAGATGCAAAAAGAGGACAGTTATTTCTTATTAGTGGAAATAAAGCTGTAGATATAACAGGATTTGGATCAGGAGTAAACAGATTTATGACAAACAGTTTACCTTTTGAGATATTAGAATACTTCCCAGAAGTAAACATAGATAATAACTTTACAGGATTTGGACTACACGGAGTATATGATAGTAAGTTTGATAGAATTATTATTACAAAACTAGATTATATTCCTATAAACTCTTTGATTTATTTTGATATAGTTACACAAAACTTTTATCTGCCATCTTTATTAAATAATGGAATAGATCAACAAATATTCTTAAGTGATACGAAATACTTTTGTAATAAGTCTTGGACTATGTCATTTGATTTTAGTACAAAAAGCTGGATATCGTTTCATAGTTATTTACCAAACTTTTATATAGGAGAAAATAACTTCTACTATTCAGGAATTAATGGATGCTGTACAAACTTTACTGCTATTCTTGATACTCCAGATAGAAGTAGAATTGATAAAGAAGAACCTAATTTGGAAATGATGGTAGGAGTACTAGATGCAGTTGTTCTTATAACAACAAGTACAACAACTACTACTTCTCCTTTATTTACAACTACCACTACAATATATACACCGGATTGTAATTTTAATATATCATTAACAGAAGAGTTGAGTTGTGATATAGATGGTGTAGGATACATAACAGTACCTACTCCTACTACTACAACTTTGTGTGTAAGACCTACTCCTTTAACTACTTCAACCTTTGTAGAAGGATATCAAATAAAAGGTACAACTTCACCAGTAGTAGGAACAGCTACTGCACAAGAAGCATGTAGTGTAGCTGCATTTTCATTTAATGATACAAGTACAGAAATTGTACCTATCACTTTTAATTATCAATATCGTGTACTAGATAATTCTACTAGTATACTTAACTCTCAAGTCTATTTAGGAATAAGTCAAGACTGTACTATAGTTCCTGATGGTTGGTATAGTGTTCAATATGAGACTGGAACAGTATTCTATGTAGAAAATGGATTTGTAAAAATAGAACAACCATGTAATTGTAATACTCTTACAACTACTACAACTGTATATGCAGGAGCATTTGATCAATGTTGCACATGGTTAATGAATGATGACAATGGAACTGTTAATATATATAAAGAAAATATACCAGATATGAATGGTATTCCAGTTACAATTCCTAACTATACTTCTGGTAAGTTAGCAATTGGACCGAGTACTTTATATGGAGTTTCACCAGGTTTTAATACTACATTTAAGAAATGGAAGATTACAACAAACCCATGGACTGTAGAGGTAGCTTCAGATTTAACAATAGCTGATAATTCCTTTGGTACAACGGCTGGGATAGTAGTTAAAGATGACAATACACTAATTGCAATAGATACATCTCAAGGATATATAGTAGAAATAGACGCATCAACTGGAATCCCTTCACAGAAAATTCTAGTGGGAGGTAATTATACATACTCAACTAACTTATTATATACTAAAACAGGTAAATTAATAACAATAGGAAAAAATACTGCGTCAGGAAACTTTCATTATTTCCAGTGGGATTATGATAATGAAGTTGCAAATCCAGAAATAAATACTGAGATAATTAATTCAGAATTTGTAAGTTGTAGAGCGATTATGTCATGTGATTGTGAGATCACTATTGTGGCAGAAGGTTCTACTTGTGAGAATTATTTATTCCAAGTAGAAACAGCCTCTCCTTTTAGAGTGGTAGGAATAGGATGTTTAGACTATGTAGCAAACCCACCTACCTTAGATGATGTCACACCTATATGGAGTAAACTTAATATTACAAATGTAACTCAGCAAGCATCTTGTGTTACTAAAGGCACAGATCAATTTGGAACAACAACTACTACAACCACTGCACCTGCAACTACTACTACCACAACATCAATATATCCATGTTACGGATATGAAGTAGTAGGACCTCAAGTAGTGTGGTATCCTAACTGTGTAGGAGATGATCAATCAATATCTGTACCTACAGGAGAAACTTTACAGTTCTGTTCTTCAGATAATACTATAACTGGTACAGGTATAACTTTATTAGGAGCATGTCCTTTATAATTAACTATGGCAACAAAAATAATAAATTTAAAAATAACGAGCTCTAGTCCTAATGTAGGACCTTTTGATGTCATTACTGATAACGGAGTTACTGTGGGAACTAATGTTTCACTAAGTGATTTTATTTCTGGTATAAGTTATATAGTAGATTCATCTGTAGAAGTGGTAACAATTAAGTCTAATGGTAATTGTGAATTTACAAAGAATTTTAGTGTTAAAAATATACCTAATCAAACATATATAAATGCTAAATATACTCCAACAAGAACTGGATGTTTATGGACTCATTTAAGAAATGATACTTTATATAATTATTACTATGGAGATATAGCTCCTTATATAATTGAGTATCCTTTTGCATATAAATATTACGATGAGATACTACAGAATGTAAAAGATTATAGTAAAGTGTATGTATACCTACCTTCTACGTTAGGATCATTTGATTCTAATAGTAAGGTGCAAGTTGATGATAAGTATTTTAATAAAGCTGTTCTTTATAATGGTCAGCAATCTACAGGTATAATAGAACTTGTGCCTAAACCTATGAATGACTTAAGTTCATACTTACAGTATCCTATATTAAATAGTGACAGTAAGACTATTACATATGCAAAGACAGATAGTTTTTATCAATACAATACTTTCTGGGCACTACAGAAAGATGATCAAGTACCTTTGTTTAAGACATCATGTGAATCGAAATCAATAGATAAAGTAGTTAATCAGGACAACATGAATTATGGTGACCTATCATTTAAGAAGTCACAACTAAGAGCTAAGAATTTAAAGGTGAGACACATATTAGATAACTCTTCTATAACACATATAGTAAGTCAGTTTATTGTAACACCAGCACAAATATCATATCATTAATGGCACTAACACCAGGTAAAGCAAAAAAGATGTTAAGCGATGGAACTGTCCATGGTCAATCTTTGTCAGATAAACAGAAGAGATACTTCGGTGCTATAGCTGGAGGGGCAACACCTATGAAAGCAATCAATGGTGGTTGGTTAGATAAGTATGCAATGGGAGGAAGTCTTCCAGGTGCATCAGGTATGATGTATTCACGTAACTCTGGTTCTTCTGCAATGTCTCCTCCTAACCTTACTAAAGCTCAATATGGTGACAAGTATACAATAGTACCAGAAGATGGTATACAGTTAGATGAGGTTGTTATAACTGGAAGGTCAAACGAGAGAAAAAAGAAAGATGAAATAAGAGAGGAGTTATTTAAGGATATGCCTGATTATTTAAGATATGGAGATGATGATCGTGTTCTTTCATTGGAACAACAACAACAACTTAAAGATCTAGGTATTACAGACGTAGCTAGTTACAATGAATATTTTGGAACATCTTATAGTAAGGACAATGCAGGAAATGAGTTTAATTATTTAAACTCCTATAAGCCTGAACGTGAAGAGTTGATTAGGAGAATTCATGGTGCTACTAACACAGCAGCAAAAAACGTTGCTCTGTTTGCATCCTTAATACCTAGTCCAATAAGTGGTGCTAGTTTATTGTCCAGAACACCACAAGCATATAAAGCTCTTGCTGGTCCTGTTAGACAAGCTTACAACTTTACTGCTAATAGTCCTGTTGGAAAAGCTGCTTTTAAGTATATAGGAGAACCCTTTAAAAGGTTTACGAACTATAAACCAGGAGGTGGACCATTTAGTATAGGGAACTATGCTGATGCTGCTAGTGTAGGTTATGGTGGTTATAACATTGCTCCAGATGTAAAAGAACTATATAATAATCCTAGTTGGTCTGCTGCAGGAAATGTAGGTTTAGATGCTTTATCACTTACTCCTTTATTAAATAAAAGGTTTACTGATGCAGTCCTTCCAAAGAGGGTCAGAAATATTACTAAGTACTATACAAAACCTTTAGGAGATGCTTATAAAATAGGGATGGATAATCCTGATATACCAACCTTTCTTACTAGAGGTAAGACTCCACCAAACCCACTTATAGGTAATTCTAAGATAGATGCAGATCGTTTTATGCAAATATATACAAATCCTAAGAATTCAGCTTTTATGTCTAGATTTGATGATCAGATAATGAAGCCTTTTCCTGGTGGAACGATGAATGAAAATTATCTTAGAGTTCAGACAAGAGAACTAAATGTGTTACAACAAGAATTAGATGAATTCATAAAAACTCCAGGTGCTCATGTTCTTCCTAAAGCCAAAGCTTTACAAAAGTCAATTACTCAATTAGAAAATAACATTAATGGTTTTTGGAAAACGCAATATCCTACTATAGCAAGAAAGAACATGGAAGCAATACAGGCTGGTACGTTTAAGACTACCTTCAGTAGTGCAGATCTTGGTCCTGGAGTAGGAGGGACATACTGGCCTCCTACTGCTAATCAACCCCTGAACACTTGGAAATATATGTTTCCAAATCAACCAAACACAGTGGGTATAGGTAACAATAGTGCTGTTAAGCTAAGAGAAGTGCCTGTAGGAGCTACTGAAGCTGTTAAAAATGCAGAAAGAACAAAGGAAATGCTAACTGGTATACATGAAACCCTTGGTCATGCTAGTAATGCAGGAGGATATGCTTTAACTAAACAAACTAATGATTTAATTAGAGGTGCACTTAAACCCAATCCCAAAATAAAAGACGGAACGTCTGAGTGGGTTCAAAAGTTTTTTAAGGATCCTAAAGCAACTTTTAAAGACTGGACAAAATATTTACAAGATGAGACAGAGATGGTTGCAAGGGTGATGGAGCTTAGAAGACAATACATTGACCCAAAATACTGGGGAACTGGTAAACAATATGATATACCAGATAAGTTAATTGACAGAATATTTAGAGATGGACTCTCTGGTAAGAGTAAAATACATGCAGACTTTTTTAGAGTGATAGATAAAAAAGGACTTCAGAAATTAATGAAGGGATTATATGCCACTATACCAATGGCTATAGGAGCTGATGGATTATTAGAATATAAACATGGTGGTAATGTACCTAAAGCTCAAGGTGGTATTCTGAGAAACAACCTGGAGAAAGAATCTGTCAAAGGAATAGGTCAAAAGGTTGCTGATATAGCAAGTTCTATGGAAGCTAATGAAGAAGATGGAGGAAGACCGCCTTTAAGTATACCAGATTATGCCAGGGCATTTTTTGATAAAGAAGGTTTGTGTAGAGATAATACATGTGTTCAAACAGTAAAAGATTTTTATAGTAAAGTTGGTGTAAAGGCTATGCCTGACGATGTTTATGATAATAGAACGTTTTTAGAGAACTTTAAAGAGTATGGGTTTGAAGAAATATTAGATCAGAAAAATCTTCAACCAGGAGATGTGTTACAATACTACTATGGTCCGGATGGTGAAGATGTAAAAGAAGACCCATCATATTTAAACTTTCCATATCACATGGGTGTTTATGTAAATCCTGGAGAGTATATTGGAGATGGTGATAGTGAAGCTCCTATTCAAAGAAAAAATATGTATACATATGGAGATGGTGACAAGAAGGATCCATTCAGAGCATTTAGGTATATTAAAGAAAACAAAAATGGTGGGTGGTTAGATAAGTTTCAAGAAGGTGGTGTGATAGAAGATGACAGAGGGCAATGGGCACACCCAGGAAAAATAACTAAAATCAACTCCAACAAAATAACAATGAAGGGTGTTAACTACCCTGTACTTGGAATATCTGATACTGGTGACAAGAAGATGATGCAACCAGGTAAAGATTACAAGTTTGGTGGTAACTCTGTAACAGAGTATCCAATGGCTCAAGAAGGACTTAAACTTAAAAAAGCAACACCAAGTTTTCCATATATAAACAGAGTGCCTGACACTTCACCTCAAGTAGAGTTTTTAAAGAACTGGACAAATTCTCCAAGAGGTCAAGAATTATTAAGTAATAGTTTTGATGGAGATGAAAAAGATATAGAGAGAGTAACTAATAAAAGAATAAACAATTTAGATAATATTGATATTAGTATGGATGATCATGCTAGTGATTTCTTAGGTAGATATAATCGTAACAGGCATGACATTAAATTAAACTCTAGTCTTCTAGATACATCAGAACCTAAACTAATAGGTAATCAAGATGAAGATGTAATACTTCATGAACTCTCACACGCTCAAGACTTTTCACCAGGTGCTGAGTTTAACAGATTAACTATGCCATTTAGTGATCAAAAGCTCATTAAAAACTATAGAAAGAAAGCTCTTAAAGAGACAAAGAATCTAGATGTGGAGAGAAAGACTAAGAAGGATATTAAGAATAGAGTTAACTATATAGGTGACCCAACAGAAACTAGAGCAAGACTTAATTCTATTAGATATTTCTATGAAACTAGTCCAATTGGAAAAGAGGAAGGAATGCCTAGTATCATGGATTCAGAGGTAACTCCTGAGATGATGGAAGTAATGAAAGACAATGCTCAGTTTAAAGAATTAAGAGAAGTATATGATGATGATGAGATACTAGAACTTTTAAATACTGTATCAGATAACAGTAAGTCCTCTGGTCCTTCTAATATGGCATATGCACAAGAAGGTGATAACATACCTCTTAAAACAGTTAATGAGTTTGGTGAATTAAAAAGTCTGACTTATCCAAGTAGTGTGTTCCAAACTAATGAAGGTGAGCCTCAACAATTGGTTATGTTAGATCCAGCAGTTGTTACTGCAAAAGGTCCTATAACATCAGCTAAAGAACAAATGGAAAAGTATGGAATAACCAATGAATTAGCAAAAGGTTATGTACCTAATCTATCTGAAAGAGCATTAAACAATATAATCCCTCAAGATTATGGAGACATAACAAAAAATCTTGATAGATACAGAAGATTTAAGGGAAATCTAGGACGTCCTGAAGACGCTTTGTGGTATGACGACCCAAAAAGTGATAATCCAAGAAAATATACTATACCTAACCGAGAAGATGCATTTAGACTATATCTAGGAATGCCACAAGTTAATAATAGTTTTTCTGTAAGTAATCACAGACCTGGTGATTCAGAAGATAAAAGTATGGTTTATTTAAAACCTACTTATTTTAAAAATCCAGAAATTAGACAAGAATTACTAGATAATTATTTTAGTCTCCTTGATACTAGGCTTTTTAACGGTAAAAGAGGAAGAGGTAATGAAAGATCATTATCAAGAGGAGAATATGAAGGGGATGGTAAACCATGGCCTACTGCAGATAACGCTTTAGGAGATTTTACATTTGATATGGGAGAGGATGAAAATGGAAGCTATATATCTATATATGATATATGGGACTTGAACCCATTCAATACCACAGGCGAAGGATCGTCTATAAATAGAACTGGTAAAGCATTACTAAAGCTTTTTAATACAAAAAGTGGTAAGAACGCTACTGAAAATTCAGAAGTGTCCGAAATATTTGGAGCAGGAAAACCATTTGAAATATATGAAAGAATATATTTTGACCCAAAAACTAAGAAAATACTAGATATGAAACAGATGAAACAGGGAGGATCCTTGGAGAAGAAGGCTCAATTTACTAACTTTACAAATTATAACACCCCACAACCAGTAGGCTGGTTAGATAAATACTAACAATATGAAAGCTCAAATATTAAAAATAGCAGGCGTTAAGTCTGAAAAAGAATTCTACAAGAAGTTTCCTACAGAAGAAGCTTTTATGAAGAAGCATGGAAAAGAACTAGCTAAGCTTAAGAAGGCTGAGGTAGGTGATGTTATAGAATACACTGATGTAGAAGCTGGTAATAATCGTAAAGTTATTGATGGTACTGAACTTATACAAAGTACTAATAAAGATGTTCTTGGTAATTTTGATCAGTTAAAGGATAGAGCTTATGAGCTTGGTGTTAATTCTATGACCACTAAAGATGAAAAAGAAGACTATGAGTATAAAGCAAAGGTGGATGCTCTGTATGCTAATCAAAATTCTGGTGGTGGTTTAATGGACTTCTTAGGTAGTGAACAAGGTATGGCAGATATTACTTCTATCTTTGGTGAAGGTGGTGGTGAAGGTATGAGTAGCATGATTAGTGGAATGGCAAAAAAAGGTGGTAAGGTTAAAAAGGGTTATCATAAAATGCCTGATGGATCACTTATGAAAAATTCAGATCATATGAAGAAAGGTGGTAAGGTTGAAAAGTTTACACCTCATATGATGTATGACCCTAAGACTAAGAAGGGTAAGAAAGCTATGACTTATAAAGAGCACTTAGCTCTTAAGAAAAAAGGTTGGGGTCATGATGCACCTAAAGCTCAAGGTGGTAAAAATGTAACAGAAAAAGTTTCAGACGAGGAGCTGAATAACATGTTTGCTAAACTTAAACAAAGAAAAACTTTTAATGATCTTGAAACTAGACAGTTAAAAAACAAAATTGATTCTTTAAAACTAAAACAAAAACAAAAAAAGAAAACACCTAAAGCTCAAAATATGGGAAGTTACTTTGAGGACCAAGGTATAACTGTACCTGAGCAATCTCAATATGGTAATGCTGATGGAGCTGGTATGTTTGGAAAAGCATTTAGTACAGGACAATACAATGAAGATGGAAGTGCTATGAACTTTGGTCAAAAAATAGGTAATGTTTTTAACTCTGATGCTATGCAGAACTTTGGTATTCCTATACTAGGTGATGCTATTAAAATTGCTGGTCAATTTAAGCAACAGAGAAATGCTGAAAAGGATTTAAAACAAATGAGAGAGGTTAGTGGTATTGCAAGAGCTGCTGCTATGACTAAACCAGAACAGATAGAAAGAGATTACGTACGTCCGGAGGATATACAAAATACAGGAGAAGAGTTCTTTCCAATTTATGGTGTAGGTACAAACGTACTTGCAAAGAACGGAGCTACACTATTTAACAATCCAGACTATGCACCAATACATAATGTAAATAAAGCTAAGACTTTTATGCATGGAGGTTATTTACCTAAAGGACAAGGTGGATTTAATGCTGGTAATATTTCATATGGTGGAGGTACAGGATCAGGTATTGGAATGGAGCTTGGTGATGCGGTAGGTTTTAACAACGATGCTGGATCTAATGTTGGTGGTACCATAGGTGGAACTATTGGTTCTGCATTTGGTCCTATAGGATCTGCAGTAGGAAGTTTTATTGGAAGTGGTATTGGAGATTTACTAGATAAAAGTGACAGTAGACAGAAAATGTACAGAAAAGATATAGATAGAAATGTTCGAGATATGTCTAATATGCAAGTAGGTCCTCAGATCCATGCAGGTTATGCATCTCATGTGAGAAAAGGTGGAAGAGTTCCTAGTCCTAATAATGACTATGGTATGATAGGAGCACCAGGTCCACAAGTATTAAACTCTTTTGATGGTAAGAACTTAAACAACATGTTGCAAAAAGCTTCTAGAATGCCAGATACACTTAAACAAGGTGGATCAGTATCAGGTAATGGAGATGTTAAAACTCTATGGGGTGGAGATGTAAATGCTGTATCATATAATCCTTATGCTGGAGGTCAGAGTATGTACTTCTCTGGAAACTCTCATGACTACAGAGATCCTGAAACAGGAGAGACTGGTATTGGTGTAGCCTATGGACCTCAGTCTGTAGCTAACAATGAGCCTGTAGTAGAAGTTGAGAATGAACCAGCACAGATATTAGAAGAGAACGGAAAAGAAAATCTAGTTATATATGGAGATTTAAAAATACCAAAAGGTTATGCAAGTGAAATTGGTGATGAGAAAGCTGGAGGTCAGAAGTTTAAAAACTATGTAAATAACCTTAATGATGAAGAAGCAAGAATTAATAAACAAATGGTAACAGCTGTAGATAATGCTGCTGATATTGATAATACTAAATGGGGAGAACTTTTAAGATCTACGTCAGATGCTATTATTAATGGTGGTGATATGAAACTAAAAAATATTGCTAATAAGAAAAAAGTATTATCTGATCTTCAGAGTGCATTGAATGACACGTTTGAAGAGAATGGTATAGAGGGTAATAAGTTTATAACCAAGGGAGTACTTGAAGATATTAAAGATACAGAGGACTATGCTAAGAATGGTAAAAAGGAAACCTACACTGACTATGCTGAGGATGGTAGAAAGATACCTAAAGCTCAAAATGACGGTAGACCAGGTCCAGATGAAGGTCTTACTTTAAATGAGTTACCTTTTAAATCAGCTGAAGAAGCAATCGCTGCTGGTTATACTTTAGACGAAGATAAAAACTCAGAAAACTTTGGTAAATATTATATAGATGAGGAGTCATCAGAAATGTTGAAAGACTTTGAACTTAGCTTTATGACAGATATTCCTGAAAATCAAGAGTTTGGAGGTTCCGATATAGGAAAAATGGTTAATAAAAAAATAACTTCTGAAGAATATAATAAGTGGAAAAAGGATAACAAATGGTTTTTTGATAAGAACCCTGATTGGAGAGCTGATACAAAAGAAGATGTAAAGTTATTCCAAAGAGAATTTAATAAGGTAAATCCTAGTAAAGCCAAAACTTTAAATAGTATAAAAGTTGATGGATTATTTGGTGATCAAACAATATCAGCTAGATTTAAAAGTGAAAATAGTGAGACACCTAAAACAGTAAGACGTTACAGAGATGTTGAGGTAGGAGAAGAAGAAGAAGAAATTACTACTGAAGAAACTACTACTGTTAAAGGTAAAATACCATTTGATCCAAGCCTACTTAAACCATTGTTTGAGAGAGAAGTAGAAAATGACTTAGATTATAATCAAATATTGCCTGAGATGAATGCAGCTGCAAACAATCAACTTGATCCTGTTTATGCACAATCCTTTCAACCTAGGTTAAGAGTACCTTATGATATTAGTATGCAAGATCAAATGAATGAGATCACTGCAGCTACAAGAGCAGCTACACAAAACCCAATGGTTCAAAATAACCCTGCATTATTGGCAGCACTGCAAGCTCCACAGTATGAAGCTATTAACAAAGTTAAAGCAGAAGAATTTAGAGCTAATCAACAAATGAAAGATACAGTGTACTCTGGTAACATTGAAACACTTAATCAAGCAAGAATGACTAATCTAGGTATTTATGATCAACAACAAACAAGACAAGCACAAGCTGTAGCTAATACAAAAGCAACACAGCAAGAGATTGTTAAGTCTATATCTGATAAGTATCAAAGAAATAAACTAGAAAATAGAACAGAAAAAGTTCTTAGTAACTTATTTCCTAACTATGACTTTAATGAGAGTTTGGATTTAAATAACCAAGGGTCAACTAACTTTTCTATACCTAACCTATTAGGAGGTCAGGCTGGTAATACAGGAGGTGGCTTAAATAGTATTATTAATGCTATTGGAATGCAAGGATTTCAACAGTTAATGAGAACTGCTGGTTTTAATCCAAACCCAAATCAAACTACCACTGATACTACAACAGCACGACATGGAGCTAAGCTCACACCGATAAAAAGAAAAGTAAAAAAGAATCAGAGAAATAGTAATATTCTAAGAGAATATAAAAATCTATAACAAATCTGATGAGAAAGAATTACCAGAATAGGTTATCCTACCTTGGAAAGTTCTATAAATAATAATACATTTGTTAAATTATGGCATCATATCTAGATAACATACCCAGCTTCAATGAATACGTAGAGCAACGTCCACAGGATGAAATGCTTAAGGTTGGTCTGTTCAAACAACAACGTTATGAAGAGGGCGTTCAAAGAATTCAAAAGAGCATTGATAATATTGCTGGATTGGATGTAGTTAGAGATGTAGATAAACAATATCTACAGTCTAAATTAAATTCTTTAGGATCACAACTTTCTGGTGTGGCAGGAGGAGACTTCTCAAACTTTCAACTTGTCAATACTGTAGATGGTATGACAAATCAATTAGTTAAAGATCCTAATATATTAAACGCTGTAGGGTCTGCAGCTAAATATAGAAAGCAACTAGAGAATCAAGAAAAGATTAATGTAGATGGCAAAGGTTCTCAATCCAACGATTGGGACTTTAATAGAAGGGTACAACAATGGTATGATGGAGGTCTTGATGCTTCCTTCAATGCACAATTTAAACCTTATGTTGATTACAATGAACAAGCTATGAAAATAGTTAAAGCTCTTGCTTCTGATAGTGTTGAGAATGATGTCTACATGGGTAAAGATAAAAATGGAAGAACAGTAATATATGATGCAGTTACAAAAACTAAGGTAGAAGGTATAACTGCAGATAAAATACAAACTGCTTTAAGTGCTGGTCTTACATCAGATGCTTTTGCACAAATGGGTATAGATGGAGAGTTTCAGTATTCAAATCAAGATGATGAAATGTTTTCACAGAACGTTAATGAAAGTTATAGTTCTACTTTTAATGCACTCTTGGAAGAAAGAACTAGTCTAGAAGGTTTAATGACTTCAGCATCTACTGCTCAAAAAAAGATACAGATTCAAAATCAAATAGATGCTTTAGATGCTCAAACTAATTTACTAAAAGAAGAATACGATAATGTATCTAGTACATTTACTAATGGAGATGTAGACAGTGCAAAAGCTAGACTATTTTCTACTAACTGGATGAGAGACTTTTCTAACTCTATGTCTAGTCAGAATGTTTCTCAAACTATACACACCAATCCTTATAAGACAGTACAATTAAAACAGATGCAGATGCAGCAAACAGCTGCAATTGCTAATGCTAAATATCTACAGACAGAAAAATATAACAAATCAAGACTAGAAATAGAAAACGCTAAACTAAAGTTACTAAAGGATCCTTATGGAGGAGTTTCTCAAAGCAATCCAGGAGAATTAAGTTCTGCAGAGATTATAGCCACAGCAGAAGTAAGTATTTCCGATGATGGTCAACTAGTAAAAAGATTAAAATCAGATCTACTTACTAAATATAATTATACTGAGGCTCAGCTATTAGAGATGCAGAACAAGTTAAATACTACCCCTGCTGGATTAGCACCAGATATTAGACAAGATCTAATTGAAATTCAAAAAATAGAAAGAAGAAAGGAAAGCAATGATAATCTACTTACGCAAATACGTAATGAGGCTGAATTGTTGAATCCAGATCTAACAGGTGATGGTGGGACGTTTACATTATCTAAATATAATTACACAAACGCTGAGGCTTCAGATCTTTATAAACAATTTGCATTAGACTATGTAGACAATATATATCAAGACAGTTTATTGTTGTTTTTTATGGTTCCTGGTTCGACTAATGAGATTACTGATGAGTCATACGCAAAAGCAAAAAAAGATTTAACACCTAAAGAATTTAACTTGTTTAAATTGTTTTATACTGATGAGCAAGATGCAAATAATCCACTTGAATGGAATGATCCTTATGATACAAATTATTTTAATCCTCAAGAGAAGAGAGATATAGATTCTAACATTCGAAGTTTTTATCTTAAGACTAGAGATGTTCTGGAAGAATTAGATGAAAAAAGAAATGAATATATAAGTGATGAGCTTGCAAAAACTACTCTTGTTCCTCAAGCTGTATCTTATCAAATTCCTTTAACTAATACTGCAGAGAAGGCATCCTTTGCTTCAGCGTTGTTAGGAATAGCAAATGATAGAGAAAGTCTTGATGAAGACCTTGCAGACGAGATACGTACAATAGCAAATGATATTACTATTGCTAATCTTATTACACAAAGTCAAGAGGGTGGAGATTATCAACTTACTATAGTTGGAGATACAGGACTGGGTAGTAATCCTAATACAAAAACTATTTCTCTTAGTGAAGCACAATACGAAGAATTATTTCAAGGTAGGTTTGATAAAAGTCCTCAGATACAATTCTTTGATGATAACTATCTTGGCCCTATGTTAAATACTATACCGCCATTAATAAGAGACGATAGTTCACCAAGTGGGTGGAGGAAAAATTCTCAAAGATTTTGGACTACTGCTAAAGATGGTCAGTATACAACAACTTTAGAAAATGCTGGACTATCAGGACAAGCTGACTTTCCTAACACTCAATACTATAACGTTAGTGGAAATCTTGTAAGTGAGACTAATCCTAAGTCATTAGAAACTACATATAGATTAATATTAAATATATATGATCCAGTTATTGATGAGTATATCGTCAACTTGATGCCAAATATGATAATAAGAAAAGAGCAAGTAGGTCCTACTTTACAAACCATAACTGATGAAGTAATATATCAAATTCTTAATGGAGCTGACGCACAGTTTACTAATGAAAAATTCAACGAATTAAAAAAAGCAGCAGAAGGTAATCAGAACGGAACTAACTAAGAATAGTATGTCAAAAGAAATAAAGAAAGCACAAACAGGTATAACTCTACCACCTATGGCAACTGTTCCTAACAGTCCTTCAGGTAGACCTTTGTCTAGTGGGTATACACCACCAGGACTTCCTGGCCCTATGCCCAATATAGCTACACGACCTAACCTAGGAGTAGCTAGTTCCAATAGAAATAAACCTACTGCTCTACAGTCTTTAATAAGAAATGCTGGAACTCCTGGAAATATAGGAAAGGGATCTAGAAACACAACAGCAGATGAGTACGAAGGATCTGATAGATATGATTATTTTCAACCAACATCAATGGGAGTTGATAATGAGAATCTAGCTGGACTATATCAATCATTTGGAAGTAAAGCGGTGAATGGTGTGGGTAAAGGTCTTATCCTTACAGGTACAACATTCTTACAAGGTACTGTAGGATTAGTAAATGGTGTATATCAAGCAGTCAATGATGGTAAGTTTTCGTCTTTCTATGATAATGAATTTAATAGAGGATTAGATGAAATCAATAAGTGGTCTGAAGATGCTATGCCAAACTATTATACTACAGCAGAAAGTAATGCTAGTTGGTATTCTCCTAAATATTGGGCTACAGGAAATTTTGTATTTGATGGTGTAATTAAGAATCTTGGATTTGCAGCTGGTGCTTATCTTACAGGTGGTGCATACACTAGTGCGTTAAAAGCACTTCCAGGAACCTCTAGATTATTTTCTATGGGTAAGGCAGCAGAAACTTTAGCTGCTACAGAAAAAGGATTAAGTGCAGCAAATAAAGGAGCTGGTGTATATGGTGAAGTGAAAGCTTTATCAGATAGTTTCTTAACACAATATAACTTACTTAACCCAGCAGGAAGAGCTGTGGTAGCAGGATTATCTACAACTGGTGAAGCAGGAATTGAAGCTCTTCATAACAGTAATGAGTTTAGACAAGAACTTATAGATGAATTTAAAGCAGAGTTTGGAGTGATACCTTCAGGTGCTGCTATGGAAAATATAAACGCAGCTGTAGAAGGAGCAGGTAATTCTTCTTTCTATGCTAATGTAGGAATACTAGCTGCAAGTAACTATATTATGTTTCCACGTATTGCACGTTCTGGATACAAAGCAAGTAAACGAAACATTAATGGATTAGTAAGAGAGATAGATGATCTTGCATATGAGGGAGGAAAGTATGCAGGAAAGACATCTAAGTTACATCCTATACTACGTACTCTAAACAATATTAGACCTTACACATTTACTGTTTCAGAAGCAGTAGAGGAAGTTTCACAGTATGGAACTAGTGTAGGAACACAAGATTATTATAATAAGCAATATAATAACGAAGCAACTAGTTGGTTAACATCTATAGGTGTAGGTTTAACTAAAGGTGTCTTTAGTGATGAAGGTGCAAAGAATGCAATGATTGGTGGATTCTCTGGTGGTATAATGACTGGACGAGGTAGATATAGAAGAAATAAACAAAGAGCAGCAGATACAGCACAAGCTATAGAGCTACTAAATGATTTTCAACTCTCTGATTTTACAAAAGAAAGTATATATTCTAACAATAGAGCTGGTGTTCTAGGAGAAGAATTAGAACAAGCTGCTGAAAGAGGTGATGCTCTATCATATAAAAACTTAGAAAGCCAATACATAATTAATTACCTTACTCCTAGAGTAAAGTATGGTAGGTTTGATTTAGTTCTGCAAGATATAGCAGACATGAAAAAGCTTGCTTCTACTGAACAAGGTTTTGCTCAATTACAAGCAGAAGGAAAGGTACAAGATGGAGATACTAAAGAGGCTTTTATTGCAAGATTAGAAAACTTCAAACAAACAGGTAAAGATGTACAGAGTCTGTACCAATCTTTAGAACTTAGATATGGAGGAATTACTGAAAAGGGACCTGATGGAAAACAATACCGTGTTTATGGTCCAGATGTAATAAACAAAATGATATATGCAGCTTCTACAATTGCAGATGCAGATAATCGTATACCTCAATTAACATCTGATATACAAGCAGCTGTTCCTACTTTAGATATACAACAAATATTACAAGATATACTACGTGGAGAAACTGAAAGTTTTAATAATGCTGTAGACACTATATCAAATCTAGACGTACTGTCTGACATAAAAGATGAGTTAGGAGAAAAGCTAAATGATGCAGCTGCCCTAATTAAGATTAGAGAGCTAATGCTACAGGAGTATGAGCTTATAAAAACTAAACCTAAAAACTTTCAAGAGAAGCCATTAAGTCAACAAGATGGTTTTAAAACCTACGAGGAACTATTAGAAGATGATGCCAATACTTTTGTAGTTAAAACTAAGAAGGGAGAACAGTCATTACAAATAGGACAAGAGTATTTTGTAGGACAAGGTGTAAACTTTGAAGGGGAAACACCTCTTGGTGAACCAGTAGTAATAAGTAGTTTTGTTCCAGTAGGACAGAATGAAGATGGAACTATTCAGATCAAAGATCAGTCTGGTCAGGTAAGGGATATATCACCAGATGTTTTATTAGATTATAATGTAGGTAGAAAATCTACATTAGTTAATAACAACACAGCTAACTTCTATTACAAAAATAGAGATAAAATATTTGAATTTAACTTTGGTAAAAACAAAGGAGGCAAAAGAAAAGGAAGACTTATGTATGATAATGGGAAACTGTTTTTTGTATATAAAGATTCTAATGGTACAATTGTTAAAAAATACGTACCTAATAAGTTGTTTACAGCACAGCGTGGATTCGATCAAGCAATAATTGAACCAGTAGGAACAGTTACTGCTGAACAACAAGATGCTGCAAATCAGTTTCTTAGTCCAGAGGAGTTAGCAAAGAATGAACAAACTCTTCAGTCAAATAGAGAGGATAGACTTAAGGTAATGAATGACTTAGGCGTAGAGTCTAAGAGAAGATTAGAGGAGATAAATAAACAGTTAGAGAAGGACAGAAAGAAACTAGCTATCATTAAGAAAGATCTTGAGTCTATCTATACAATGAAAGAGGGAGGTTCTAGAATAAAACTAACATATTCTAAGGCACAAAAGAATTTTACTAGAGCTATAAATAACTATACTTCTATGCAGCAGGATACGCAAGATCGTATCACAGAGTTAGAAAGAGAACAAGAAGAGCTTGATTTAAACATTTCATACTTTGAAGCATTTGAAGTAGATCTATTAGACATACCAGGAAACACTGGGGAGTTTTTAAAAGAATTAAAGGATCAACTATCTTTACTAGAACAAAATGGTAAAGCTGTAAACAACGAAATAAAAGCTAACAACAAATTACTAGACTCTATTACGAAAGCTGCTAAGAAAGCAGCTAAACTACTTAAGAGTGCTTTAGAAACTACATATGTATATGATGAAGACTATGGTGATTACTTAAGAGATCTTTTAGAAAAAGCTGCTACTGGTGAAGACTTACTAACTACATGGCCTTTATTAAAACAAGAACTAGCTAACTTTAATCTTACTAATGACATACAAAAGGAAACTAATATTTCTGAGAGAGGTGTGTTTGATGCATTGGAAAGTCTTAAAGAATTAGAAGCTACATTAGAGAGCTTAAGAGGAGAGTATAAAGCTAAGAAAGCTATTGTAGATAGATTCCAAAGAGTAATGGATGAGTATGCTGCAGAACAACAAGCTCAAGATAAGATTGCTAATGACACTAAGTTGATAGCAGACTTAAATCAAACTGCAAGTACTAGTCCTGTAACAGATGCAGAACCAAAAACATTTGATCCTATTTCTAAAAAGTCTAATGCAATAGTACCAAGAGCTAGTATAGGTGAACCTCTAGGTCCAATACAGGATCATCATATTAGAGCTAATAGGTTTGGAGTAAACTTAAATAGGTTTGCGAATAGAAAGAATATTCGTGCTGTATATGTAACACTTAAGACCCAAGATCAAAAGCTGGATGGTGTTGTACAAAGAATACTTGACAATGGTAGTCCAGAACTTATGGAAAAGTTTGGAGATTCTATTATTATTATGGTGATGGTAGATACAGCTGGTAACTTAGTAGGAGTTGATGGTCAACCTATACCCAACACTAAGAATCAACTAGACAATGCTATCTATCAAACTATACCTGAAGCATCTCTTGCAAACAGTGAAGGTAGTATGTTTAGAGTAGAGGATAGCGAAACAGCTGCAATTAAAAAACAGTTTGGTATCTTTAGAAAAGGTATTCTAGACAGAACTACGATAGATGCACCTTTTCAAATAGAAGCATCTTTTGGTATACCTCAATATGAAAAAGACTCTAAAGAAAATAAGGTCTTAGGAAATACATCTGTAGTAGAAGCAGACTTAATTAGTGAAACAGATTTATCTAAAACTAATGTAATATTTATTCCTACAACCAACCAGAATATATTTAAAGGTACAGTTGCATACTCTCAACCTTTTGGTAGTGTGTTTTTAGATCTACCTAATGGATATGTTAAACTAAGAAATAGAAAACATACTACACAAGAAGCAGAAGCTATATATGATGCTTTATATGCAGTGTCTAAAGAATTAGTAGATGAAGATAAAGGAGCAACTAGTGATGAATCTGTAAGACTGTTTAACTTTTTACAAGGTGTAACTTACTGGGGTATACCAAAAGATGCTAATGGTAATACAAAAACAGCAGGACAAAACAGTGTATTCTTTAAAAGAGAAGTTTCCGAATCAATACAAGGATTAGATTTTACTAGACTTATGTTAACGTTAGGAACCTCTGTAAATAATATAGAATTTAACCCTGCGTCTATATCAAAGAATAAAGAATTTATTATTGAGACCTTAGGTCAAATGTATAATAACATTGACAATTCTAAGCTACAAAATATAGATCAATCCTTTGAGCAAATAACAAAGGTACTTGATGATGGTACTGTAGAGTCAATAGTATGGCCTAACTACCAAACTTATCTACTATCTAAGAATATACCAGGAGGAGGTACAAGACAGGACTTCCAACTTCCTTTACATACTACAATGAAACCTGTAGTAGAGGGTAGTGATGAAGTTAATAGAAAGGGTGTATACTTTGTAAATGAAGATAGTGCTGAAGATTTTATATCTGAAGTAGTGCCAACAAGAGTTGAAGTTATAAGAAAAAGTAAAGCACCAGCTGCACCAGAACCACAAACTAGTGAGGTTAAAGTTGTATTTGATAATAAAACAAACAATACCTTTACCAGTGTTGAAGGTAACAAGATTTTGTTTAAAGTTTCTCCAAATGTTACTCGTGAAAACTATGAGGAAGAGGGGCAGATAACTGTTATAAAGAATGATGACTTAGAACAATTAATTGCAGAAATATCCAAAGCATATCCAAATAAAACGGAGAGAGAAATACAAGAAAAAAAGCTAAAGCTAAATATAAAGAATAGCATCTTTAATTTTATAGGAGCTGAGTTAGCTAGATTAAATGCACAAAACGCACAGACAGAAATATCTGTAACTCCTGAGATGCTAGCTAAGATTAAAGCTAAAAGAGAAGAAACAGGTAAACCTCCTGTAAGTGATTCAGTTAAGGAAGCATTAGAGCGTGGTCAGAACAACATGAACAATGAAGTTCTACGTGAGGTTATTACTAAGAGTGTAGAGAAAATGGGTCCTGAGAATTGGAAAGATCTTCGTATCTGGATGGACAAAAACTTACCTCAAGTACCTTTAGTTAGAGTTAGAAATATAATTAGAGCAGGGGGAAAAACTGCATGGGGTATGTTTGATGATAATGCTATGTTTGTTTATAAGAATGCAGAAGTTGGTACAGCATACCACGAAGCATTTGAAGCTGTTTATGCAATGTATTTAGACAGTAATGAGATAGCTCAACTTAATGAAGAGTTTAAAGCTCGTAGAGGAAGCTTTGTTGATAGACCAACAGGTACAACAGTTGAGTATAAAAATGCTACAGCAGATCAGATAAGAGAACAGTTAGCAGAAGAGTTTAGAGATTATATACAAGACCAGAAGAAGCCAAAAGGTAACTTCTTCACTAGACTGTTTAATGGATTAAAAAAGTTTATTGAAGGTTGGTTTGTAACTAATAGAACAGAAGAGTTATTTAAAAGAATTGACACTGGTGCCTTTGCTAAAGCACCTCTTGGTTATGTTGCAAAAAATTATGTTGCAAATTCTATAGTTCCTAATTCGGATGCTGTATTTAGAGTAGCAACAGGTCTTACTGATGTGCAATCACATGATACGATTGAGCACATGACATATCTTACATTAAGAAATATAATTGCAAATAATGAAAGTTTATTCTCAGTACCAGAACTTAATCAAACAGAGTTATATAATAGATTAAAAGGTGAGGTTCTTGCTTCTGTAGGGCAGGTGGCCCAACAGTATAAAAACATTCGTCCTCAGTTTGAAGAGTCAACTGGAGGTCAATTACAAGAAATAGATAATGCAATAGATAATACTGTAGACTTAATGCAAAAGATAGATGACTCATGGGTTGAGTTAACTAAAAAGCATAAAGAATATATACGATCTTTTGGAATTACTTTTGATGAAGCTGATCAATTACAAATAGAAGAAGATAGATCTAACAAAGGGTATAATTCTGATGCTACAAAAATAGATAACTTTAAAAAGACTGGAGCAGCAGTAAGATTATTACTAGGTACTGTTCCAATAGTTACAGTTAATGAAAATGCAGATGTAAGATTTAGCCCTAGCACTATAAACGGTGTTAAGCTTCTTCCTATTACACAAACATATATTACTGTTTTAGAAAATGTTTCTAATGCTACTAGTATAGAGAACATGTTAGAGAAGCTAAGGAATGTAGCTCTTAGTGATCCTAACTACCTATCTTTATATAAACGTCTGAGTGGAAGAAGTGCTACTGAAGGTGCAGTTAGTCTTGATAATATTACTGAAAGACATCAGTTGACATTACTAGCAGCATTGTTTAAAACATTTAAGAAACAAGATCCTATTGTTAAATTAGTAACTGTATTAGAGAATGGAGAAACTTTAGTAACTGATGCTAACTTATCTACAGCATCTCGTCAGATGTCTCAACAGTATCTAAACTCTATTGTTACTACATCTAAAAAAGGTAGTGGAATATTTAAGCAAGTAGGTGAAGTGTTTAACCCAGACACTAGAAAACTATCTAAGTATCCTTTAAATACTTTGCAGAACATGTTTAATTTCTTAGGAGAATTAGGTATACCTTTTAATACAAAAGAGTATAATAACTTTGACTCAAGCCAAAAGAAAAGATTTGCATCAGCGGTTAATGGAATAAAGAAAAGTATTGAACAATCAAGAGATATTAAATTCTTTTCTACTAAAACATTAAACTTTGCTGGACAGATATTAAATTTAGCTACACTAAAAGTTCTAGCTACTAACCCAGAAGCAAGCAGTACATACTTTAATATAGAGGGTGAGAGAGTTCAAACTTATATTGGAACTAATGCTGCATCTGAAGTACATAACTTTATGACATCTGTAGGAAATAAACAAGAACTAGGAGACACTCCTTATTCTTATTTATTAACTGATGTATTTGCACAAAACTCTACTATAATAGAAAGAGTATATGATGCAGAAGGTAACCTAAGAACAGATAAAGTAAATTTATTTAAGCCAGGTTATGCTGGAGGAGTTCTTAATGGAACAAAAGGTACTGCAAAGAAATCATCTCAGTTACAATTTGCTGATAGACTAAGACAAGAATTAAATCTAAACATAAATGGTCAATACTTAAACCTTGTTCCTGGAGATTCTTCTTTAGAACATATGTTAGAAATGGGTAATCCTATTACTGAACAGGACATAGTAAGTGGAAGTACAGTGTTTAATAGTGTGATGAGGGGTTATTTTATTTCTGAAGTAGAACTAGCTAGAGAAAAACGTGATATAGTTGAGATAGATAATAGACAAACATCTGATTTAAGATTCTTTAAAGAAATATTAGGAGAAGAATTACATGAAGAGATAAGACAAAATGTTTTAGATCCTGCTTTAACATCAGAACAAGTATATGAAATTAGTGTAAATAAAATTATAGATGCTACTTCTTCTTATATGCAAAGAAATAAAAATCAATATGCTACTTTTTTATTAAAGTATTCAGTTGTAAAGCAAGCTGAAAATGAGCAATCAGGAGAACTTACAGATAGGTATACTGCACCAGGCGTAGAAGGTATGACAAATATGACTATACAAGAAATGGACAGAAAGCTTATTGCACTACAGGCTAATTATGTCATTGCTAATATAGAAATGCATAAAATACTATATGGAGATCCTTATGGATATAAAGATGAGCTTAAACGTACTAAAAGTTTCTTATCTCCTAGACAAGCTATGGTTAACAACTCTCCACAATGGAACAATAGAGCAAATGAAATATGGAATAGAGGATTAGAAATAGATACTGTAGGTCATACTGAGTTTACTAGAGATTACTTTCGAACTGTAACAGGAGGAGATGTAACAGGAGTAATAGATATACCTAATTATAAAGCATATACAGAGACTGATGGTGGAGGAATAATTTCTATAAAAGCTTATCGTAACTTTAGAATTAGAACTGCAGACTGGAATGATGCACAAGAGAATCAATATAGATATGATATAGCTTGGTACAAGCGTCATAAAAAATTAGAAGATGAACTATCAGAAGAAGAGAAAGCAATTTTAAAACAAGGTAACCCTCAAGTACAGAGTACATACGTAACTCTTAAACCTATTGTTTCTGGTGCTAAACTAGATAAAGACGGTAGTGTATCTGCTAATAATAATGTAGTGCTAGATAAATATGCATTATATCCTCTTTCATACAGAGTGATGCATGAAATAAATCCTACATCTAATGCTCTTAAGTTATATGATAAGATGCAAAAAGAAGACATAGATTATCTGGTCTTTCAGTCTGGTAGAAAAGTAGGAGCAGAAGGTACACATAATACATATAATGATGATGGTGAGTTTAATAATGCAGAATATGAAAGTGTTATAAATATACCGTTTAATATTATGAGCCTGCAATCAGAAGTACCTTCTAAGGAAGATGGAAGAGTAACACGTGCAAGTCAAATTACTAAACTTATAACTCTAGATTACTTAGAGAATGGTATGCCTATAGATTACAAAGGTACACTTGATCAGTGGTTAACTTTAACTGAAGAACAAAAACAAAAAGCATCAACTATATATGCAGAGATTCAGAATAACACAAAGCTCTTAGATGAGATGACCAAGGAAGGTCTTAATGTTATGATGAAAAAACTTGGTATTACCAAAGTAGGTAATGCATATAAAGTTACTGATTTGACTCCAGCTGCTAAAACATTACGTGAGGAGTTATTTAAAAGAGAGACTAATGATAATATAAGTGATGCTCTAGATGGATTCTTAATAGGAGACGCAGTTCTAGAAGCTACTCCTGCATATAATCAGATTAGAAATATATTATATTCTATAGTACAGAAAAGTATTGTACGTCCTAAGATAAACGGTGGACAGAAAGTGCAGATACCTTCAGCATTATTTGAGTCTACTCGTACAGAAAAAACCACTATTAATGGTAAGAAAGGATATACATCTGATGTATTAGGTTTTTATAGTTTAACAAAAGATGGAAAAGAAGTTAAGTTTTTAAAAGATAATAAAAACGGAACTTTTAAAGTGCTAACAGAAGAAGGAAAAGAAGTTAATATTCCTGCTAGTGATTTGAAAACAACCACAATGGAAGTTATGGTGGGTCGTTGGTTTGGTAGTAGCTTATCTGATGAGGCACTTCTAGAATACCTAAACAACACTGAGGAAGGTCAAAAGATATTACGTGGTGTAGCTTTCCGTATACCTACACAGAAACAAAACTCTATAGATGCTATAAGAATAAAACAATTCTTACCTAAAGAGTTTGGAGATAATGTTGTAGTTCCTGCAGCAATAGTTGAGAAGGTGGGATCGGATTTTGATATTGATAAACTTTTCATGTATCTTAAAAATGTAACATACATTAATAATGAGTTACAGTTAATTCCATTTTATGGATATGGTGAACAATCCAAGAAAAGATTTGGAGAGTTATTTGATGCAGGTTCACTTCTTAATAAAGCTCAGCAAAAAGAATTACAAGCTCAAATAGATTTGTTTGAATCTGGGCAATTAGAAACATTGGGAGAAACTTTTTTAGATACTGAAAGAAAAAAGAAAGAACAAGATGAAGGTAGTTTGATAGAAGCTATATTCGGACAAACCTTTGACAATCAGGATGTTATTGATGATTACATATTAGAACTTAAAGACAAAGGTATACGTCAGACTGTAATAGATAGAATGTATATGAGATCTTTAGAGAATGAATTTATTCAGTCTACAGAGAATCTTATAACCTTTCCAGAAAACTATGAAAGATTAACTGTTCCAAATGACGCTAGTCAATTAGAAGAATTATCTAAAGAGATTGTAGACAAGACAAAAGAATCAGCATTTAACTATCGTAATGTTGGTAACCTGCTAAATAGAAGATTTATGGCTAGGTTACGTAATGCTTTTGTACAAGGTAAAAGAGGTATTAGTATTGCTGCAGTGAATCAAACTAACTTGGCACTTAACCAGCATTCTCCAGTATTTGTAGAACTAGATAGTATAAAGTTTAGAAGAAAAAATACTGTAAACATACCTGATAACGGTGAGATGATAAGTCTTTCTGGTATCAAAAATAAAGCTGGAGATTATATATCAGACATACTTGGACAAGTGATAGATGGTATGGTAGATATAGCAGCAGGTCCATGGGTTATAGAGTTAGGAATTACACCTACTACAGCTTCTACATGGTTGTACTTAGTTAAGGCTGGTGTACCAATAGATTCTGTAGCATACTTTATGAACCAACCTATCATTGTTGACTATTTAAACAAGATAGAAGAGAGTGGTTACACATGGTTATTTATAGAGGACTTTGCTAATGAACTTAAAGAAAATAAATATGGCAGTCCAACCAACTTAACATCTGCTGAAAAAGAACTTCTTCCTGGTGTAGATGTATTACGTTCACAACTTGGTAAGACTAACTTTAGTAATAGAGATGCAGCATATCAAAGATTTATATTAGATGAGTTTGTAAACTATGCAAGGCAAGCTCAAGATTTATTTGAAGTAACACAAGGTACAAATTGGGATACCTCTACATTTAATGATCCTTATCTTATATTTAAAAAAGATCAGCAATATCAAAATGCATTAACTAAACCTATATCTAGTTATGTAGATGGAAGAGTAATACCAGCTGCTGAAGCTTTGATAGAAACCACTTTCTTAAAAGAAACTATATCATCTCTTCAAGAAGCAAGAGATGGTGTAGCTGAACTTCTTACATCAGACCAAGACACAAGTAGAACAGTGTTACAAAAAGTTTTACTTCCATATATTAATAGACCAGATAGAGAATTTATTAAAATCTCTAGAGCTGCAGTAAATAGTTTCTTTGATTATGCAGTTCAGACAGATCAAGATCTGAACATGTTTCTTAAAGCATTGTTAGTAGACAAGAATGGAACAGCTTCTAAAATAGACAGCTTTGTTGAAAACGTACTAGGGAATCCTAATCATCCTTTATATGAAAACCAAGTAGTACGACTATTGGAAAGTGACCCTAACAAACGTGTTGGAGATGTTGCTAATAATATAAAGCTAAGAAACAATGATAGAAAAGTTTATGAACAAAACTCTATCATATATAGTTTCCGTCAACTTAAAGATTATCTATCTGCTGATAGTAAACTATATGATCAAATTGTAATAACTTCTGTACTACAGTCAGGTTTAAATAATTCTCCTATATCATTTACATCTTTATTACCCTATGAAGACTTCCAAAAAATATACAATCAAACGTTGTCTACCTTAGAAAAAAACCCTAACTTGAACGACTTCTATGAACTAGGTATGTTCGAGAGAAATAATTGGTCTCCTGGAAGTGGAATTGTTCCATCAAAGAAGGCTCCTTGGGTAGAGACAACTCAAGGTAAAAGATATAATCCAGGAATGTTATACCTTCCTAAAAACATTAAGGCAAGTACAGCTACAAGAGCTATACCTCAACTAGTAACAATTGGTACAGGAACTAGAGAAGGGCAATCAGACTACATAACATACAATTGGAATAATGGAGACTTTACTGCAAAGCAAAGAAAAGAAATGGCCTCTAAAGGAGACTTCTCATTTATTAATAAAGGCTTATTTAAGAAAGTAAAGGGTTTTAATGAAGATTTTATTCATACCTACGAGCAGAAAAAAACTGGTAGACTCATGAAATATTTTGTATACAAACATATAAATGCATTAGGGGATTCGTACAGAGCTCAAGAGTATTACATGACATCTAGACCTTCTGTGTTTGATAATGGTTTATTAAAAGCAGAAGAGAAACAAGACAGTACTATAATAGCTGCATGGAAAGGTCAATCTAATGTTGCTGTAAGACCAGTAGCTAATAAAAATAATACATCAGATAGTAATGAACTAGTTACTAAAAAAGGTAAATCATTTAAACTAAGTTTATCAAATGCTACGTATAGTCAAGGAGCTATTAACCCAATACTCTTAACAGACCTAGGTTATACACAAGAACAAGCAGGTGAGATACTTGAACAAATTTGTAAATCATAAAGAATGGCACTATGTCCTAACATAAACTCTCCTGAATGGAAACAACTTGTTGCTGCACAAGGTAAAGCAAAAGCATATTTTCTGTGGAATGAATACAGTGGTGATGTTCCTGGACAGGAGTATACTGGTGTGTTAAAAGTTGAGTCTCTTGCTCCTAAGGTTAAAGAACTAATAGCTAAGATGGGTGTAAGTATTGTAGACTTGCAAGCATATGCAAAGTCCAACCCTGAGATTGATTTAACAGGAGCTGAATCTCTTGCTGACGCTGTTGGAAAGATTATCGCTATAAGTAAAGGAGCTACTGAAATAGTAATAACAGAAGAGTTAGTTCACATTGCTACTGAAATAATAAATCAAAAGAACCCTACGTTAATCACAGAGATGATATCTAAGATAGGTAGGTTTAAAATATATAAAGATACTCTAGAACAATATAGAATAATACCGGCTTATCAACTTCCTGATGGAAGACCAAACATAAGAAAGATAAAGAAAGAAGCAGTAGATAAATTAATTACTCAACTAGTTTCTACTGAAATAAATGGGGAAACAGTAAAGAATACAGAAGAATTATTAGAAGAAGAAAATGCTTCTATAATTAGAAGAATTTGGAATTCTATAACTGATTGGTTTAATGGACAATATGCAGCATCTAATTTAGATATATTTCAAACAGCAGCTAGTCAAGTTACTGAAGGAGTAGAGGGAGATCTAATTGATGGTACACCTACAGAGTTATACTATTCTGTAACTAATGTTCAAAAGATTATACAGAAAGAGTTATTGGAAACTCAGAAAACCCTTAGAAGTGTTCCTGTAATAAAAAAGAACTCTAACCCTTTACTAGAAGATGAAGTAAGTAATGAATATGAAGTGCTTATAAACGGTGAGTGGGTAAAGAATCCAAAGAGAGTAACAGATAGAACAAAGGCTTGGTATAACTCAAAGTTTAGAGATAAAAAACCATTTACTAAAGAACAGGAGAGAGATAATGAGCTTAAGAAACAACTTGGTATAGAGTTTCATAACTACTTTGAAGAAATACATTCTAGATATTTTAATGAAGATGGAACAAGAAGAGAGTTTCCTTCACCTCGTCCTGTAATACAAGATGCTAAAAAAGCTGTAGTATATGCAAAGTTAGAAACATACTATACAGATCTTATTGCAGAGTTTTCTAGAGATGGAAAAACTCCTCTTGTGTTTTCTGAAATGATGATCTATGATCCAAAAGCAAAAGAAGCTGGTACTATTGACCTTCTTATTGTAGATGAAGATGGAAAGTCTCATATATATGATTGGAAGTTTATGAATATAGCTAAGTCAGCTAAGGACGTAGCGTGGTATAAACAAGGAGCTTTTGATATTCAACTTGGTACATATAAAAAGATATTAAAAAATAACTATGGGGTTAAGGAAGTTGGAAAGAATAGAGCTATTCCTATATCCATGGAGTTACAAAGAGAAAACTTTCAAAACCCTAAATCTCCATTAAGGTTTACTGGTATAGCTATAGGTAGTGTAAATCCTACTGAAATAGAACCACTCACTATTACTCCAGTATCTGAAAAGACGGAGTCTACTGGTGATGAAAAACTAGATGAACTAATAATAAAGTTAAATGCTGTATATTCTCAAATAGAAAAAACAACGCCTACTAAAGAAGAAGAAAGAGTTAGTAAAAGAGAACGACTTAATATTCTTAAACTTGCTATACGTCAAGCACAAGCTAATGAAAACGTTAGGTATGTTATAGATGCTTTAGCAGTAATACAAACAGAAGGAGAGAATATTATATCTGAGTATAAAACTTTATATGAAGGAAGACCTGCACAATCAACAGACTTTGAAAATGCACAACTCTCAGATTTTTCTAGTAGAATGGTTGAGTACATGAACTCTTCTTCTGCGTTTATTAAAATTAATGTGGAGCTAGAACCTATACTTGCAGGATCAGATATATCTGATGAACAGAAGTTAGCAATTCAAACTGACCTTGATAAAAAAATACGTTTGTTAAATACAAACATTTCTAACATAGCAAAGATAAGTGGTGAGTTTACAGATAAATTTGTAGGACTTAGAAACAATGTAACAGGACTATTAGATCCTCAAGCTTTATTAAGAGGTTTAAAATCTACTTTCCGAAGTTTATCAGAGTTACCTCTTCCTTCTTTAAGAATACTATCTAGATTGGCTAGAATAGCACAATCAAAAGGTCAAGCTGAATCATTAACTGATGTTAATAAACTTCTAGAAATTAGAGATAAATTAAAAACTACTGGTCGTAACCTTCTAGATGTTGTAAAACCTTTATATCAAAAAGATGAAAAAGGAAGTATAGTAAATAGACTTATATATAAATTCTCTAAAGATTTTTATGATTCAGTTGAGGATAATGCTCAAGAAGGAAATAGAAGTAGAAAATGGTTATATGATAACATAGATATAGAAGCTTATAAAAAAGAAGCTAACGAAATTCTTCGTAAAACATTAGCTGGATATAATAGTCTTTACGATGATGTGGAACTAAGAGATAAATATATTAAAGAAGCTAAACAGAAGTGGGATATAACTAGAACTGACTTTAATGGATTTAGTAACTACGTAATAAAAAGACATCCATTAGCTAAATGGGAATCAGCTGAATTTGTTAAGATTAAAAAAGATCAAGACCTTCTAGACCTTTACAATTTTATAGAAGAGATGAATACAAAAGCTAAGGATATGGGCTATCTACAAAATAGAATAGCATCTACATTCTTACCATATGTACGTAAAGGAACTGCAGAAAGTCTAGCATGGGACTCTGGATTAAGTGTTATCACAAATTGGACAAACTCGTTAACTAGAAGAACAGATGATTTAGGCTATGGATCTGTAAATGAGATTACAGGAGAAACAGAAAGTGCTATACCTAAATATTACACTAGTGATTTTAGTAGAACTGAAGACCCTCAAGTAAATGATATGACTGATGTATCATTAGAATTCTTTAAGAATCAAATACTTTATATTCAACAAATGAATAAATATAAGTATATGCAAGAGATCGAAGGGCAAATTAATCTAGTTAGAACAATAGTAAAAACAAAAGGTCACTTTAAAACTGGAGCGTTTTCTAAGGTGGTTACTAAAGGGGGAGAACCTATTGTAGAAAAAAATAATGAAACTAATTCTAAGATTTTTGATCTATTCATGGAACAAATTATGTATGATAATTCATTCCCTGCAGACAGTGAAGATTTTGGAGTACCTACAGGTAGAATAAGATCAGGAATAAATTCTGTTTGGAAGCAGATGACAGGTAAACCTTTGTTTGATGTAAATGATAAAGGAACTAACTATTCTATTATCAAAAGTATGCAAGCTTTAAATAATGCTTTTCAAATGAAAACATTAGGACTAGAACCTATCTCTGGTGCTGTAAATATATTTGGTGCAAACATTCAAATAGCAACACAAGCAGGTACCTACTTTAATTTTAGAGAGTACGTTAAAAATGAATTAAAAGTTTTAGGAAATTGGAGTAGAAAGAAAGGTGGTGTAGAAACAAAACAAATGAAAGCTTTCGATCAATTGACTGATTTGTTTATGCCCCTTAAGGATAGTCCTACATACGAGAAGTTAAAGAAGGCCGGTATAAATCTAGGTGCAAGGTTAGACTCTGAGTTAGGTGATACTTTGTTTGCATTTTTTAGACAACCAGAATTAGTTTTAGAAAGAGGATTGTTTATGACTCTTCTAGATAACTCAATGATTGTAGATGGAAAGATAGTAAATATACCTGAGTTTGTAAGAAATAAATATAAAGGTAGGTATGATAGTGCTGCATCTTTTAGTGCAGTTAAAGGTAATATACAATCTGAAATAGAAGATCTTAAAAAGAACAAGTCTATAACTAGTACTGCTAAAATAGGAGAGAATGGTAAGGTAGAAGTACCAGGTTTAGATCTAAATAATAGAAAAGAACTACAACGTCTTACAGACCTTACAAGAACTTTAGCTAGAAATGCTACAGGTGGTTTTACAGAATTTGATAGTATTAAAATGAACATGAACATTTGGACTAAGTCTATGATGGTGTTCAAAGGTTGGATACCTAAACTTGTTGATACACGTTTTAGTGAATTCAGAAAAGTAGGAGATGACTTTAATGTAAGAGTTGATGAAAATGGATTAATTACTGGAGAGAAATATGATATAGGTAGAGTAAGATTACTTTATGGTTTTTTAGCTAGTGAAGGAATTAAGTCTGTAAAAGCTATAACTGATGTACTAATGGTGAATGATGCTGGTTTAGATACATTAGATAAAAAGTTTGAATATTATTCTAACTATTATAAAGAAACAACCGGTGAAGATTTAAACATGTCTAAAGAAGATTTTATAGATATGGTAAGAGTTAACCTTAGAAAACAATTACAAGAACTTCTATTGGTAATAGGATTAAACTTAATGTTGTTTGCAGTAGGGTTTATGGAACCAGATGATGATGATGATAGAGCTGCAAGAAACTGGTTCTACTTTAAAGAAAAAACTCTTAGAAGATTTCAACAAGAACTTATGTTCTTTTATAATCCATCAGAATGGAGTGCTACCCTTGAAGGTGGAATATTCCCTTCTATCTCATTACTAGGAGAGATCGGTAGATTCTTTACACAATCAACTAAAGAGATTACTGGACTTGATTATAGTAATCCAAATAAATCTGCTGAGGATGTAAGAAGAGATGCATCACCTGTAAAATATGGTATGAAGTTACTACCTGTAACTAAATCTTTAGTACAATGGTTGTCAATATTTGACATTGGTTTCGCTGAAGAATTTGATGTAACCATTAATGCACGTCCAAGATAACAATACGATTGCTATATTATACTAAGGTATTTTACTAGCAATGATTAAAAATATAAAATAATAACATAAATTCGTAATAATATGAGAACCGCTGAAATTTGCCCCACATGTGCTGTACTGCAAAATGCAGAATGCATTATATATAATGGTATTTACTTAGCTAACGCAGTAATAAATCCTGGAGATAATCTAGAAAATATACTAGGAAGTATTAATGTACATTTAGTACCTTCTTTTAACACTTCTACACCTGTTAGTCCTGCACCTTATGTAGGAAAGATACATGTAGATCAGACTGCTACAAGTGGTCAGGTTTACATAGCTAATTTATCAGGATCAGCTTCAGATTGGGAAGTAGTTTTAACTGTACCTATAACAGGACCACCAGAACATGCTAATAATGCAGCAGCTTTATTTGCCGGTATGACCATTGGAGGATTATACAGAACAGGAGACTTCCTAAAAATAGTACATTAAATATATCTAAAATAAGATGAGCAACAATAGTAACAAATTAGTTTGTGCAGCTGATCCTTGTCCCATAAAACTTAGCAGTAAGTGTGTGTTTTATGAGGGTGGAGATCTGATATGTGCTAAAGTGACCACAAATATGACTGTAGAGGAAGCTCTACAAAGGATCAATGATCAGTTATGTATTGGAAGAGGATTAGATGGAACTAGTGGAACTTCTGGTTCATCTGGTACTTCTGGTACTACTGGTACATCTGGTACAAGTGGCACATCAGGAACTTCTGGTACTTCTGGTACTAGTGGAAGTGCTGGAACTAGTGGCTCATCTGCTACATCTGGTACTACAGGAACTTCAGGAACTTCTGGCTCTAGTGGTACTGCTGGTTCATCTGGAATACAAGGAGATAAATATAAGACATGTATTACAGGAACATCATTTACATTAGGTAATACTGTAAATGAATGTTTAACTGTTGACACTGGTTTAGCTTATACTCCAGGTCAATCTATTGTTATTGCTCATGATGTAAACAACTATCAAGAGTGTGATGTTGTATCTTATAATTTAACAACAGGAGAATTATGTTTTACCATACCCTTTAATGTCGTAGGATCAGGTACTTACACTACATGGTGTATTAACTTAGATGGTGCTACAGGTGGTGACGGATCAAGTGGTTCAAGTGGTACCTCTGGTACTGCAGGATCTTCAGGTACTACTGGAACAAGTGGTAGTAGTGGAAGTACAGGAACTTCTGGGACATCAGGTACAAGTGCAACTTCTGGAACTAGTGGAACGACTGGTACATCAGGTTCCTCTGGGACATCTGGTAGTGCAGGAACTACTGGAACTTCAGGTAGTGCAGGAACTAGTGGTGCAGATGGATCATCAGGTGCTGCTATAGCAAACTGGTATGCTTCATTTTCTTCTAATCAAGATCATGTTCTTCCTGGTGCAAACGTTCCTACTGCTGCAACTTATAATAGTACAGATCTTGATAATGGTATAGTGTTAGATGCTTTACAACAAATTAGATTTGTACATAGTGGTATATATAAAGTTTCTTATTCTGCTCAAGTCCGAAATGGAGGATCATCTAGTGCAGCAGTTGACATATGGTTAATGAAGAATGGGACAGATATTATACGTAAAGATAGAATAAAAGATCTATCACCTTCTGAGGTTAAGTACATGCCTTCTGCAGATTACATCTTAACGATAGATGTAGGAGACTATATAGAGATTTTCTTTGCATCTAGTAATGTAAATGTAGAACTTTTTGCTACAGCTTCTCAAACCCTACCTTTTCAAAAACCTGCAGCTCCATCTATTGTAGTTAATGTACATCAAATAGGAGTATCAGTAGGAAGTACTTCAGGTACAACAGGAACATCAGGTACGACTGGAACTTCTGGAACCTCTGGAACAAAAGGAACAAGTGGAACTAGTGGTAGTTCAGGTATAGATGGAACATCTGGAACTTCTGGTACATCAGGTACATCAGGGACTTCTGGTTCTAGTGGTACAGGAGGAACCTCTGGTACTTCTGGATCTTCTGGTGCATCGTGTTTAAGTTATAACTTATCTTGCCCTAGCGGTGGTGGAGATTGTGATGTAGACTACTTAGACTGTGCTAACATATCTAAAACTATTACGGTCCCAGAAGGAACTGCAATAGATGAGTGTGCTAAATCAATTCCTACAAGTAGTACAGCTAACATAGGAATAAACGGAATATGTTCTGGCTCTAGTGGTACAAGTGGTTCTTCTGGAACTGCAGGTAGCAGTGGTACATCAGGTACATCTGGAACATCTGCAGCAGATGGATCAAGTGGTAGTTCTGGTACTTCAGGAAGTAGTGGCACTAGTGGTACATCAGCAGAAGATGGAACATCAGGAACTAGCGGTACCTCTGGTACATCTGGAGAGGATGGTACATCTGGTAGTAGTGGATCGTCAGGTACAGCAGGTACTTCAGGGTCTAGTGCAACAAGTGGTACAGCTGGAACATCCGGTACAAGTGGTAGTTCTGGTCTTACTGGATCAGACGGAAGTAGTGGAACTAGTGGATCATCAGGTACATCTGGTACAACAGGTATTGATGGAACAAGTGGTACAACTGGGACCTCTGGTACATCAGGTTCTAGTGGTGATGATGGAACAAGTGGTACATCTGGAACAAGTGGTTCGAGTGGAGAAGATGGTACTTCTGGATCTAGTGGCACTGCAGGGTCTAGTGGCTCTAGTGGTGAAACAGGTAGCTCTGGAACAGCTGGAACAAGTGGTACTAGTGGTACAACCGGTATAGACGGTACAAGTGGATCTAGTGGATCTAGTGGAGACAGTGGAAGCTCAGGTACAAGTGGTACGTCAGGGAGTAGTGGATCTTCAGGAGACTCTGGCAGTTCAGGAAGCAGTGGTACATCTGGCACGAGTGGTTCTAGTGGTAATACTGGTTCTAGTGGAACTAGTGGTACGTCTGGAAGTTCTGGTACAGCAGGTACATCTGGAGCTGATGGTAGTTTTGGTGGTGCATGTTTCGATTATACATTCTCAACTAATGTTCCTAGTCCTGCAGCAGATCCTGGTCAAGGTAAAGTAGAGTTAAATAATGCTACACAAACATCAGCTACTAGCTTATATATAAGTGAGACAGATGATGATGGTAACAGTATACAATCTTTCCTAGAAAGTATTGATGCATCTACATCAGCAATAAAAGGACACGTAAGATTAGCAGACAAAGATGATTCATCTGACTTTATATTATATGCAATAGATGAATTAACTGATAATGGATCTTGGTGGACATTAGTAATAATAAATGAATCTCAAGGTGGTAATCCTCTTACTAACCTAGAAGATATTACAGCATGTTTTGTATTAACAGGAGATAAAGGAGATCCAGGTGTGGACGGAACATCTGGAAGCTCAGGAACATCTGGTACGTCTGGAAGCTCAGGTGATAGTGGAAGTAGTGGTTCAAGTGGAACAGCTGGTACAAGTGGCACAAGTGCAGAAGATGGAACATCTGGTACGGCTGGTACTAGTGGTAGTTCTGGAACAACTGGTACATCAGGGACTAGTGGAACAACAGGAGTAGATGGTACATCAGGTACAAGTGGTAGTAGTGGAACCTCTGGTAGTAGTGGAGAAACAGGAACAAGTGGAACTAGTGGAACTAGTGGAAGCTCTGGTGAGGATGGTACAAGTGGGTCTTCTGGTACAGCTGGAAGTAGTGGTTCATCAGGAACCACAGGTACTTCAGGTACTAGTGGTACGTCTGGAGAAGATGGTGGTGATGGGACAAGTGGAACTAGTGGAACAAGTGGTACTAGTGGTACGACAGGTTCAGATGGAACATCTGGTACATCAGGTAGTAGTGGTGATACTGGCACTTCTGGTACTTCTGGAACATCTGGTTCTTCAGGAACTAGTGGTACATCAGGTGATGATGGAACTAGTGGTACTTCTGGAACAACAGGTACATCAGGTACAAGTGCAACTTCTGGTACAAGTGGTAGTTCTGGAGAAGACGGAACCTCTGGTACTGCTGGTACAACAGGAACATCTGGAACTAGTGGTAGTTCAGGATCTAGTGGTAGCTCAGGGTCTAGTGGTGACGATGGTACTTCAGGTACTTCAGGAACCTCTGGTACAAGTGGTACAACAGGTTTAGATGGAACCTCTGGTACAAGTGGATCTTCAGGAGATGATGGTACAAGTGGTACGGCTGGAACAACAGGTACAAGTGGTACATCTGGTAGCTCTGGCAGTTCTGGAGATGATGGTACATCTGGTACTTCTGGTAGTACAGGTACGTCAGGTACATCAGGTAGTTCTGGAGATGATGGAACTAGTGGAACAAGTGGAACAAGTGGGACAACAGGAACAAGTGGAACAACAGGTACGAGTGGAACAACAGGTACATCAGGGAGTTCTGGATCTTCAGGAAACGATGGAGGAGATGGAACATCAGGTACTTCAGGAACCAGTGGTTCTTCTGGTACAGCTGGTTCAAGTGGACAAGATGGTTCCTTTGGTGGAGCATGTTTTGATTACACATTTGATATTTCAACAGCAGCATCGGATCCAGGAACAGGTAAAGTAAGATTAAATAATGCTAACGATCAAGCTAATGCATCTAAATCTTACATAGATATAAATGATGATAATGGTGACTCTATTAATTCATTTTTACAATCAATAGATGCATCTTCAAATGCAGTAAAAGGTCATATTAGAATTTCTGATAAATTTGATGCAAGTGATTTTATATTATTTGCTATATCAGATTTAACTAACAATAGTGGGTGGTGGACATTAGATATAGATGTTGTAGCTTCTTCCACAGGTACAGGAGTAATTTTCCCTAACGCTGAAGATGTACTTGTATGTTTTGTAACTACTGGTGATAAAGGTGATCCTGGAACTTCAGGAACAACTGGAACCTCAGGAACTTCAGGAACCTCAGGTGGTGATGGAGGAGATGGAACTTCAGGTACCTCAGGATCAAGTGGAGATGATGGAACAAGTGGTTCTAGTGGTAGTAGTGGAACTTCACCAGCAAGTCAAGTTACAGGCTCTGGAACAACTAATAAGGTTGCAAGATGGTCAACTGCCAGTTCTTTAGGTAATGGTCCAATAACATTTGCTGATGCTACAGCTACAGCTGGATCAACTTTTGGAGGAGATGTAACAATTAATGGTGCTGAGTATGTTAATCAAATACAAGCTAGAACCTCAGCAGGTCTTAAATTAGGAAACGATAATAATAGTGGTTTTGTATTTGTAAAAGATTCAGGAGAAGTTTGTGTTGGAACTGAAACACCATCTTATAACAACAATTATGGAACAGGAGATTTAAATGTAGAAAACAACACCTTTGCATCTGCTCAAGTTTTTTCGCATAGTAGTACTGTAGGAAACTACTCATTTTTAGGATTAGGTAAAAGTAGTGGAACAGGAGCAAGTCCAACAATAGTTGTTGCACAAGAAACTGTAGGTGCAATAGGATATTATGGTTACGATGGTTCTGATTACAGAAGATTAGCAACTATTTCTGCTGCTGTTGATGGAACACCTGGAGCAGGAGATATGCCAGGAAGATTAGAATTCTGGACAACTGCTGATGGAGCTACATCTCCTACAAAAAGATTAACTATAGGTCAAGCTGGAAACGCAATTTTTACAGGAAAAGTAACAGCACAATCAACAGCATCAAATACAGTAGGAGCTTTTGCTTTTGTTACTGGTGGAAATGATGTAGGAATTAGAGAAGATACTTCTGGTGGATTTAATATAGATGTATATAAACCAGGAACTGGGTATATTAACCCCTTAACTATAGACAGTTCAGGAAACTCAACTTTTACAGGTAGAGTTACTGCTGTTGGTTTTACATCTACGTCAAGTAATGCATATACTGGCGGAATGTCTTCTTTTGAAACAACTCTTACAAATGGAAATGACTGGGCAAACTCACCTATAAGCATATTAGAAAGAGGGAATATTGGTTCTGGTTCTACAGATGATAAATACTCACCTAATTTAAACTTTCACTGGAGTGGTAGAGTATCTAACTCACTTTGGATGAGCGACAATGGGCATTTAAACTGGGGTTCGTATACAAGTTTAGGAGTACCAGCTACTGATGGAGTTTTTAGAACTAAAGAAATTAACTTAATAGGTACAGGTAGAATTACAGGCGTTGATACAGTATCAGCAAGTACTGATGCGGCAAACAAAGCTTATGTAGATGCTCACGTTTCACCCCCTGGAACATACTTACCACTAGCTGGTGGGACAATGACTGGAACTACTGGTGTTACAATGCCAGATAGTTTTCCATTATTTCTTGGTACTAGTGGAATTAATGATTCACAAATATTCTGGGATGGTGATAATATAGAAATACAAGCAAGAAAAGCTAACGCAGATATTGTTTTTAGAGCAGCTAACAGTTCAAGTGTTTTAGGAGAGTTTTTAGCTATAGATGGTGGCATTGGAAAAACTAGAGCATATAAAGATATTCATTTTCAAGATAATGTAAAAGCTAGTTTTGGAGACACTACAACACCAGACCTTCAAATATACCACAGTAGTAGTAATGATAGAGGTTATATTTATAACGCAACAGGAGATTTATATATAGAAAATGATGCTGATGGAAAAGATATTAAATTTTGGAGTGATGATGGTAGTGGTGGAACAACTGAATTTTTTAAAGTTGACTCAGCATCACAAGCAGTTACATTTGTCAAACCTGCATATTTGCCTGATAATGTAAAAGCACAATTTGGTAATTCTTCTGACCTTAAAATATATCACGACGTTACTACAAATGCAAATATAATAGAATCAGTTAATAGTAGGCAATTACAAATAACACAAGATAACCTTTTTATAGGTTCTCAAGGTGCTACTGAATCATTTATAACTGCTGTAGCTAATGGAGCAGTAAGTTTATATTACGACAATGTTAAAAAGTTTGAAACTACAAGTACAGGGGCTAGTGTATCAGGTAGTCTAGTTGTTGGAGACAATGCATTTGTCAAAGCTGGGCAACTTTATTTTAATACTGACAATAGCACCACGAATGACACCTATAGAATGTACTCAGCTAGTGGTGAGTTCTATTTACAATCAAGAGAAGCAGGAACATGGAAGAATTTTATATCAACTGACACTGGTGGAGATACAACTTTTGCTCAACAAGCATTCAGTGGAGCTACATCTACTTCAGATCCATCATCCACTCTAACAACAAAAGGTTATGTAGATGGTTTAATCACTGGAGCTACAATATATAGAGGAACTTGGGATCCAAGTGGTGGTGGATATGGTTCACCTGATTTAAGTGGTGTAACACAGACTTCTGGTTATTATTATATATGTAGTGCTGATGGTACGGCAGAGCCAAATGGAACAGGTACAGAACCTGATTCTTGGAGTGTAGGCGATTGGGTTATATGGAATGACGATGTTGGAGCTGGTGAATGGCAAAAAATAGATAACTCATCTGTATTATCAGGTGTTGGTACAGGTCAAACTGTAGCTTTATGGCAAGGTGCTGGTTCTGTTACAGATTCAGAAACTTTAGGTAACGCACCAATAACAGTTAGTGGTAATAACGCAACTTTTGCAGGAAATGTTTTAATTGGCACAGGCAAAGAATTAATTATTGGAAGTCAAACTACAGCAGAAAGTCCATTAGGAATTACAATTAGAGATAATCAGGGAGATGCTCCTGTTGGAATAGTTATACATAATGAAAATACAGGTACTTTAGCAGATGCACAAATAGCATTTGAAACTCAGGGTGCTCTGGATTTTTCAATAGGAATTGATAGAAGTGATTCTAACAAATTTGTAATGTCTAGAGCAGGTACTTTAGGAACAAATAATGTATTTACTATTGATGCAACAAGTGCAACTTTTGCAGGAGATATAATTGTTCCAAATGGTAAAATTTCTACAATAGGTGGTAACAATTTAACTCTCTCAGGAAGTGTAGCTGACCACGCAGGAATAAGTTTTGCAACAAAGTCTATTTTACCTTGTGTTGTTTCAGCAACAAACGATAATGTCGTAGATTTAGGGCAAAATGGAAATGTATTTAAAAACCTTTATTTAGGTAGTGAAATAATATCAGGAGGAGGAGCAACTTTTGCAGGTAGCGTTGATATAAGAGGTTCTGGGTATAATCAAATAAGAATAGCAAACCAAATTGCAGCATCTACAAACAAGCAATCAGGGATTACAACTTTAAATTACGAAGGAAACAGCGTAAGTATCTTTCAAACGTTTCAGCAACCCAATAACAATACTATTTATTTTGGTAGTGCTGACGCTTCTCACTCAGGAATACAAAATTATAGATTTTATGTAAACGCTGATTCTAATACTCCAGGAAGTGGGCATACGCAAGCTTTACTTATTCAGAGTAACACAAACGCAACTTTTGCAGGAGATGTAGGTTTAGGTGGAACAGGACTATATACAAATTCACATTCTTTAAATATTGATGGAACTGGATTAGCAATTAAAAATGATACAAATGGCTCAAATAATAATTGGAGTACAATTAAAAACACAGCTACCAGTAGTGGGTCAAACTTTGTATTTAATACATCCACGGGTATTATGGTTATGGATAGTTTTGGTAATCTTGGTGTCGGTGATGCTTTACCAACTTCTATATCAGCAAACACGTTTAGCCTATCTGTAAATTCATCAAGAAATGATTTGACGGGTGCATTAATAAGTAAAGCTAATGGAACTGTAAAACATCAGCAATATTGGGATTCAAGTGGATATAGTTTTAACTTGACAGCTGGTCAAGGAAATTTTCAATTCAACGTTAATGCAGCAGGAAATAATGTAATATCAACTTTTAAAAATGCAAATACTACATCTGGAAATAGAAGTGCAATAAAAGTTGTACAACAAGTTAATTCTACTGGTAGTTTTTCAGCGTTTTTAGGTTCTACAATAGATGGAAAATTATTCTTATCAAATGATAGTATTACTGCTAATCATTTATTAATAGATACATCAGGAAACGCAACTTTTGCAGGTTCAGTAACTGCCACTTCTTTTTCTTCTTCAGGAGGTGCAACTTTTAATCCTATGGCTACTATAGAATATAGTGATATTAGCACAGGAGAAAATAGAGGTTTAAGAATAATTAATACATCAGGAACTGATCAACAATGGAATATTACAGCAGGAGTTACAGGATCAGAGAATGAATCTTTTTGTATTAGAGATGCAACAGGCAATGTGAATGCACTTACTATGGCTATATCAAGTGGTAACGCAATTTTTTCAGGAAGTGTAACAGCCGAAGGTATAAGTTCTACTATTAGTTCTGCTACATCAGGATACTTTGCAACAAGTACAGCTATACCTAGCAATCAAATTGTTCATGTTAGAGATAATGTAGCAACTACATCAGTAAATAGTGCAGGTGGAATTAAAATTAGTTCATCACCTGGAAATGATGTTTTTTTAGTAAAAAGAAATGAAACTACTTCAAGTTTTTTTGGTTTACGAAATAGTTCTGGTACAGAATTTATTACAACTGAAATGGCAGGAGGAAGAACAACTTTTACAAGTGATGCAGGTGTATTAATAAAAGGAGCAAGTGGTTCAACAAGTGCTAAACTTTCTTTTTTACCAGCAAGTGGTGGAAGGCAATATGACTTAGGTAATGTAGGTGCAGACTTTAGAATATTTGATTCATCTGCCAATATTACTAGAATGTATTTTGATAATGATAGAAATACAGGAATAAACACAATAACTCCTCGTGGTAGATTAGAAGTTTTTAGAGAAGCAGGAGCATCAAGCATTCCTCAATTAGTTTTAGGAACAGGAGAATCAGGAAGTGAAGATTATTCTTTAAGTACAGATGTAACAGCAGCAGGAGATTTTTGTATTGTAAAAGGTGCATCAAATACTGCAGCGAATGTTAGAATGAAAATTGTTAGTTCTGGCAACGTTACAATTGGTGTACCAACAAATGAACCTGGAATATTAAACACTGCTGGACAAGTTTATATAGAACATCAAGGTACAGACTGGAATGAAATAACACCAGGAACTACTAGAGGTGCAATACATCTGGATCCAGTAGGAAATGCAGGAGACAATACTGGTAATGCTATAACTTTTGGATCATCAGATCATAGTGCAGGTACGGTTGCAGACGCTGGTATTTACGTAAGATCAGATGGTGCTTATGGTACTAAAATGTATCTTGCTACCACAGATTCTTATGCGGTAGGTTCTAAAACTCGTATGATAATTGACAATACTGGTAAAGTAGGAATTAATAATCCACTAAACTTAACTGTTGTGGCACCAGATGCTTTATTAACTGTCGATGGTACAGCAAGAGTGAAGGATCAATTATTTTTTGGTGATACTGTTAATACAACATACGGACCTTTTATAGAAAGCTATGATGATAAAAGTTTAAAGTTTGATTATAATGGTAATAATGGTGGAATATTTGTAGTTTGGAATCACGATCAAAATGGAGGTGGTGCAACACAGACCTTTACTATAGATCAAGACAATGACATTAAAACAGCTGGTTATATTGAAGCATCAGGACAAGTTAGAGCTACAACAGATAAAGCAACACCAGACTTTGCTTTTAAAGGTGATACAGATACTGGAGTAATACAATATGGAGGTACTGCTAATCATATAGGTTTTATGAATGGAGGTATTGATACTCTTAACGTAGCTTCAACTGGTAAACTGCAACTTAATAAGTACACCGCGACAGCAGTATCATCATCAGGTAATTCTTTAAATCCTATTCAAAATTTTCAAGCTGCATCTCAAGATACATTAGCAACTTTAGCTGTTGCACCGAATGGTCAGGTTGTAAGAGGATCACAAGAAGGAACTTGGACATTTACTAAAGCTCAATTAGATGCACTTACAACAACTGTAACTGCTGGTGCTACTCTTATACAAGCTCCTGGAGCAGACAACGTTGTTATTGTAGAAGAATCTAACTGGATGATAAAATATAGTGGCACAGGTACTATGTCTTCTAATGGTTTTGAAATAAGACAAGCTAATAACGCTTCTACTAGTGCAGGTATATCAAGAATACCTTCTGGTAAGATAAACGAAATAATGAATTCTGCACCTACAAATCCAAGTTATGGATTTTATTCAAGAGATTTACCTCAGTACAATAATGATGGAAGGTCATTTGTTTGTAATAAAATAACATATTTAAATAGAATAAATACAAACGCATTACCAAGTAATTTAATTAGCATTACTATAAAGCTAAAATACAGAGTATTTAACACTACTACTTTTGACTAAGAGGTAGAAGAGTTTCTATAACTTTTGAAGCAGATATTTTAGTATGACATTCAAACTGTCTATCTGTCCCCTTATGTTCTGGACACCAATCCCAATCACCTTTATCAAAGATGAACTTGGGGTTGTTCCAACACCCATGACAGATTGATGTATCTGATACTCTATAGCAGCTAAACTCGTGGTCAGCTTCTGTAAAGTTTGATATCATTACAACAGGTGTACCTATAGCCCAAGCTAACCAACTAAGCCCACTAGAAAGTCCTATAAAGAAATCACTTTGTCTTATACAGTCAATTGTATACTCTATATCTGTATCTACTATCTTCTCACAATTATCAAAAGGATTATCTTCTTTAGAAGTATTAACTATCATGTAACCTTCACCGTGTAAGTAGTTTATAACTTCTTGCCATCCTTCTCTTGTCCAAAACTTACAACCAGCTGTAGAATTAGTAGCTATAGTTACATACTTACCTGGAACATTGTAGTTATCTTTCATACCACATTTATTCCCAAAGTTATTTGTTATCCTAGGCTTAATTTCTTTATGCTCTAATCCTAATATATCAGATGCTGTCTGCTGTAATGGTATAGTGTGAGGAGGTGTAGGATGATAGTCAGACTTAGAAAACCAACCAATTAAATACTTAGCATAAATATCACCAGGATCATTTCCAGGTTTTATAAACTCAAGTTCAGGATAAACCTCTTCAAACAAAAAGTTCTTAAAAGTACTAATCACTACATTACATTTGTGTTTCTGCTGAAACTCTAAAGCATAAGGAATCCATGCAATAGAATCTCCTAGTGCTGCACTATCCAATGCAATATGTACTCTTTTATTTTCTAAGTTAATAACTTCATCTAGTATAAGAAGGTTGTCTTTGTAGATTACAGTTCTCCAATCAGTGTAATACTTTTTATCTATCTTGGCGTAGTTTCCACTACTCATAGTAGTATCATAAACTAATTTTTGTTTATCATACATCTCTATCCTAAACAAACTCTTACTGGCCCCTGTAATATGTATGTAAGGACCTAAAGCAAAGTCACGATATATATTATAGTCTACAGGTTTTATATGTTTAACCTTTTTAGTATTTAATACTTTAGTATATAGGTCAACATGATTAGTAGAAAAGCTTGAAAGAACATTGTCTGTAGGTATAATATAATTACAACCATCTCTGAGTAATGTCTTTAACTGATTCTTCATCTTCATAGGATCCAAGTCAGTAATATATGAAGTAAACATATCTTCATATTGAGGTAAGTTTCTAGCAAGTATAGGTAGACCGTATCCAATAGCTTCTCTAATTACAAGAGGGTTACACTCCCATGTAGAGTTAAACATAAACACATCAGCTGCTTGTAAGAATGTCGCTGTATCATCTCGCTCTCCCCATATAGTTACATTGCTTGGAACATTATCCATCAATGGTCCCCAATAATCTTCAAAGTTTCCTGCTTGATTACCTACAAAGTGAAATTCCACACTAGGAAGTTTTTTAGCTAAGGATAAACCCTCTCCTTGATTTTTACCTCTAGTCCACAGTCCTATATTAAGAACATGTTTTTTATTTGAGTCTAAACCTAAAGCAGACTGAGCTTGTAACTTGTTAGATACAGTGGGCTCGATAGGAAACTCTATCACTTCCTTGAGTGAAGTTTTCATATCCTTAAACGTAGTTAGGTGATGAGGTGTACAAAATGCATATGCATCAGGATGATATTTCTTTTCTGTATCTGGATTAAATGATATATTGTGACAAGTCTCTATTATTCTATAGCTTCTGCAGTTACAATATAAATTATCCATTAGTTCTTTATCTCCTAGACTTTCAGACATCTCATCTATGTGCACTATATCTATACGCTCAGAAGATATAATACTCTGAAGCTCAGTTTTATCTTCACCTAATGTATAGAAGTTATCTACTAATTCTTTAATCTTATTTTTCTGTACTATAAAATCATCACTAAAGTTTCTATGTTCTACTACAGTGATTGTGTAGTGATCTTTCAAAGCTTGTATTCTTTTTAAAAGAAAGGCAGGCATTCCACCGGTTGATAGATGAGGAGCTAAAAATAATATTCTTTTCTTAAATTGATCCATAGTATACTTCATAAAGAGTGCACGTTTCTCTCCATGTAAAGCCATAAGTTCTTCTTCTTTCCTAGGTAACCTAGTCCATTCAGCTAAGTATTGATCTTCTCCATTAAAAGGTAGTTCACTTACATCTATAGACTTAGTATAGTTTATGTACATGTAAGGTAATCCATCTTGAATATTATACTTCCACAACAATACATTAACAAGAGTTTCCTCATGGTAAGGTGCATAGTACTGAGGGTTAGCTTTTACTTTAGGATGATTACACATCCACTCCCACTCATCTAAGAAGTCCATACATGAGTTCACTGCTACAAAATACCCCGTTTGATGGTATTTCCATCGATTAGATTGATCTACACCGAATAGTTCACAAGCTGGGTGCTCTAAACTCTTATGTAATTCTTCTCTAGTTTCTACACCTCCTCTACCGTTTATAAATAGGTAATCATATATACCTTTTGTAAAGTAGGGATGAGATGAGTCGGTAGGTATGTAATCAAAGATCTTATCTATGTGTGGTGTAACTACAGTATCTGAGTCAATATATGCAACCTTATTACCATAATTATTCAAGGCATGTTTAATGATAGATGGTCTTTGAATCAAAAGATCATATACTCTACTGTCATTACGATCTATGTACTCTGTCTGCTTAACATCAAATCCTTTATATCCCCATTTAACTGTTTCAGCTCCTGGTACTTTTCTGTTATCATTTAATAGATATACTACTACAGGAGTATTGGTAACATTATTAATAGACTTAACTGCTTGACACACGGTATCATAATAGGAAGTATTTGCATATAACACATATAAGTTCTCAGCTTTGTTAAGTAAGTAACAATAATATCCATAGTCATTAATTTCTTTTATACATTTAAGTTCTGGATATCTTTCTCTCATAACTTGAGGGGTAAGATCTACTTGATGGTGAGTTTCATATATATTACCTTCATGTTCTCCTTGTTCCATTTCAAATGGTACAGCTACTAATATTTCTTTTCCTTGTTCTATAAAACTACTATATAATTTTATGGCATCATCTTTGGGGATATGTTCTAATACATCTCCTAGTATAATAAAATCATAGTCTGTTATATCAAATGTACAGATGTCTCCTATAAATACGTTATCATACTTATTTATAAGATCATATTTCTGAATGTAAGGAGGAAAGATCTCTACTGCATCAATTCTATAGTTTTCATTAACTAATAAATCTGCATAAGTACCTACTCCAGGTCCTACATCTAGAATGCGTAAGTGGTTAGAAACATTGTTTTTGAACCATTGTAATAACTCTTCTTTGTAGTAACTAAAACTATAAGGCATATCTGTTGATTTTATAATACAAAGTTACAGGTTTATGCTATATTAAGCAAAAATATTAATACAAATGTTTGGTGCTTCAGATTACAACAAGTATATTTGTATATACACTTAAGTTCTACAAGTGTTAAAACCAACCTTAAACTTAAATTATATGAAACAATGCATTCTTGCGTTGATATGCGTATTGGCATTTAGTTGCTCACCTACATATCAAATAAGTACTTTAAATCATGAGCCGGAAATAAGAATAATAGATAATGAATTTCAATTAAATAGACTTCTTAGAAAAGATTTTAAATTTAGATGGGATTTTGCTCAATATGCAATGAGTCAACCTTATGGTTGGTACATGTCTAACTATAGTTTTAATCGTTGGAGACCTTATAATGCATTTGATATTTATTGGAACAGTACTCAATATTGGACAGATTGGGCATTTAATTATCCATTTCAATCTAGCTATTATGGCTGGAATAGACCCTTTAACTGGGGTTACTCACAGTATAGTTGGTACAACGGCCCTTGGGATAACCAAGGTTACAATGCAATATGGAATAGAAGTCAAAGATATACTACAGCTTACATTAATGGTAGAAGAGGTAGTACTATGTCTATACAAGATAGAATAGGACAATCATCAATGATTGAGTCAACTAAACCAAGAGTTAATGTTAAAGAAACTAAACTAGAAAGAATTGTTACAAATTTACGTGTAAAAATTGATAATAAAAACATTAGAGTTTATAACAACCCTAATAACCCCAACATAAACAACAACAACAACAACATTAGTAAACCTAGAGTTTACGTTAGACCTAATACTAACCCAAGACCTGTTTATAATAACACGTCTGTAATAAGATCATCAAAACCCCCTACTATTAAACGTGGTGGAAATTAAAATATGAAAAAAACAATTCTCTTTATAGTAACTGTCCTTATTTCTGTATCTATATCAGGACAAGAAGTAAAAAAGACTTTATTAAAGTCTTTCTATGATGACTTCTTAACGTATGGTACTCTTTATGCTGCTGGAGATGTTTCTAACTCTATTGAAGCTTCAGAGTCTACTTACTTTGTTAGAACAGGAGAGAACGGAAGCTTATATGATATACCAGTTGTAGTAGATAATACACCTAAATATCTATTCGATTATAGAATAGGTATTGGTATAAGAAAACTTGCAAGGTTTAATTATGAAAGAAAACCTAGAAACTATTATGATGGGACAGAAGAGCAACTAGCATTCTCTGCTCCCACATCTGCTTTTAAAGGATTAGAATATCAAATACATTTTGAGAAAGAAAGATGGAGAGGTGAAGAGTTTCAGAATCATAATTTATTTATAAAACATACTGGAAAAAATCACATTTTTAAAATACAAAGTAGAGAAGTAGATAAGATCGGTTTAAAATTCTTCTCAGTTGAAGCAAGAGCTAGATTACCAATAGGTGAAAAGTTTTCTGTATCAGCAGGAGTTATAGCAAGAGGTCATGAAAGAGCATATGGTTACAACCCTATTGAAATATGGTTAAACGAGACTGATGAGTTTGATAACCCAATTAACCCTTGGTATACTTTAGGATTTCAGTACGGTTACACAGATCATTACACAACTTACACAGATGTTTATAGCGGACAAGAAGTTGGAGACTGGATATGGAAAGATGAAAATGGAGAAATAGTAGCTCACACTGATCTTGAGTTTAGAGAGCAAGTATTTACAGAGTTAATGAACAGATACAATCAAGAAAGATGGAACGGATTAGCTGAGTTTGGTGAGATAGCTCCAATAGTAGGAGCTGACTATTACCACAACAAAGGTAAGTTCTGGCTACATGCTTACGCTAACTACATATTACCTTATCATCAGTACATACAAGGTAACAAAAGGATTTCTTACTTAAACAGAAATAATTGGGGTAAAGGTGGTTTACCAAGAGATGCTAAGCCAGAACAGTGGGAAGATTATTCAGCAGGCTTAAGTGTTGGTTGGAAGTTAAACAAAAGCTTAGGCATATTTGCTGAGGGAGAATATAGTAAAATGTGGGATAGTGAATTATTTCAAACTACATTTGGCGTAAACTTTACATTTAAATAAGATATGGGTGCACCACAAATAGGAGAGGGAACAAAAGTTACATTAGACTTAAAAACTTTAGGAATCATAATTGGAGGCGTAATATCGCTATCAAGTATGTACTTTGTTTTACAATCTGATATAGCTTTGGCTATGAAGATGCCAAAACCAACAATTGAGAGAATTGAATATGATTTAAAAGATGAATTAATTCGACAAACAATAATGGACACGCAAGAAGATGTAGAATCTATACTAGACAAATTAGATAAGCTAGAAGAAAGAATTTACGAAATTAAAAAAGGACAATAATGAAAAATTTTATTTTAATTTTATTTACTACGGTTTGCTTTAGTCAGTCAGATGTTCCTTCGGAATACTGGTTAGATGACAAAAGTTTTGAAGACACAGTTATTGGTTCTGCTTTTGACGACAGCGAAAGTGAAACTATATTAGTAGAATTTTGGGCTGAGTTTAACGCTGAGAATTGTTTTGCTGATTGGAACAAGATTGAAAACGCTACTTATTACAGGGTAAATATAGCTGATTCGCCAAAGACTAAGAAACAATACAGAGTACGTATGGCACCTACTCTTATATTATTTAAAAATGGAGAAAAACAAGTCGTGTTTAAAGCTGGCCTAGACCTTCTTCTACCAACAGATTTAAAAGAA